ACAAGTCTGCCTGCTTATAGGCAATAAAAAATATGTGGTAGCTTGCGACATTGTAATAGTTAGGTCTGTTCAATCCTTCATAGTGTGTATAAAGCACACTGTAAAAATCAAAAAAAAATAAGAAATAAGGGCGAACTGTACGATTCTCGTCCAATAATACAAGGTACAGAGGAAGGAGCCACCATGGCAAACAATCAGATTAATTTCAGTAAAATAACAAAAGAGGCAATGAGCCTCGTAAAAACTTTTAAAGAAACCGCCTTGAGAATGGCAGAGGAAGACATCCGGTATAAAGCTGAAATAAAACCCTTAAAAATAAAATTAGAGAAAATTCTGGCAGACCGCCAAAACGATCTCGATCAGGGCTTAGACCCTGACGAGGTAGCTCAAAAATACCCACGTCTTGAGGTGGATAATGCCCTTCGTAGGGCGGAACTCCGCCATAAAGAGGTTGTAGAACCTCTTAATAAAGCACTCCGGGATACATATGTTTTCATCCCGGAAGGTCTTTATGAGGCTTATTGCCTCAAAATAAGAGAGGGTAAAAGGGGGGATTTTTTAAATTGCATTAAGCAGTTCCTCGAATCCCTCGGAATAGAGGGCTGTCGACAGGGGCAAGTTTCCAAGTTTGCGGAATCAATGTCCGATAAACTGGGAGCAAAGTATGCCTCCAGTAAAAAAATTGTAAACGACGGTGTTTTTGTCGTCGCCATGAATAAGAACGGTTTCAATAAACTGTTCATGGCAATCTTCTGTGACACGTTTGTAAAATAGCGTGTCGCAATGAAAACTCCTAGGTACGAGTATAAACTGCCTTTTCTGTCTTGCGGTGGAAGTCCGCAACTGATGAGCATAAGCGAAACAGAAAGCCTGGAGAATCAAGGGTTTGAAATAGAATAAAAATATGGTAAAATAAAGAAAGGAGATGAAAAAAGGAGGAAAAGAGATGATCGTATATTATAAGCTTAAAAAAGTCCTGGAATCACAGGGGAAAAGTTTCTCTGATTTATGTGAAGCAGGACTTTCCATAAATATGCCAAAAAGGTTGGAGACAAATAAGAACGTAAGTATGGATACAATAGACAAAATCTGTACTTATTTAAAAGTCCAGCCAGGGGATATTATGGAGTGGATTGATGAGAGCAAAGCAGAAGAGTCAAAAATTCAAAATGAGATTCAAGCTCTTCAGGCAAAAATAAAAGAACTTGAAAGAGCAAAAGGAAAGTTATAAGGAGGAGAGGATTATGACAGAAAAAGAAATCAGAATTTTTAAATCTAATGCAGAAGCAATCTGCAATATATATAAACGCATTGTAGAAGACCCTGTAATTAGAAAGGAGTGTATAGACTCAGAACTTGAGTCTATAAATCACCTTGTTAAGGTGAATGAAGCCTTGGCATTGGGAAAGGAATTGAAATAAAATTAAAGGAGGAAAATTATGAAAACAAATTTTTCTCGCCTTTTTTCAAAGATAACTTCTGAGGGCTTAACCCAAAAGGAGTTTAAAGAAGAGGCGTGTATAAGTTCTGGGACTCTTATGAAAATGCTTCACAACGAGTCCGTGACTACAGATAGTATCTGTAGGATTTGCGATTTCTTCAAGTGTATGCCGGAAGAAATTATGGAATGGATTCCGGATGAAAACTATGAAGAAATCACAAGAGAGAAAGAGGCGGTTCAGGCACAAATAGCCGAACTGCAAAAGAAACTGAAAAAGATGTAAAAAATAGCACCAGCAGATAGAAAAATCTGTTTAGGTGCTATTTTTATACCCAAAAAACAAAAAAAGATAAGGAGAATAAAAATTATGAAGAAAAAAATTACAGAGTTATACTACACATTCAAGAACCATTTAAACAAAGAAGAAAAAGCAGAAATTAAATGCATGCTTTTTCAGTTCAAAGGAAAACAACGGATAACTCACCGCCCATATATCACGGGCAGTGAGAGAGTCCGTGACACAGCCTATGAATTAGGCTATCAAGTCACAACAAAAAGAAACAATCTCGGGTACTATGAAGTATATCCGAACACAGTATTTTAGGAAGGGAGAACAGCATTATGGAAAGTCTGACACTCATATATTCCCGGTCAAGAACACCGAGAAAACACCCAAAGCCGAAATCAGAAAAATACTATTTCCGGAAAGCGGCAAGAGAAATGGTCAAATATTTTTTAATCTTTCTTTTGTTTATTGGATTGTATATTGTATTGCTGATTCTACTTTCAGCATTCAATGTGCTGTAAACAGAACTGATAAAATAAAAAACAAAACATAAGATTCAAAGGGAACTGTGCAAATTCTCCCAACGCAAAGGCACAGAGAAAAGGAGATATTATGAAGAAAATGAAAAAGGTGTTCTGGTTCAGCAGACATGAAATGACAGAAGAACAGAGAGCAGCACTTGGAGACTGCGAAATTATCCAGTGCAACCGCTCAATTAATTCTGCCTTTGAGGTACAGGAAGAAGCAAGGGAATGTGACATTTTAGCGATTGTTGCACCTATAAATTTACAGAAGCAATTTTTAAAAATTGCAGAAGGCAGACCTGTAATAATGGCTGTTAATGACCGGGTTCTGATTCCGCAGGAAGACGGAAGCGAAGGCAAGGTTGCTTTCCGTTTCGTAAAATGGGAACAACTTATTAAGATCGAAGTTGTAAAGAAAGACTTCAAGATTTAAAAGGGAAAGGAGCAAGGGAAATGAAAAAAGAACGGATCTTTATTATTTCAAACGCAAAGGCAGACTTGTTCAAAGAGTACTGTCGGCAGTTGCAGATTGATACAATAACTACTGCATATGATGAGAAGAATAGATATTTTTCTTGTCTTATGACAGATCAGGAACTTTCGGAAGCGAAAGCGTTCTGTGATATGTGGTGTAGACCGGAACGGAAAGAAAACCCGTGTTTGATTTACATTATTATAGAAGAAACTCGGATTCTTCTGTAAATACATATTGAAAATACAACAAATATGATGTATAATATGTATATACAAAAGAGAAAGGTAAAAGAATATGAATAGAACTTTTATTGAAATACCAGCGTTTACTAAAAAATGGCGTGAACTTGGATTAACTGATGAGAATTTAAGAGCATTGGAGAATATTTTATTAGAAGATCCAAAGGCAGGAGATGCAATTAAAGGAACTGGTGGATTAAGGAAATTACGTGTGCCAATGGAAAGCAAAGGAAAAGGCAAGCGTGGAGGAGCAAGAGTGTTATATGTAGATATTGAACTAAAAGAAAAAATCTATTTTATCAATGTATACAGCAAGGATGAAAAATCCGACATTACGCCAGATGAGAAAAAAGCATTTAAAGCAGTAGTTAATTTCTTAAAGGAGGAGTGAACTATGAGTAAATTTTTTGAAGAGACAATGAGAGGCTTGCTTGAAGCTGTTGAAATTGAAAAAGGAAATGTAAAACTCACAGAAAGAAAAGGAATGCCAGCTCCTACTTATTATGTAGCAGAAGATAATAATGAACTCATTGATAAAATTATTGAGATTCGTAAAAGCGAAAACATTTCTCAAGCGGAACTTGCAGAAATGACCGGAAATAGTCAACAGGCAATATCACGATTTGAAAAAAAATCTCATAATGCATCAATGAATATGTTTTCAAGCATTATAAATGCTTTAGGGTATGAAGTTCAACTTGTAAAGAAGGCAAATGCAAATTAAAACAAGGAGGCGATTATGCCATTTATACAGGTAAATGTAAAACAGCAGATTGAAGAGAGAAAACAGAGTAATCCTGAATTTAAAAAATTATGGGATGAAATGAAAAGCGAAAGGGAAGAGAATAAAAGAACATTGGAACCAAGTGAATTTCAAAAATTTCTTGAAGAACAGTTAAATGATCCTGAATTTAAGAAGGAATGGGATTTATTAGAACCTGAGAGAATCAAAGTCAGAAAAGAAATTGAGTCTCAAAAAATTAAATAACTGAAAATCAATAACACCTTACACAAGTAGGGTGTTATTTTTATGCAGAAAATTCTGCAAGAGAAACACAAAACAAAATAAAAAAGAAAGAAGAGGTAGATATTATGTGTAGAATCAACGGAAAGAAACTGGAAGAAGCTAGAACAAATGCAGGAATGAGCCAGAGAAAACTGGCTGAATTGTCAGGAGTTTCACAGAATGTGATCTCACGTTATGAAACTGGAAAGACAAACCCATCTGACGAAACTGTAGAACGGATTTGTATGATCTTAAAGGTTTCTAAGGATTCAATAGAAATCAAAAATGTAGGTTATGACTTCCTGAATGGTGAGGGAAATACAACTGCAAGAGTAAGAAAGGAAAAAGGATTTCAGCGGTATATGTCTCCGATTGAAACAGAAAAATGGATTGAAAGTAGAAGAGATTCAGAAAAAGAGTCAACGGAAATTGCAAATGCTTTGAACAGTGCAATTACTTTCGGATCAAAGAAATATATCATTATTGATCCAACATATATTCATGTTCCGGTATGGCAGAGACATACAGATATAGCGAAAGCAACGGAAATTGCGGAGAACTATGAAGAACGCAAATTCGACCCAGTAAAAGCTTATATTTCAGATGGCAAATTAATGGGAACGGACGGAATGCATAGAACAGTTGCCCGGATTAAGAGAAACGAAAGTCTGAAAGAAAAAGGAATGCCAACGGAAAAAGTCCTTGTAGAAATCTTAAACTGCACAGAAGAAGAGGCAATTAATACTTTTCTTGGTCAGCAGTCAGGAAGAAAAACTATGACAATCGGAGATACATACAGAGCTGCGATTAAAGCAGGACTTCCGGAATATATAAAATTCAAACAGATTTTTGAAGATAATCGGATTCAGATTTCGGAGGAATTAACGGAAATCAAAAATCCTATTGGTGTAGTAAGACCATCAGGAACCATGTTAAGGCTTTCAAACAGAAAAGAGGAGGTTTTAAAAGAAGCATTGAATCTTATTAAAGATCTTAATTGGTGTGGATCGACAAGCAAAAACGCTTACACACTTAGGAACGTAAACGTACTGATCAGAATGATCACAGTTTATGGTTCGGATGTAAAAGCGAAACTGTTAAAGCATTGTAGCGGTGCAGTTTATTTTGAAAGTAGCGTTGCACCGATTAAGAGCAATGCAGAATTGTACGATTTCCTTATAAGCGAAATTAACAAGAAATAATACATACATAATAGTTAGACAGTGCAGACAAGAGAATAAAATCTTGTCTGTATTAATGTAACTATTAGTTGCAAATTCAAAAACAGAAAGGTAGGTAGATACAATAATGAGACAGACAAAGAACACAAGACATTTTGTGAAACGGTTAGAAAAGAACGGGTATAGATATGACCGTTCAAACGGTTCACACAGAATCTATGTGAACGCAAACGGTGAAATCATCAGCGTTCCTAGATCTGGAAATAAGATGGTGTTAAAAAGAGAAGCGAAAAAGCACTGCTTAAGATAGCAAAAGGAAAGTATTGAAGGGAGAATGAAAAATGTTAAAAGTAAATAACAAAATTATAGTTCATATCTTTGGAACTGACGGAAAAGAAATTAAAACACTAGATTCCAATACTGCATATACAGTATGCGAAAAAAATGGAAAGCTTGGAATCAATTACAATACAGAACGGAAACAGACAACTTCTGACGGAGATGTGTTTGTTCCGTTTGAATCATTCTCATATACAGTTGTATTTGAAAATGTAGAAAATGGAAAGAAGTATTATTGGAGCAACGCAGAGAATGCGATCGTAGAAAAGGAGGTGTAATTATGGCTTGGTTATATGATCCTAAGACAGATGAGCGGAACGGAAAAGAATTTGAGTACAATCTGCCAATTCATGAGAATGACACATTATTATATGGATTCTCATATAGAGAAGTTATGGATGTTATGATTGCAAATTATGGACATGACATCACAGAAAAGCAGTTTGATAAAACACTTAAAGAATTGCTCAATGAGAGCGTCGAAAACATGAAAGAAAACTTAATGTTATGCAAGAAGGGAATGCTGAAAGAAATCAGAAAGGAACGGTGATAATATGACACGGGCAGAATTTGAACGGAAATCTTTCCCGGAAGTTATGATGCAACTTAATGAAGAATTCGACGAAATAACAACCCTTGAAACTTTGCGGGAATATGCAAAGCAGCAGATAGAAGAGGGGAGATATTTTATTGCAAAGAACATTATTGATGCTCTGAATAATGGAAATGAAGAAGAATGGTGGGATTATGATTTCTGTCTCGGAACATTGGACAAACCAACTCCGATTATAGAAAAGAAAGACGTTGAACACTTGATTGAAAATTAGAAAGGCAGGTAGATGGAATATGTTAAGAGTAAAATACATTGGATTTGGCGGAGTCTTTATTGAATATCCGTGTTATGAAGATGAAAAAGGGAAAATTTATTTTGACTTAAATGATGGTCGAAACAGATTAGATCTTCATACAGGAGCTTACAGAGATGAATGTGATGAAATCTGTGGAGAACCTTGCAAGAGAATTACAGAAGAAATCGAATGTGAAAATCCATTTGTCCGTCATCCAAGAGAATTTGATTATATGCTTTTGGGTAGAATGAAAAGTGATTGTAACTATTTCCTCGGAAATGGAAATGGTTACGAAGGTCATCTGTATGGTGGAAGCGTAGAAGTGATTTGTGACGAAATGGAACGGATTTTGAACTCATTTGCCGAAGACGAAAAGCCGGAATGGTTGACAATGGAACAAATTAAAGACTATAGAAAAAGAATGATGGAAGCGAGGAGATAATTATGTTACCACAGATTAATTATGACAGAAAGTTTCTTGCAAAGTTAAAAAGCAATTACTTCAATGCAAAAGCATTATATGAAACGGTAAAAGAAAATGCAGAAGAGATCGAAAGAAAGATTCTTGCAGAAAATGAATTCTACGAAACGGAAGAAGTTGCAGAAATGATGGAGAAAAGAGGTGGGAATGGAAAGCCAAAACGGATTCTTGAGCCAAGTATGACTTATATGATGGATTTGGATAATGAGTTACCACGATTTATTGATTTATGTTATCCAGAATATGTCAAAGCAGGAATTGCAGATCCAAGAGGAAAGGGATATTGTCCTGATGCACAGTCAAGAGAATTGTTACTTGAAGCAACAAAGCAGCTTGTAGAATATGGGATTGAAATTATTCCAGATGAACTTGAAGAAAAGAAAACGTTGCGAAAGGCAGTTCAATATATCAAATGGAGAGATAAAGTACTTGATTTAGTATTAAGTTTAGAAAGCGATGAGGTGGAAAGTTATGCAGATTATTGATAGAACAGTAATGGCAGATGGAACAAAGATACAGCTTGAAGATTGGCATAGTGAAAATTCAGAAAAATATCCAGATTTACATGGATATACAATTGGTGCTTATCCGATAGCTAAAAATACAAGTAGGTTTGGTTGGATAAGAAAAGGTGAAACGTTCAGACTTGGTATTGCCAGAAGTGAATTTGCAAATTACACAGATGATATGGTGCTTGCAGATTATGAAGCGTTGAAGAATGGAACTAAATCGCTTGCTGATTTGCGAGAACATTTTTGGAACAGAGAAAAAGATGCGTTTTACTTAGGTTTGACTGATAAAGAACCTGAGTGGTAATTAAGAGAAATTGTAATTTCAGAATGGAGAATTATCATGTGGATATTTATAGCGACATATGAAAATATGGATCTCGATAGTTCTATCAAATCGGTAAAACGGAAAATCGAATTTGATGGTGATAACTTTTTTAATACCGGAGATGAATGTTACCGTTATGCGTTAGAACAAGCATTGAAAATGAAACAGGAAAATGAATGTTTGGGTTGTTTGGAATTTATAGCATGTTAGAAGGGAAGGCAAAAAAATGAAGAAAAATAAACCACGGTGGAAAAATCTTGATATGTGGGAACGGTTAGCAAGAAGATGCAAGCAGAACGGAGCTTCTGAAGATACTGTCGAACGTATCAGAGAGCATGGAAAACAGAGAGAAATCGAAAAAAATAGCAAATGAAATATTAGTTTCAATTTAAGAAAGGATGGTTGATTTATATGTTAAAGGCAATAAATATTAAATGGGATACAGATGGAGACAAGGATGTATACAATGAACTCCCAACAGAACTTATTGTTCCTGATGAATTTGAGGAAATGTATAAAGAAGACGAAGAATATGTACTTGATGAGATTTCAGATTGGTTATCAGATGAAACAGGATTTTGTCATGCAGGATTTGAGATTGAAAAGGTAATTACAAAAGAATCTGTTGAGAATGATTTATATGATTTCTTTAATGACAAAATGGAAACTGGAGATGCACCTGAAATTGAAAGTGTGTGGAAACAATACGATCCTACAAACGGTAATATTATTACTATTGATTGTGTAGGTGGAAAGCAGATCAGATTGATTATTCAAGTAGATTAAGGAACGATGAGAAATGTTAAAAATTAAGTTCAAATACAGAGATGAAATGAGCAACTGGAAATGGAGAACGTAAAGCTGTGTGGTTGAATCCGTAGAAGAATGTAAGAGAATTTATGGTCTTGGAATTGATTGTGACTATGAAATTCTTGAAGTAACAGAAACTAAATAAAGAGAATAATAAGACAGATGCAGAAATGTATCTGTCTTATTTATTAGGAAGGAGAGCAGAATGGGACTTGTATATTTGAAGAACGAAGAGAAACGGATTTATGAAGCGTATGGAATGATTGTGTATGGAATACAAGATAGATACACATGGAGTATTTACACAGATAGACCGGATGAAAATGTATATACATCATTACGGATTGAAAGAGATGAAAAGAACATTTTAGACGTTCATCTTGGAAATTTGTGTATTTTTGAAGAGAATTTTAATAGAACGATTGATAACTTTTTATGGTGGATTGATAAAGATAATCCAAATTCCTACGACATTAGACATGCTGTGTTTAAAAGTCTGACGAAAACGGATTCATTATTCAATCATCTGATTGGAAATCGTAAGCGAAAAGAACAGGCAGAAGCTAATGAAAAGGCAAGAGTTGCAGCAATAAGAGAAGAGGAACAGAGACAGATCGACTTGATCAAGCAGTATTGCGAAAAGGAAAATCTTTTATTCAAACAGTATTATGAGAAAGCTTATCTGATTAAGTTGTATAACGAAAATGTAAAACAGATGATTGAAAATGCAGACAACAAGCAGTTTGAAGGATTGAGAGATTTTATGAATGAACATCCTGACAATACAGATGCAGTGATTGTAATGAATGGAAATATTGAAGATATAGCAAGGCAGATAGCGTAGGAGGTTGATTGATATGAGAGATAACATTAAAGAGATTAGTAAGGCAGAATTTGTTAGAAGAATTACAAGTGGTAAGTCATTATTCATTGGGATTAGCCCTGCTATGGATGATGGAGAAATTGGTGCTGTAAGACAGAGAAGGCTTGAAAATTATAAATCACATGCAAGAACATGTGTGGCAAAATCAAATAATCATTTAGTATTTGATGGAGATAGTCATTTGGAACTCAAAGATGTAAAACCACATACCTTTATAAAGTGCTATGCAACAGATGACAATATCCTAGTTGTAGAACAAAAATGGCTTGATATTGATTGGAATGGAAATGTGGATGATACAAGATACAAATATTTGTATTACACAATGGAGGAATAGTTATGATAATTGAAAAATTATCTGGCGATTTTATCAGAGGATATACTAAGGCAATTCAAGATATTTCTGAAGTGTTTGACTATGTTAACAATGATTTGAAATGTCATAAAAAACGACTGAATGACAAGTTAGCAAAAGAATTGCTCAAATGTATATTAGAAAATCGTGAAAATATAAGAGAAGATAAAAATGGATTTATTAGATGGAATTGTGTAACAAATAAATTTGAGTGGTTTAAAAGGAGCGAGTGAATATGACATATAAATTTGCTTTTGAAAAGAGAGATTATGCGAGAATTGATAAACTTACAAATGCTGAAACATTTTATGATGAAGCTCGTAAACTTGTTAAGAATGTAAAGAGTGACCACGGAATTAAAAGCTGGCAAGTTTTGGCAGATCAGAGATATGCAGAACTTATTACAGGTTGCGAAGATGTTAGAAGAAATATTGATTATGTGGATGGAAAATTTCACGAAAGATATTTTGATACAAATGGAAATGAAGTATTTGTGACAGCATAAAGGAGTGATGTAAATGGAAGGCAACTATATTATAGTTGATTTTAATGGCACAACTCATGTATTAATATTGACAAAGACAAAAGAACTTTTGGGAAAGGTAAAACCAAAGGGTTGTCCATTCTGTAATTATTCGATGTTTAACTTATTAAGTGATTGGATACAGATGTACTCATGGCAAATGGAAAGAAATAAAAGAATTCCACTTGTAGAATTTGTAAAAGAAATAAGAACAGACGGAAAACAGATTTATAAGGATTCAATGATAAATATTTTGGAATTATAGATTGTACAACATCTAATGAAAGAACGATTTCAAGAATTGAAGATGGGAAATATATAAATAGAAAGGAATAAAAATATGGAAGAAAAAGATATGAGAATTTGTCCAGTGTGCGGAAAAGAAGTAGAAAGAAATGATATGAATTTTACAAGAGACTGTCACGGGATTACTTTTAGATTGGTATGCTATAGTTGCTGGGAGAAATTAATGGAAAAAGGATATGATGGTCAATATTATAGTGAAGCAGACGAATGTATTGATGAAGACTATTAGAAGGTGAAAAATATGATTAGTACATTGGAAAGAGAAAATAGCATTGATGGAATGTTGTTTGGAAAAATGAAAGAACTTCCGAACTGGTATGGAATTGATGGCATCGGATTTACATGGCATGGCGAATGGAGTGATCCTGAAATTGAATATAAAGGAAAGCGAATCAACGCAAATATCATTGAAGATTCAATGTGGGATCGTTGGATTCGTGATGATGACGGAAAATTAATTGACGGAAGAGAAAACGATGATGATGGATTTACACAGTTTATGTTAGATAACAAGGATGAAGTTTATGAATTAATTGAATTAGCAATGGAGGAATAAAAGTGGGAATTAATGTATTGAGAGTTGAACTGGTAAGAGAAATTGGTAATTTAAAGACGTATAAAATTACATACCAAGAAGAAACAGAAGTTGAAACAACACTTGTTGGAAATACATTCAATTACAGTGAAGAACCTAACCTTCCTGAAGCTGTACTTGATTTTGCAGAGCAATGGATTCTTGGAAATATTTAGAAAGGTGGTTTTATGAAGACGGTCGTAAAAGTATATAGGAATAAACGGAATAATAATAAGTATATTGAGGTTCATAATGATGGACATTATCACAATTCTGTTCGTCAGTATATAGAACATAATCAGAAGGTTGCAGGTCGAAAGGTTGGAGTTGTGCGGAACTACACTGGTGATGGATCGTTGCATCGGTGGAGAAAATACAATTTGAAAGAATTGTTGGAAGACTATAAAGAGGTGTGATATGAAACTGCATGGAGAAAGTTTTATATTAAAACAAGATTTAATGGATACAATAGCATCCTATATGGATGATGATATAAGAGAGGATTTACATTTCAGGATTGCGCCATGCAGTCCTGATTTATTTTTAAGAGAATATATAAAGAGAGATCCTGATTTTGTTGATCTTCTCAAAAGCGAATTTGGTATAGAAATGGAGTGATCAGAGTGGACACAAGGGAACTTGTAGAAAAAGTTGTTGATTGCTTATCTGATGGATATGACGATGAAGAGAACAGAGATGAAACTGAAAATCTTCTTTATGATAGCTTTCCTTATAGTGAATTGGAATTATAGAAAGTTAGGAGGATTGAATATGTGCAGAATAGCAGGGATTGTATTTGAACATGGTAATGATGATTTTGGATATTGGAATGGATTTACGTTAACAGAAGAAGAGGAAAATATTATTCAAGAAATCCTTTTACGGCACGATACAGAGGGATGTTCTGTAAGAGGAAGTAAAGAAGAAATTTTAGAAGATTTGTTGGCAATTTAAAAGAACGGAAAGGAAAAATTATTAAAGAAAAGAGGTTGTCGAGTATGAATAAGAAAAAATATTATGCAATTACAACGGAAATGGTTTTTAAGAAAACTGTTTTAGTTCCAATTGAAGAAGCAAAAGATATTGAGCAAGCAGAAAGAATTGTAGATGCTGCTGTAGAAGATTGTACTGTTATGGTACTTGATGAAGATGCAGAGTGTAACACATATACAAGTGAATATGCAGATGAAAACGGAATGTACGAATTGACAGAAAAAGAGTCCGAATGTTATCAGATTATTTGTGAAAATTAATGAAACAAGATTGCAGAATTGGAAATGTGGGAGGTACATATGGATATTACAAATTTATACGCATACAGAATTGATGAATTGGCTATTGGTATGGTAAAGGCAGAATCTTATGAAGATGCAAGAGAAAAAGTAAAAACAGCTTATTTAAAACACAATGATTGTTTCAATTCTGAAAGAGATTCCATCGAATTGAAAAAGATTATGGAAAATGATTCATGGTTTAGTGATAATCCAGACATAATTGAGATTGATGATTTGATATAGAAATGGAGATGTAGAAATTATGAAAGAATTTATAGTTAGATGGACAGCAGACGGATATTGTGTTGAGTTTCATTATCTAGTTATTGCTGAATCGTTAGATAATGCAAAAGAATTATGGGATGAATATATAAAAACACATGAGAAAATTCAGTATTCATGGGATAAAGCGGTAAAAGCAGTTAAGCATCATTATGGTGGATATATTTCATGGAAAGATAATGGAGATACGAATAGATCTAAAGGTTGTTATGAAATGGAAAGTGAGAATATCTTTACTGGTAGCGACCATTTAAGAGATTAATGAAACAAGATTTTCATTGAGAAGAATGGAGAAAGATATGGAAAATCTAGCTAATGAATGGTGTAAAAAGCATCATGCAATATTACTTAGATGTTGCAAGAACGGGTTTTTATTATATGAATGCAAATGGAGATTGGTATATCTCTTATAATGAAATGTAGAAAGTAGGTAAAAAAATGTCAACTATTGAAAAGTCAAAAGAGGACGCATGGAACTTAAATGAACTTATGGATCATTTGATCAAATTGATTGAATCAGATGACAAGCGGTTTTCATTTGAATTTTGTGCAGGTGGTACAATGGAAATTTACGACAAAGAAAAAGAAATCGGGTACGCCGTTCATATTGCATCGATTGAATATGACGAGAACGGAAACGCAACAAATTTATAAAGAAGACGAAGTGAATTACTTGTGGCAGTCATGCTTCGTGTGAAAGAGAAGATATCTAATTGAATGGAGAAAAGATACATGGAAAATATTTGTGTAATAATTACATACAAAACAGGGAGATATGTACCTATTCATGAAAATAAAGAAACAGTTATATCATGTTCAATTGAACAGGCAATACATGATCTTGCTGTTAGGTTTTTACATAATAACCCAGGAATGAAAATAGAAATTGTAAAAGCAGAATCAGTATAACAATGAAATAATGATTTCAGAAACGGAGGAAATATTATGAGAGAAGAATTAAAGCGGTTAATTAGAAATTATTTTAATGAAAACGGTTTTGATGTATCAAAGGCAGATGATTTGATTGACGAGTACGAATCAGAACAGACATTTACAGAATTAAAAGATGGAAATTTTGAAATGGTCACAGGAAATACATACGAAGAAGTATCAGAATGGTTGCATAAGAAGGGTATCAATTAGCATGAAACGTAGATTTCAAAAGTGGATTGGGAGATGCAAAATGAGATTACCACAAGAAATATTTGCAGAAGCATTATGGGTAGAATGGTTTGTTAATTACGGTAATATTTGTAAAAAGAAATTGCCGGATTTATTGAGGCGGTATAATTTAAAACTCAAAAAAGAGAAAATCTTAGATGATGTTAAATTATCAATAGGTAGAGCTTTTAAAAATACTCCTTGTGTTTCTTCTAAGCAAATAGAACGCATTGCAGAGGAAATAGACAAGGTTTGTATCATAGCTAACTGGAAAATGCAGTTGCAAAATATAAGGTATGATTGTCTGTAACGATAATTTCTTAGTTTAGAAAGGTAGGCAAATAATATGAAAGTATTAAGTGATGATTTAATGACTAGAATGGAATATCACAAATATATATTATCTGAATGTGAAAGACAGTGGAAAAAATGTCAAGAAGAAAAATATGGATCTTGGGATAGTCAGTCCGATGATGAAAAAGCCGATTATTATAATTCGCTTTATAGCGAATATGCAGACTTACTTGGCAAGAAATCGAGAGAATAACACCATTAAACAATGCAATAGAAATTATATTGAAATGGCACTTTTAAAAAGGAGTAGATAAGGATGTTTAGAAAAAAGCATAGTAAAGGAGAGTAATTTCAAGAATGGGAATTTAAGGTTAAATGTACTTGGATTCCTGTTCTTTTTATCTTTGTAGAAAGGGTGGTGTTATATGGGTATATTTTTACAAGATACAGAATTAGTTCATTTAATGAATAAACGAGACATTATGTTAGACGAGTGTGTAAGTTCATATGTCAACGGTGATTTTCCAAATTTGAGAAATCAGCTTGAAGAATCTAAGGATATTAGGAAAGAATTTAGAGAAACATCACATTCCTGTTCTGATTCCGACAGGCTCGTCATATTAGCAAGTCAATTTGTAGAAACTTGTGATATTTTTGAAAGGCTGTTGCACGAAGAATTAGTTAGAAAGGAAATGAGATAGATATACAGAAAAATAAAAGAATTACTACAAGGTCTTAAAAGGCGATATTTATACGACGCATGTTACACTCAGCGAGAAAAAGAGGGTTATGCTATATTTGAAAAGTGTGGTGGATGGGTAGGAGGTACATGGACGACAGGCTATTTATCTGAGAGATGTATAGATTGCCCATACTACATTGAACTGGAGGATTGATATTTTTATGAAATACATAGATAAAGTAGAAGCGTGGTTATATCGGTTTGTTGATGGGGAATTGAGAAATTTACACCGGATTTATATGATGGTGTCTTATGTTTTTATTAGGATGAACGTAGATTTCAAAATTAGGAGTGGTATTATATGAGAAATAGTTATGAAAGATTGAAGAGTGTTCAAACATCATTGTCTGAATTATCAAACAGTCTTGAGGAACAGTATTATAAAATGCGTCAGGAATGTATGGATGAAATTATTGAAGATAAAAAAGAACGGACGATAAAGAAAAATGAAATGTACTTGCTTTATGAGAAAATTTTAGATAGCGATTCTATGAGAATGACATGGATTAAGAATAAGCTGCCATGGTATATTACAAGATTTTGTAAAATTACAAGCACAGAAATGTCTTTAAGAGATACAAGTATTTTTATTGGTGTAAATTTCGGTAAATCATGCAAACCAAATTGTTATGTAGAAATTACGCCTAGAGATATTGGATGGATATAACCGTGAAACAGAAAGTATCAGGAGGAAATGTTATGGCAGTATATCAGTTAAATAGACCAAGTATTGATACAGTTATTGATTATTGTAATGACCTTGCTGCAAATGAAAAACTTGAGGTATATGAGTTTGGGAAAAACAATGATTTGGTATTACATATCTATAAGGATGAAGAATTTAACCCATTATCTGATAAAGACAGTTTTAACATTGTAACAGTTAGTACGGCACAAAATGGAAATTGGGTAGATGATACTGGTGATGCATATGTGACAGATGGTTCTCTCTTAAGAGAATTGGAAAGAATTAATAATTACGAAAAATTTTCTATATTATAAACGGAGGTAGATTTTATGAAAAAATATGCAGTAGTTGTTTATTACACATTTGATTCTGAAACGTGTGTATATTTATTTGATACATATGAAGAAGCTTGTGATTATTTACAGAGAATGTGGCAATATTGTTTCAATTCAGAATTTTCAAGTGATGAAAGTGAAATTGATTTCGAGATGACGTATCATGAAGATGATTATGCACAGATTAAGTGGATCGGAAATGATAACCCAATGAGGATATGGCAAGTAACAGCAGTAAGCGAGCCAATGAAAATTAATTAGATGAAAAGCACATTTTATCAGGAGGTAAAAATTATGAATAAAAGTGGTTTTAATAAAAGGGAACTTGAATTGATTGAGAATATACAAGCTGCTGAAAGCTATGTATCAGGAGACAATGATTTAGAAATTGATTCTTATAATGATGGATGGTATGCATGTGAATATAATGGGGATGAATCAAGAATAATGGATAGTTATTCTAGTGAACCATTAATTACAGAAGAAGAAATAGAAAAACATAATGTGAATATCTATAAGGTACTTGACTACTGCAATGTGTACTATTGTGGATAGAACAGAGGTGATTAATTATGCTAGAAATGAGAAATGGATTTGTAGTAACAGATAATGATTGTATGCAGTGCCGGAAAGATTTAGGAGAAAGAAAATTTTTATTCATTCAGTCAATTTTGATGGATGGAGATAATAAATATTGTGTAGTAGCCAATGCGGAAGATTTAAAAGAAATGTCATTGGACGATATTAAAATGGCAATTTGTGGTTACTACGGCAATATAAATGCAATGGAAGAATCTTGCAAGTTGCCGTTAGGACAATTGGATGAACTTGTTGCAGAATGTTCTTTTGAGAATCATCCATATTGTGATTGGGAGTATGAAAGCGAAATCGTAACATGGGAAAGAGCAGAAGAAATTATTCAGAAGTTTATTGATACAAATGGAGAAGCCTTTGAGGAAAATAATATGGAAAATATTAAAGATTGATTGGAGGTTAATGAGTATGAAGATTGTAGAAGTAGAACTTAATTCGGAAGAATCAAAAAAATATAACTTTGAGATGTACGCAGAATATAAGGATGGGTATTCATGTTACATATACGGTGAGGATGAAGAAGAGTGTATGTATAAAATTGGAGTGTTAGTTGATAGACACAAAGAATGTATATATTATACCGCTGTTAATGATGAAGATAGAACAGATGGAGAATGGATTGGAAGAGAAAATTATATTTATGAGTAGATGAAAACCGAATTTCAAAGGAGTTTAAAGAATGAAGATTAAAGACTTGTTAGAAAAATTTTATGGTAATGATGTGTGGATAGAAATCAGAGACGAGAGGTTATGTCAAATCAATGCATGGAGAAAAGGCACGGCAATAGAAAAGTACGGATATTGTCATGTGATTTGTTGGACGGTTAAGGACAATAATATTATTATCAATACGCGTTCTTAATTTCAAATAAGATGAAAATCGTATTTTATGATTGGAGAGTAAAAATGAAAAAATCAACAACTGTAAAAACAAGAACAATGGGATATGTATGGATTGATACTTGTAACACATTCGATCGTGGATGGGAAACAATGGTATTCCGTTGTGATGAAAATGGAAAAGTATTAGATTAGATGGATTTAGACAGTGAACTTTACATAAACGAAAATAATGCAGCTAAAGGACATGATAAAATGGTTGAAAAATGGAAATTTATGTAAACAAGGAGGGGAAACAATGATTACATTAAAAGAATCAGTACAAGAGCAAGCATGGAACAATGCGACAGACCTTCAGATAATCAAGGCATATTTTGAGTTAAATGACTTAGAAGCTGATGGAATTGATATTATTAGCAAATTAACAAAGTCAAAAATAAACAAAATAAAAAATAAATATGCAGTAGCAGAAACATGGGTGTGTATGTTGCCATCAAAATATCTGTATGAGAATTATAGTTTGGATATAGCTGATCGATTACACGGATTGGAACTAGATTATCTGATGAATGGCTGCGAATTATCTGATAAACAGCTTAAGTGGGCGGAAGAAAATGTTCCTAATATTAAAATGCCAAAGTGTTATTTCCATCCATTGATTGTATGGTTGGAAGAAAAAGGAATTAAGTTCAAGTAACAATAATGTCAATATTACAAACATAATTGAATATACGAAGAGAGAATAAAGAGTTAGGAGATATCCCTAGCTCTTTTATATTACAACAAAAAAGGCAAACGAAAGGAGAAAAATATGAAAGTATTAGCGGATTTTGGAGATTTTCAAGTAGTAGAATCAAAAACAGGAATTGACTTGATCGATATTAGAAGAAGTTATAAATTGGAGGAATACAAAGAAATGAAAAAGCGAAAGAATAATCGAGAAAGAAAAGAAATTGTTTATACGATATTAATATTAGGAATTTGCATAGTTTATCATTATTTTAGATTTTAGAAAGGGAAATTATGGACAGTAGATTAAATCCGCTTCTAGTTTCCGGCACATTTAAGCCGGGGAAGGAAGTAATTGTTAGTTATAATAATGCATTATATCAATGTATTGTGTTTTGGAATAAAGAAAAAGAAAAGTCTTATATAAGTATAAACGGAAATCAATTTGATCAGTTTGACTGTTTATTGAGAGGTTGGTGATATTATGAATTGGATAAAAGGAAAATGCCCGAACCGATCTGCGGTAGTTGTCGTTAAAGAAATGCATGGGAATATAACAAAACTTTCTGTAGCAGTTTACGATGAATACGAAAAGGTATTCTTTAAAAATGGAAAAGCTATTAAAAATATACAGGCATGGCGATACAAATAATGCTATAATAAATGCAAATGAGGAGGTATGCGAGGGTGCGAAGAAGTAAGATTGGAAAACCTAAAAATGCAAGTAAATTTATCTGTCTAAAATGCCTAAGTTCAACAGGAACTATTCCAGGAATACAAAGGTATTTTGGATTAAAAGAAGAAAACCATGTCAAAGATTTATGGTGTTGTAATTGTAAGGAGACAACAAAGTGTCTTGAGGTAAGAAGCAAAGATCTTTTCTATGAAAAAATGGAAAAGGCAAAAGAGATTCGGGAAAATTATTATTCAGGTGGTGACAATAATGTTGATTGTAAAGAAGATTAGTGATTTTAAGCTACAAGATGGAACGAAAATGATTACGTTCCGATCAGAACATGGAATCCATTCGGTTCCTAAAACGGAGTTTCGGTGGATGCAAGAAAAAGACCGAAAAGAATTAAAAAGATTAGTACGTCAACAGATGTGATATTTATGGTACAGCAAATATTGTATCATATATAAAAAGAAAGGAGATTTTAACATGAAAGCAATGATTATTTTAACAATTTTAGTAGGAGTTATCCCAGCAACAATTAAAACATTAAATGATTGGTTTGGCTAAGATTATGAAAGAATTGTAAATGCAAAGGAGGTGTAGATGTATGTATGGACCGTTTTTAGCAATTTGCTTCATTTTTTGGCTTTTCTTTGGTAATAAAAAATAAGAAAAACTATTAAAATAACTGAAAATCATGTATAATTATAGAGAAGGAACTGAATTATGAATAAGGAAAGAAGAAATAGAATATCTGTTGTAAACAGTAGATTGAATGTTCTTGCAGAGGAGCTTGAACATATAAAGGAAGAAGAGGGATATTATTATGACAACATTCCTGAAAATCTACAAGGGTCAATGAGAGCGGAAGAATCAGAAGATATTATTGATATTTTAGATGAGGTCACAGAACATATAAGAGAAGTTGTAGATCAATTAAGAGAAATTTAGATTGGAGGTAGATATTATGACAAATTACGAAAAAGCAAAAATATTGCTTGATGACGGGGTTGCAGAAAAACATTACAGCTATGATTATGCCGGAGTCATAGTGATCAATCTGGAAGATGATTTGTGTGGCTATGCGTATCCAAAAGAAAAGCGAATTGAAGTGGTTAAAAATGGATCATGTATTTGGCATGGTGATATTTCGGATGATTTGAAAAAAATTATCAGAAAAGATTTAAAAGAATTTGATATTTTACAGTGGTAACAAAAAAAGGAGGTAACATCATGTTTGAGCTTAAAAAAAATACAGTGGAAGTAAAACCGAATGATTTAAAAGAAGGGTGTGCTGCCGTAGACGATATGAATGCAGATCCTGAAATAATAAAAAGTTTTGATAATAAAGAAGATGCGTTAGAAGAGCTTGAAAAATATAAAACAGAAATTCGTAAATTTTCCTCCTCAATTGGAAGTATGTACTCTGTTACAGAGTACTATATTCAGGAAGTTGAATATGACGAAGACGGAGATTGGATTTCTGGCGGAGACGTTTGGGAAATTAGTAAGATGGAATGAAAGAATTGATTCATTGGAAAGGAGAGCAATATGGAAGTCAAGGAACTTAAAGAATTAAACTATTATGCCGAAGTTACGCAGTGGAATGAAGATGGTATATGTGAAGCACACTGGGGCTTTCATGTTAGAAAAGAAGGCAGAGATATTTTTACGTTTCAATTAGCAAATGAATTAATTGATTTTGCGAATAAAGAATATGAAAAGAGATTTAACAAAAAAGTAGATTTTAATGTTGTAAAATTAGATATGACAAATTCTTATGAGGATGAAGATTATGTTTTAGATGATGGAGTCTCACATCCTTGCTATACTGTTGGAAAGAGAAAGATTGGCAAGTACGATAAAAGAAAAAATCTACTTAGGATTTTCGAAGATGGGATTCCGGTATATGAGAACAATGATGGAAAAATTTGTAGAGATTCTGCTGCATTAGCAGACAGTTTAATGTAAATAATTAATGGAATAATAGATCCATTTGGAATGGAATTGTCACAAAGGCAGTTCCATTTCTGGTATAATAGAGAATATAATATTGAGGTGACATAAATGTATTACATAAAATGTGGAACAGATTATATTTGCAAAGGCTCTAATATTGCAAATGGCGAAAAATATAAAGTCGTTGGAACAATTGAAGAAGCGAGAGCATTTAAAACATATTTGGGCGCACAAATAGCATTGGATGTACTTGAAGATGCTAATGCTTACGACAATATAATTGATTGTGAAATAATTGAGGTGATATAGATGAACAAGTTACAAAAAGTATGGAATGATTTGGATAAAGCATATGAACATATGGAAAATGCAATTGAGACATTATCAAAAATGAATGCAGTGACAACTGAATTAGAAAATGCGATCGAAAAATTTGACATGTCGGAGATTTCATATATGAAGCAACTTGTGGAAGAGATGATGGAGAATATAACATTGAGGTGATAATTGAATGGGAAAGTATTTGGATCAGTGTGCTGATGATGCATGGGAAGTTATTAGTGGCAGAAAAAAGATTGTTGGAAATAAAATCATTGATTCTGAGATAAAAATAAACAGAGAAGATTATGGTTGGCTTGCGCCAAATGGAGAATTCTTTCTTGTCGAATTTGGTAATCACCAAGCATGGGCATCAAAATATCTTTTAGATGAATATAGAAAGGGAAAACTTGAATTAGCATGTGGCAAAAATCCAGGAGATAAATTATGCGAACTTGGATTCATCCTTATTCATAATCCACATGGATATCATTTATCCATTACAAGAGATTCGTCAAAAAGAATAACACTTAGACAGAAGGATTTTTTATTAGATTACTTTGAGAAAAATGGATTAACAGAGTGGAGTTATAAGTTGTTAGAAGACAAAATGTAATGAAACCAAGTTTTCATAAAACGGTAACGATGTCCGTAGGCAGAAAATCTCTGATGTGTTATAGTTAATTAAAAACACAAGGAGAATTTAGTATGAAGAATATTGATAGAATGAAGCTGGCTCTTATAGATCAGATTACAAATATGACGACGGAACAATTCAAAAGATTGAACGATATATTGTGTGAAGAATATGACTTTGATCCTAGGTATATTAATAAAGCTGCAATATTTACTTGTGAAGATTGCAGGAGATTATATGGGAAATGTATTAAATCTGAACAAACAAAAGAATGTGATGAGCGATTTATGAAGTATTTGGAAAGCGAAGTGTAATTTAAATGGAATCTAAGTTTCAAAAACGGAACGGAGAATGATATTATGGAAAATAAAAATTTAAACTGTTATGGATATTTATTAAATTGTCCAGAAGAAATGCTCGTAGATATCAATGAAACAATGAAAGATAAACAAACAACTATAAATTGGAACAATTTTAAGGCGGGTAATGCTTTTTATGCAGAAAATACTTACAGATGTGTAATGGTAGATCACGTCATGAAAAGAATCGTATTTACAACAGAAGAAGAATATAAAAATGAGTTAGAGTTAAAACACAATGACAAATCAGTTGATGAATTGAAAATAAATTATAGAATAAGTAAAAATGCAATTGAAAATATGATGTTGGCATACATTGATCATAAACAAGTTCTTATTGAATATGAATCAGAAATGGATGAACAAGAAATGGAAGAAGATGCAAATTATAATTTTCATAAAGGATGTTGTGAAACAGCGGAGTGCTGGATGAGATCAATCGGTGTTAGTCCAGATTGTGAGTTTATTAGAGAAAGGTTATGATTATATGAAATATGGAGATATCGTTGTATATAATAATCAAATTGGAACGGTAGTAAAAAGTGAAAATGATTTTAAATTTCATTCTTGTAATCGTGGATGCTGTTCGTTTAGTCTATTGGATACAATTACAGATAACGATGTAAGAGAAGCGACACATGATGAGAAATTGGAGTTAATAGAGAAAGAATTTACATGGGGCAATGTGTTTCAAATTCATTGCATTGGAGAATACCAGATTGTAGAATATATTGGTAAAAGGGATAGTAAAAAACATTATCATGGATACATTAATTATAGTGATACAAATCATTCGTATTATTCTTTGGATTCTGCATTGATTGGATGTATCGGATATAAACATGAAGGTTGTAACGGAAAAGCAGCAATGTATTTTGAGAAGATGATTGGTATGGGTAATGAAATCTAGGTTTACTATGGAAGGATGATATTATGAAAAAAATGAGTGGATGGAACATATATTCAAAAGAAGAATTAAAGAATTTGGATAATACAGTAATGGTTATAACTGAAATGATTCAAAACAACCATCAGGAATTAACAAGATGGAAAAAAGATAGTGGAATGTACGAATTAATTGAATGTCAGACAAATGCTTTGTATAATGCTTTGTCAGCACTTAGAAAAGCAGTTGAAATTTAACTTTCATGGGTAATAAGATGATTGTGGGTACAAGGTGTTTTCTTTATGCATATAAGAAGTCTGATTTCGAGAATCAGTTTGATAGTGCTGGACTACTGGTAAGAATGGGTTCGAGTCCCATCGCCCACAACACACTGAATCAAGATTGAATGCAATAATCGAAGTAAGGAATGATTTACTTGGTAGATTGGAAGAGGTGATATAAATGGCAAGAATAATAGATAAGCCAAATAAAATAAAAGCGAAACTCATTGTAGAAGTAGAAGCAGAATTCTATGATGATGAGTCATCAGAAGAAACATTAAGATATTGTGTTGAACAAGACTTAGAAGATGCAGGATTCAATGTTATTGATGTTTCAGTCATGAATTGACGATTTCATCATAGTTTATAATCTATATATAGTGTATCAATGCTAATGCACATACTATATATAGTATTTTTATGGAGGCGTAAAATATGGAAAATGAATATAAAGTAGAAGAGACAGATTTTGGAACAAGAACAAGTCATCCGGCGTATGGAACGATCATGTTTAATAGATCTAACGGTTGTAGAAGAAGTTTATTTGGAAGCAGTATTGAACATAGTAATGTAATTACAATGGAAGTAAAACATGCTGATATAGAACGTGGATTAAATAGCGATTGGGTTTATGGTAAAAGTCCTATTGTAGAAATAGAGATGAGTTATTCACAGTTTGCAGAAGCAATTATATCTTTTGGTCAAGGAAGTGGAATACCTTGCACTATTAGATATACAGAAAAAGATGGTAAAATTCCTGAATGTGATTTTATCAGTAAAAGGAAACAGTTCACTGATGAATTCAAAAGTAAAACAGAAGATACGATGAATGAGTCGCAGCAGTTAATCCAAGATGTAACCGATTTATTTTCTCAGAAAAAAGCACTAACAAAGGCAGATAAAGAATCTATAATATCTAAGCTTAGAAAATTAAGCATGGATCTTGGATGTAATTTGGATTTTATTGCAGAACAGTTTAATGTACAGATGGATAAAACGGTTATGGAGGCAAAGGGAGAAATCGAATCGTTCTGCCAGAACAAAATAAACTCTATTGCTAGTGCAGCATTAGCAGAAAATAGAAAAGAGTTTTTAAAATTGGAAAATCCAGTTGATATTGAACAAGAATAAATAAATGAAAAATTGCTTTCAAGCAGATTGGGATGAGAATATGAGTAACATGGGATATAGACCGAAAGTTTATGATTGTACTATAGACGGAATAAAAAGTGTCAAAGGTAAAAATTTATTTGTCTTACATTGGAAAGATTCAAAAGGTGATGGAAGTATGCCGATTAAGGTAGATCAACCATCAGAATTAATTCTTAATAGAATGAAAGAGATTGTAAATGGAAAGCGAGATAAATTATACTTAACAAGAGGAATGAGAGATATTGATGTTTTGTATCTCGGTGATAATAAATGGCAACTATATGATGAATTTGATTTTTATGAATTTGAAATGGTGGTGTGAAACATGGTAGAAAAATGGAAAGCACAGGAGATTGTACAATATCTGGAAGAACAGCTTTCTAATTCATTACTCAATGATGATCTTTTTGAAGCTATGGAAAATGGATATAGATGTGCAATCAATGATATTAAAGAGAAATATATTGAAGAGGATTAATTATGATTTGCTTAGATTGTGGTAATAGAGATATTAGATATGACGAAAAAGAGAAATCATATCATTGTAATAACTGCGGATCACGGAATCTTGGATCAATTACTTATTCTTTCAGAAAAGGAGATAGAGTAAGGAAATTTTTTAATGATGGATGTAAAGACGGAATTGTAATTAAAGGTGCAAGTGATAAATCTGACATTCCAGTATATGTAAAATGGGATGATTCAGATATTATTGATATGAATGTGAAAGTTATGGAAATTGTAAAGTTGAAAGGGATGTAATTATGAAATATAAAGTACAAATGTTAGTCACAGGGACAATAACAAAAACAATTGATGGTGCTAATTCACCTGAAGAAGCAAAAGAACTTGCAAGTGAAGAATATGGTGATAGAAGCATTGCGTTATGTTCGTATTGTGCAGGAGAAGTTGGAGGTTTATCAATTTCTGAAGATCCGGATACCTATGAAGTTGAGTTAGTGGAAGAGTAAATGAAAGATTGTTTTCAATAGAAAAATGAGGTGATAATATGCAGCTTGTAACATTTAATACACAAGAAAAAGCAGAGAAATGTATCTTTGCTCTTGGAAAGAGAAAGAAAAGTTGGAGAAAGATTGAGAGCCAATTTACAGATGAAGTAAAATATCTGGTTTGGTATGAGCCTATAATGTAGAAAGGGTGATATTTTATGGACAAATCAGAAATGACAACAAATGAAGTTGTAAATCTTCTAATGAATAAAGGAAACGAGATTGATAACAAAATTATTAATACTATATCAGAAGTTCTTAGACTTGGATATGAAACTGATAGAGGCAAGGAATGCGTAAAAAACCTAAGGGGTTCGATAGAGTATAGTCTTGATGAAATGACAAGGATTCTAAATCGATAAGGTGGAAGAAATTATGGAAATTAAAAAAGATACTATGGTATTTTGTAAGAAAAATAAAAAGGTTGGAAAGTTTGTTGGATATGCTGACGAATCAAAAGAAAAATGTTTTATAGATTTTTCATCGTCAGGTGATAATAGAGAATTGTATTGTATATTTGTGAAAGAGTTAAAAATTGAACCAACGAGGGAAGAAACAAACAGACTTGTCAAAACGTATAACACAATGAAAATTTAGTTTCATTAATTATAATAGAAGGAATTAGTTAAATGCTAGTTCCTTTTTTGTTGCAAAAATTTATGAGAATAATATGTTAGGAGGTTGATTTTATGAACACAAACTTAGCAACAGTAATTCCGTTTTATAAGAAAAAGAATAACGGCTTACATGTAGCAAATTTTGATAAAGCAAATGTAAAAGATTTTATAAAGAAACCACCAGTGTCAACAAAAATGGAATGCTTAAGATCACGAGACGAAATATTATCTGTATATAAGATTTTGCTTCAGAGAGTAAAATCTGCACAAACAGAAAATAAAGAAAAGAATGCAATGCGTAATCTAACGATGTATTTATGTGCAATCAATATTGGATTGAGAGGTGGGGACTTCTGTAAGCTAAAATGGAAAGATGTGTATGACGATAATTGGAACATCAGAAAGCAACAACAGTTTGTTCCAGAAAAAACAACTTACAGAGATAATGAAGGACATGTTATAAAAAGAAAATATATAACACTAAGATATGACGGAGATTTTCGGTTCGCAATATCAAATTGGAAAAGGTGGTTAGATTCACATAACATGAGTCCAAGTTTAAATGACTTCTTATTCCCGTCAAACAAACAAGATGCAATATCCGAAAAATCATGGTATGATATTGTGGAAGAAGTAAGAATTGAAGCCGGCATCAAAAGAAAGATAGGAACGCATGGACTCAGGAAGACGTATGGACATTCCTATTATAAAGCGTCTTCGGACAAAGAAAAGGCACTGATCCAATTAATGCTTATCTTTGGACATTCCGATATGAGAATTACATTAAGGTATATTTGCATATCAGATGAAGAGATTATGGAAGCACAGGAAAGAATGTGTATTTTTTCAAATGAGTCAAATTTTTCTGAAGATGTGGAAATAATAACTGGAAACGGAGATTGAAAAATGGAAGGATTTATGAACGAGCCTGAAAATATAAAATGGAACGATGAAGATATTATAAAAGATCTTGGCGTATACAACGACAAAAGGATTGTAGCAAAGAGATATAATATCACGGTGAAAGAAATAACAGAAATCATACGGAGGCACGAGAATGTTTCAAAGAGGTGATGTTGTTTACATTTTGGAAAACAACTTAAGTGTGAAGCAAGCAAAGGTGATGAACAGACAAGGGGATTTATATACGATTCAACTAATTGGCTCCTGTGGAGCATTCAGGGTTTCAGAAAGCAGATTGTTTGAATCTGAAGATGCAGCCATAAAAAGTAAAAAGATATATGACAGAGTAAATGCGGACGAGGTTGGATATTTGGATTCTCAGAAAAATCAACATCCAACTTTATATGATTATGATACAGGGAAGAAAAAATAATAAAGCAAAGACGATACTTATTTTGTATCGTCTTTTTTATTTTCCAGATCTTCAATTGTGTTCTTGATTAATTCAATAAACTCATCAGAGGAGATAAGAGAATTAAGATAAATCTGTGTCTTTCTGAGATCCACGCCATTAGAAGCATTTTCAAATTTAAATAAATCATTTGGTGTGCAATCTAATATGATACATAATTTTTCAAGAACATCAAAATTAATGCTATTTGCTGTGCCATTGCATAATTTCAAAACTGTCGGTTTGGATACTCCTAACAGTTTTGCAAGACTTGATTTGGAAATATGCTTGTCTTTTAATGCATCGTTTAATAAAAAATCCATGAAAGTTATCCTCCTTGTTGTATATGTAAAGGATATAATATATCATATCATAAAATATATTTTACTGGTAGTAAAAAATAATTTACCAAAATGTAAAAATAACTTGACTTATGGTAAAAGATATTTTACAATAAGAGCATAAAAGGTTAGCAATACATAAGAGAAAGGAGGTATACATATGGAAAAAGCAAAAAATTCTTTACATCGGTACGATGTAGTAGAGGCAGAAATAGTTTTACAAGAACCTACTGGTCATAGGCAGAAAAAGAAACGTCCATATGTAATTGTTGGCAATGAGTTAGGCACAACAACAGCTCCTACAGTGATTGCAATGCCTTTAACTCATGTGATTAAAAGAAAGAATATGCCAGTTCACGGTTGCATTCAAGCTAGAAGCGAAACTGGTTTGTCTCTATATTCAATGGTATTGGGCGAGCAACCTTGTACCCTAGATAAAGAGCATGAGATTCTTCGAAAGCTTGGAACAATTGAAAATAAAGAAGAAAGGAATCTTGTAAATCGAGTTTGCTTCAATACAATGTTCTATGGTGAAAATATTGATTGGAAGGAGGTACTGGCATGAAGGTAATAGGAATCACTGTTAGTAAGGAAACGGCAAAGAGAATGATTGACGAAGCTCCTGGAGATACAGTCAAAATTTTTTATATGAACCGTGATAATTATGTTCATAAAGAGACAATTACAAAAGAGAAATCAGAGGGGAAACGTCTGGTGGATCTTGCAAAAGACATTTCTTATGATGATATGGAAATGTTTGGGATACTGTCGCTTTATGGAGAGATTACAAGCGAACGTGATATTTTGAGGAATATTGCATTCCCCAAAATAGAATAACAGAACGGATGTTCGTAAAGATATTGACACGAACAAATGTTTGGAATATAATTGGTTAATATAAGGGAATAAAAAAAGAAGAAAGTTGATAAGGACGGCAATCCACAACTTTCTTCCCAATACATATATCACATAGAGAAGTCGGCAAACTTAACTATGCGACTACATTATTACATAAATGTATAAGCATAGTCAAGTTATTGTTGGTGTTTCTACCAATATTTCCCTGTAACTACAAACAACAGAATATGGGTCGATTCTTGTTCTATAGACATAGAGCATACATCAAAAACCATTTTATTTTGAAATGAGAATTTCAAGGTCTTTTTTGTGTACCCTTTTTTACAAACTCATGAGAATAAGTTGGTATCAGGAGAAAGGAGTGATCAATTTTGGATTACATGATTTGCAACCACAAAAATGTGTACATCAAGCTTTCGCCCAACGGAAGACCAGATACATGTGGCGAAAACGAAAAGGGAGAATTCGAATATTCAAAAGCCAGAAATATTTTGGACAATCTTCCAAAGACTCTCAAGAAGTTAAATTTTAAAGTAGAGGCAATTCCACAGATAGAAAATAAAGCAACACATAACCTAATAGATAAAGCCGTTATTAAAGATTTATCTTCAAATATTACTTGCTGGATAGAAAAATTTGGAACTTGTGAAGACGTGCTGAATGAAGCACAGCAGCGTTATACAGAATTAATTAAAAGGCTTAAGAATGTAGACAACGATATTCTCAATATCTTGCATACAATCGAACTAGAGAAGACAAAGGATATGTACAAAGGATGGTTGCTATACAAAGATATTAAAATTAATCGAGAAAAGAGAAGAGAAATCAAAGATGAGTTATTGATTATTGAGAATGTAATTTCCGAAATAAATCCAAAATTAGTCTCAAGAGAACGAACAAGAAAAGCAATCGCTGGGTTATTAGGAAGAAAGTATAAATTTAGAATTGTAGAAGATGAGGAAGAAAGTTAGAGGTGGTAACGATGTATTTCACACAACAACAGTATGACAGGATGATCATGACGCAAGAAGAAGCTGAAAAGATTGGGGAGAAATATCTGTCAAATAACATGGCAGAACTTAACAGTATTTTAAATGAGTTGATTAAGAAAAAACGGATGCCTAGGTTTTTTAATGATGATTTAAAAAGTCTTGGGTATTTAGTATTTACTCAGAGCATTGATACATACGATCCAAACCAAACTGCCTCTTTCAAAACCTATTTATGGGGAAATATTTGGAAAAAATTTTGGACATACTCAAGAGATTTAACAAATCCTATGAGATGTGCAAGAGAAATGCAATGGAACGAAGATGAAAAACGTTGGGAAGAAACCCCCGTATTTGACATTTCAATATTCGCTAGAATAAATGAGGATGATTCAAAGGAACTTTGGGAAAATTTCTCGGAAGACGTATCAATCGAAGACGAAGTAATGCAAGACCTTTTTTCAGATAGCTATAATGACTTCTCAAATGAAATGAAAACTTATTTGGATGGTCTTTCTGGTCTACAAAAAGAAATATTATACATGCTTGCGGATGGCTTTTCGCAAACAGAAATTGAGGATATCTTACATATTAATAAGGATATATACAATGACAGCACAAGTGCGATTAAAAATAATATAAGAACAAGAGAATTAAGGAGAAAATACAATGTTAAATGAATACAGATTAGAAACACTAAATATATCACAGTATATGGAATCAGTAGAAGACGGTGACATTAAAGTAGATCAGGCAGTACAGCGTGCCTTCTGCTGGAGCAATGAAATGATTAACAATCTAATTTACTCAACAGTTGCAACGAAGAGAGTGTATATCCCAAATATAATTCTCGCAGAAGAAAACCATGACGATGGAACAACTCAAACTTATGTAGTGGATGGTGGTCAAAGAACAGAAGCAATCAGACGTTTTATTTTTGACGGATATAAAATTACCAGATCGATTAGAAATCGTTACATTGAATATCAGGATAATAAGATTGATGAAAATGGAAAAGTAGTTCGTGATGAAAATGGTGACATTGTAAAAGAGATTAAGGTTTTTGACCTCGTAAATAAGACGTATGATGATTTTCCAAAAGAGTTAAAGAAAAGGATGGGCAAATGCAAGCTTGCTGCGGCAGTTTATCAGGACTGTACCCCAGAAGAAACTAGTGATCTCGTACTGTTATACAACTCAACTGTGAGCATGTCACCGTCACAGAAAGCATTGACATATATTGGTGCTTTCGCTGAAAGAATTAAGAATATTACAACTCATGACTTTTTAATTAATGGGACAACCCTTTCCGAGACAGATAAAAAGAAAGGAAACTGGGAGCGAACAATATCCGAGTGTGTTATGGCAGCGAGATATTTTGACGACTGGAAAAAGAACCCAAAAGATATTTGTAAATATTTAAACGACAATGCGAAAGAGAAAGATTTTTCTGTGGTTGAAGGGTATTTTGATAAACTTAGTCGGTTTTCTAATAAGCTTCAGAATATGAAGATCGTAGAACTATTCTCGGCAAAAAATTTGCCAGCATGGATGTTGGTGATGAAAGAATTAGAGAATAAGGAAGTATCAGATAAAACATTTAGAGAATTCTTGTTGTCATTTGATTCAGCCAAAGGAACAGAAATAGATGGAAGCACGTGGTATGAATTAGAAAATAATAAACATACAAAAGACAAAAAGTTAATTTTAGCAAAAGCAAATTACATAAACAAACTCCTTTCAGATTACATAAACGGAAATCCTGAAGTTGACGAAGAAAAAAATTTTGAAAAAATAAATTCAGATGATTCTGAAATGGAAACCATTGATTTTGTGAAACAGTTCGTTGATCCGGATTGTACAGACGAAGATATTGATGATTATTTTGGATATCTTGAATCATGCATAAAAGATCTCAGAATTGTGAAGGCTGATTCTCCTGTAGTTGCACCAGAAAATGAAAATGCAATTATCGCAGTTGTTGCTTATGCATATAAACATGATATTGATATGGATTTGTGGTTGCAGAGGTATTCAATTAGCCATAAAACTTTCCCAGAAGAAATGTCGCAAGGAGATAGATATAAAACTATGTTACATAGTCTAGTAAATTTTCTTAAAATGCAAAAGAAAGTGGGTACAAAAGTATGAGTTATTGGACATACATACAAGGAACAATAGTTGTTTCTCCTATGGGAAGAACACAAGCAGAGAAAACTTACATATTAAATACTGTGCTTGATCATCTTCCTAATGTTACAGGATCAGAAAGAGACATGCATATTACCTTCATGCAAATGCCAGGAACTAATAGCAGCTCATCCCGAGATGAATTCGGAATGAGAACGAATAATCTTAGAACAAGATATGGAAATCGGTCGTATGAAAAAGGTTGGTTGGAAGTACAGGATGACTACATGATTATTGTAAACGGCAGTCTCAGAGATAGAGAACTTGAAGAAACGTATAGAGAATTCATGAACTGGATCTGTCGGTTAGCAAAGAGAGTGGATGTCTGGAATGTTCTTGTGAGAATCAAAGGATATGAAAAGGAAAAGGTCATCAATTATAGTGATTCTAACAATCCATTCTTACAGATGTTTGAAGATACTAGCTGGGTAAAATGTAGAAATGGAGAAGAACATCCTGAACCTAACTGGTGTGAATATCTCATGTGGAATCGAGGTAAGAACACAGATATGCCAGCATTATTAGCATATAAGTATTACGAAGATGAAGAAAATGACAAATATGTGGAATCAATTTTGAAAGGAGAATAAAAGACATGCGGAAATATTTTAATACTCAGTTCGACATTGGTGATGCTGTTTGGACAGTAGAGCTTGGAAGTCATTCCGGAAGATATCATGTATGTAAAAGATATGTGGAATATTTCAAGCTGGTCACAGGCGATGTGCTTTATGGATTTACTTACAATATTGAAGTTTCAAAATGTCAGTGTTTTCATACAGAAGAAATGGCAGAGCATTGTGCTGAAGTTTGGAATAAGAAGTTAGAAAAGATCGAAGAACAACACAATTCGGAGAATAAAGACTTGGAAGAAAGGAGTGGCTGTTATGCCTGATATTACAATGTGTTTATGTACAGAATGCAAAATGAAAGCTACTTGCTACAGAGCAAGGGCTAATCCAGATTTCTTCTATCAGAGCTATGCGGATTTTACGGAGTTCTGCAAGAGGGAAGAATATAAATACTACATAGAAGATCGTAAAAAAGAAACAAGCTGTTGGAGTGTTGTGAAGAAATCGATCTTTCATAAAACGGAAAAGAAGGTGAATTAATTAAGTGATTGGATGCTAATTTTATTGATTACATACGCTATGATCAGTCTTTGCTTGTCACTTTGTTGGCTCATTCTCCATGGAGGAGAATTCATTTCTTTTATCAAGAGTTGGACGAGTAATAAAAATTGGTTTGGCAAGTTATACATGACACCTATAATTATTTTCTGTCTTCCGGCAATTATTTTGACATTTTTATTTGAAATAATTGTACTGATTGTAGCAGAAATTGCTTTACTCGGAATAAAGAAAGAATATAGGAATGATAAAAAAGGGTGATGAAAACAATGATTCAAACGAAAATTTTACAGGCGGTGCTGTATGCACTTACAACAATTTTTAGTGTAATATTCATGATTAGAACAAAAGAGAAGGAAAATAAATATATTTGGTTTGGCATGGCTTTATGTTGGATCGGAGCATTTATTGGAAAGATTGGAGAAATAATCTAGATTAAAGCAAGCAAATTAGCCAATTAGAAGAAAGTCACATTTCAAATGAGAAAGGAGAATAAAATAATGGCAACATTGAAAAATTATTACGCAGTAGCAGAAACAGTACAGAGATACGGAGGTAGGTATTATTACGCAATTTACAATGATGGTAATACATATACAGTAGGAGATAAGGTGATTGTGTCTGGAGCTTGTGATGATGTTCTTGAGATTACTAATATTCTTACACCAGAAGAAATTTCAAGAAATATCACAGCCGAAGGAATCTGTAAAGTCGATACGTCAGCTTATGATGCCCGTGTTCAGAGACGTAAAAAAGCAGATAAGCTTAAGAAAGAAATGGACAAAATGATCAAGGCAATGGATGAATCTAAGAAATACGAAATGTATGCAGAAGAGAGCCCTGCTTTAGCGGAGAAGCTGAATGAATATAAGACACTTGTGTAAGGAGAATATTATATATGAAGTATAAAGTTGGAGATAAAGTTAGAGTCAGAAGCGATTTGACAGAAGGTAAAGAATATGGTGGAGTTTTTGTTATTTCGGATATGTCTGAATTGCGTGGAAAAATAGTAACCATTGCACGAATATTATATGATGATTGTACGCCTTTAAAGTCGTGCTATACAATTAAAGAAATGGAATGTTGTTGGACAGATGACATGTTTGAACCTGTGCCTTATGATGGCATAATGGATGCTATTAGATATAGTGAAGATATACAGAAAATGATCGATGATATGCATAAATTCTTTTTTCATAGCGTAATTAAAGATTTGACAAATGAGATAAAAGGAGAGGGCAAAAATAAAATGAACGACAAGAAGACGAATAATAAGAAAAAGAAGATGACACAGAGAGAAAGACTTGAAATGAAACTTGAAGAGTGTAGAAATAAATCTATTGTACATTCAGTGGAAGTTGTCGTGCCAGACAAAGTTGTAAAGGTTGCAATTGAAAGATGGTATGAATTGGAAGAATATAAACTTGTATGTGATCCACAGGACACATTTAGTGTTGAAAGAGCTGTAATCCTTGCTTTAGTAAAAAACGATAATTCAGATCTTACGGCTGAAGGTATTGAGCATGAAGCTGATCAGTTTAAATTCTACAAGAGTAAGATGGAAGTTCTTAAAAATGCAATGAAAGTATATAAAGCACAGCTTGCCATTAAAGAATATGATGAAAAAGAAAAAGTCGAGAGGGAAAGAATCCGAGAGAATAAGAAAAAAAATAAAATTGCTCAGAAGAAGAGAAGAGCTGAAAGACTTGCGGAAGAAAAACTGAAAGAAACAAAGGAAGCAGCGAAGATTTATGCTGAAGCACTGAAATCAGCTTTGTGTGGTTATGAAATTTCAGAAGATACGGTTGAGAACATGGCAAAAGATATGAATATAAGAGTGTAAGTGGTAGCAGGTGCGTAGAGAATAAGTAATATACAACTCTGCGCACCTGTGTAAAAATGGATGTATTAATTATAGCATGTATTACAGCAGAAAGGAAGTAGGTGATTACTATAGAATTCGTTTATGTTTTGATTATTTTGGCATATATTTGTGTCATTATGATTAGCTTCGTGGACTTTATGAATTGTAATTTCACATACTTTAGTTATAAGGCAAATTATGAAAGATGGAATAAACTAAATTGGTTTGGCATCGTATTTATAACTTCTGTGATTTGTATTTTGTTCTTTCCGTTGTCGATCGGATATGGTATTTGCAGATTTATTCGTTGGGTTTTCACGGTTGGAAGGAAAGATTAATTATGAAAATCAAATTCTCAAATGGAAGTAGTTTGGAATCAATCGAATCAACAGATAGTAAAAGAAGTAAACGTGCAGAAAAGATTTTGTATTACAAAAAGAATCCATATAAATTAATAAAATATTTATACGGAGAGAACTTACATTTATATCAAAAGTTATGGATAAAATTTATTATACTTGCAGAGAAATGGAGACAATTATGGAAAATGTAGAAGAGAAGACTGTAGAAGTAAAAAGAAAAATTCATAAATTCTATTGCGATAAATGTGGAGAATATTTAGGTGAGAGTGAAGAGTTTGATGATGAATATTATGAGGAAATCGGATATGTTACTCAACGTGTTGTTGTAAATGGAAAACAATACATCTATAAAAGACATCTGTGTAGCAAATGTAAAGAAAATTTCTATAAAGATCTAGGCAATGTTTTGGAAATTGTTGGTTTTGTAAATGTTGGATAATTATGCAGATTATTAGTATGCCAAGATGTTCTGGAAAAACAATGCTTGCAATTAAGAGGACGAGAGATATGAAAAGAAGAGAAAGGATACAGTTGACCAAATGGGCAGATAAATTGTCTGATAAAGACTTGGAAGATGCATATTATGATGCAGTTTATGACTGTTTAGGAAGTGAAACAGAAGAAATGTATGAACTAGGTTATGATCCAATAGATATTGCAGAACAAGAAAAATGTGAAAAGTATCTTAGCGAAAAGGCTGATGTGTTGGAAGAACTATGTGAAAGACGAGGAATTAAGTTATGGGAATAAAGAATAAAGGAGTATAGACCAATGGGAACTAAAGATAATACTTATGCAAACACAGGAAAGAGATTATATTTTCTATCAGACGATGTAGATAATGAATCAATTGGACAACTTACATGGAACATATTGCATCAGCTTGCAGAAGATGATGAGAAAGATAAGAAAGAAAAGGATTATAAACGTGAACCAATTAAAATCTACATCAATTCGTATGGTGGAGTAGTTTATGACATGTGGGGATTGATTGACATTATTGTAAATAGCAAAACACCAATTTATACATATTGTACCGGTTATGCCATGAGTGCAGCTTTCAAGATTTTCTTAGCAGGGCATAAGCGATATTGTTACAAGCACTCCACATTCATGATTCATCAACCTGTTTGTTGGATTAGTGGAAAATATACAGATATTAAAGAAAACATGGCAGAACATGATCGAATGAATGAATATATTATCCAGTATATTCTTGATAGAACATATTTTAAAAAAGAAGAACTGGATAATATTTGGGAAAAGAAACAAGACTTTTATATTAATTCAGAAGATGCTGAGAAATATGGAATTGTTAATGAAGTTTTGTAAAACGAATGTGGTGATTAAATGAGAGTATATAAAGATAAACAATTTCTTGTCTTTGATTTTGAAGACGGAAGAAATGTTAAGTATGATTTTGCGACCAAGACAGCGATCGGAATCAAAGGAAAACCTGTAAAAGATTTGCGAAGTCAGTTAAGTGGAATTTCAATGAACCGAGTAATTGAAAATTGTGACGATAAGAAGTATGCAAAATTCTTGAATTTTGTAATGAGAGCAGAATCTTCATATCATGAAATTTGGAATATCGGAACTGTACTTGATAGAGTTCCATTTTATTCAAGATTTGAGCAATTATTTTCTGCTGGTATAGATGATATTGTTGACGTAAGAGAACAAAACTTGAAAAGTTTTAAATATTCTATTGAAGACATTCCAAAATCACTTCTTAAAATATGTAGAAAATATTCTATAAAAATTTCCAACGACACTATTAGATTTTATAAAGAAAACCCAAACGCATATTGTATTGCCTATAAGTTAGATTATTTAAGTTTGGATTATTACGACATCTATAAAATATGGAAAACATCAGAAAACATGTATGATGCAAACGCAAAATCATATTTTAACATCCTTGTAAATGAGTACGGATATAATGCAAAAGATTTATGGCTATACATAGATAGAATAAAGACATTTGAAGCAATTGAAGATATGGCTTTTCTTATTCGTGAATTATGTGATTATGCGGACATGATGAGGCAGCTTAGTAATAAGTACGACAAGTATCCAAGACATTTTCTTACAACTCATAAAATTGCATGTAGAAATTATGACAGAATGAAGAAAGAATTTTCAGAAGAGTTATTTAGAAAAAGAATTAAAAAAGAATATGAATGTTCATTTGGAGAATATGTATTTATTTATCCTAAGTCTACTCAAGATATCAAGGATGAGGCAGCCTGCCAAAGTAATTGTGTTAGTTCTTATATAGATAAGGTTATTGATGGATACTGTCATATATTATTCTTGAGAAAAAAGAACAGTCCAAAAGAAAGTCTTGTAACAATAGAGGTTAGAAATGATCAGATTGTCCAGGCTAAAAGAAGATTCAACGATGATGTAACAGAAGAACAGAAAGAAGTAATTGATAAGTTCAATAAGAAATTTGGAAAGGAGATTAAGGCAGCATGATTAAGGGTGATAAGATAAGACTTAAAGCAAAAATGGGTGTGTTTGATAACATCGGAGAAATCTGTGAAGTAATAGATATAAGTGATGGTGGAGTGATTTGTTTTAAATTTGGTAATGGAAGTCATCTTGGTTGTATGTCATTCGATGAATACGAGAAGTATTTTGAATTGGTTGAGGAAGAAAAAGAACCAGTAAAAAGAGTTTGGAGTAAGTGGAAGCTTGGTTATATTACTTTTTATAACCAAACTGGAGAATGTATTGAAGAGGATATTTATTATAGAGAAAACAGAAAACGTGTGCAAGTAAAACTAAAAGATGGAAGTTTAAGAGCGAATGCATCTTGTTGTAAAGAAGACGAGTTCGATTTTTCCAAGGGAAGAGAATTAGCGGAAAAACGACTGATTATGAAATATCTTGCCAGAGAAGTAAAGGAATATGCAGATTCATTGTAGAAGATAGGAGAATAAAATAAATGATTATATTACTTATTATAATTTCAATCATAGGATTTATTATAGCTTATGTAATTGATGAAGATTTTGCTGGTTTTTTCTCAGTATGTTTCTGTGTATTACTTGTCATTGGTATGTTTTTAGGGATTTCTGTAAGTAATGGAAAAACCATAGACGAAAAAATTGTAATGTACCAAGAAGAGAATAACAAAATAGAGAAACAAATCGACACATTGGTTTCTAATTATATGAACTATGAATCTGATACATATGAAAAAATAAAATCAGAAAGTTCTATTACATTAGTTTCTATGTATCCAGAACTGAAATCAGATAAATTAGTAGAAGAACAAATTTCCGTATATGAAGAAAACAATAAAAAGATCAGAGAATTCAAGGAAGATAAGATCAACCTGAAAGTTAAGAAGTGGTGGTTGTATTTTGGAGGTCGAATGAAATCGAACTTTCATAATGGAGAATAACTATGTGTAAGTATTGTGATGAAAATTCATACGAATGCGAAGTCTTTCGTGGAGATAATGGCTATTACCTGGATGTAGAAACGTTGGAATGGGATAATTACTATGATGAAATTGTACATATCAGGTTGGATATAAACTATTGTCCGTACTGTGGAAGAAAGTTGGATGAAGAAGATGTAAAACCAATTATTCTGGATCAATCAAACGGAGATATCGAATATGAGTGTCCTATGTGTGGAATACAGGTTGTATCTAATATTGGAACTAAAAGTAACTGTTGTGGCGAATGCGGTTGTAAATTTGATTGGAGTGAGATTGATGAGACCAATTGATGCAGATTTATTAATGGAAAATTTAGGTTTTGATGATACAGAAGAAGAAAGAGAAGAAAATGTCGGAGAAATCATCACATGGGAAGGTGTTGATAGTCTGCCGACAGCGTTTGACGTGGAGCAAGTTGTAAGAGAGCTTAAAGAATTAAAAATGCGTTACTATATGACAATAGCAAACACAGGTGATGCGGATAAAGATTGTGCTTATCTCAATACTGCAAATGCTATTGATAAAGCTATTGAAATTGTTAAGAGAGGTGGAAGAGAATGTTAGTTCCGGCAATTTTATACAAAGAGCAAATCCAAAAAGAATTTCAAAAATATTACTACACAACAGATATGATGTACGAGACAGGCTGCTTAGACAATTGGAGTCCAAACATAGAAGAAAACCCAGATGAACAAACATACCAATATGCAATTATAGGAAATGATAATAAGTTGATTGGCTTTCTTGCTTTCAGAATAGATTGGTATTGCTCACGTGTTTATAATTTTGGCTTGTTTTCATTCGACAGAGGAAATGCATTGATTGGAAGAGAAGTCTTTAAAAAATTAGATAAACTTGTTAATAGATTTCATAGAGTGGAGTGGAGAGCTGTTAGCGGTAATCCTGCTTGCAAAAGTTACGACAGTTTTATAGAAAAATATGATGGAAATAAGCACGTTCTTAAAGATGCAATTAGAGATAGAGCTGGTAATTATCACGATGATATTATTTATGAGATTGTGAAGCGAGGCGGAAGAGATGAATGAAAAAGAGTTATGTCTAATGTGCGAAAGTTACCAAGAAGACACAAAATGTGAACAACGTGATAACTGTAAGCTCATGGCAATACTACAAGAAAACATAGAACTAAAGAAAAAAGTAAGTCGATTAAAACATCAATTGGACGAATCGGAATTAAAACGATCATATATGATAGATCCGAATGCAATTGGTGATAGACACGAAATGGGTTGCTGGTAGAGGGGTGGAAGAGATGAGGAATAAACTGGATGATGTGTTAAGCCGAATACAGTTATATTCATACTTGTTGCCAACAGTAAAAATTGGAAATGCGATCATGGATTTCAGAGAAAAGTATACACTTCTGGATTGTAAGAAAGAGAGATGTCGAAGAGATGATTGAAATTGTAAAAAACATTTTAATAGTGGTTGGGATGGTAACAATCGCTTGTGTAATTATATGTTTTGCAATTGAATTTAAAGAAAAATTCAAGAGTTGGAGAAAAAATGGCTGTAAGATTAAGTTCCTATGCAGGCATGAATATGATGTTGAATTTACAAGCAGTTTATTTGGCGAAATATCATTGAAATGCAGAAAATGCGGAAAGAAAAAAATAATCAAGAATTTGAGTAGTGAATTGGTAGATAAACTTTGGTGGGGTGGAAGAGATGAAGAATAAAGAGAAGTACGCAAGTGAGATTGTTGAAATTGCTTGTAATGGTGATAGCATTGCAATAACAAGCGATGGTGGTAAGTTGGTGCAGTGTAATCATATTAGCTGTTGTGAATGCTTGTTTGAGAATAGTAAAGATTGCCATGAGAAAGTAAAAAAATGGGCAGAATCCGAATACATAGAAAAGCCAGTGATTTCTAAAAAAGATAAAGCTTTTTTGGAGTATATCAAAGAAGAGTTTAAGTATATTGCAAGGGATGGTAGAAATGAGAATTTGTTTGCGTGGAGTGCAAAGCCCGAAAGAGGACTTACCATAAACGAATGGCTGGATACGGGAAGTGATGCGATAGGACTTTACGGATTTAACCTAGACCTCCCAATGGTTAAATGGTCAGACTCCGAACCGTGGCTTATCGAGGACTTGAAGAAGTTGGAGGTAGTGGACAGTTATGAGTAAAATTCCAAAAGAAATAGTAGACAAAATTGAGCAAAGAAATAAACTCAACGAAGAAATAGAGGCATGGTGCAAAGAAAACCTTGATATGGATGGAATGTGCTCGGACTGTGCCGATATCACAGACCATCACACCGGCAAGGAGCAAGGAAATGATGAATGCAAAGAATGGTGCGAGCAGTGGACAGGATATTGTGAAGATGACTATTACGGTCATTATTACTGGGAAACAGAGTATCCAGAAAAGTATTTGCATATGGATTTTTGGGTTTAAAGGTGGAGGAATCATAGAAGCATGAATAGAGAAATACTTTTTAGAGGGAAACGTGTAGATAATGGCAAGTGGATAGATGGATATTTGTTTGACGATGGCTACCCAAAACCTAGGCACGTTTTTGTAGGTGGTTTGGTGATTAATGAATACAAAGGAACGGCTTGTGATGAATGGGATATTAATGCAATTGATTTTGCGGATGTTAAACCGGATACGATTTGCCAGTACACAGGATTAACCGACAAGAACGGAAAGAAAATCTTTGAGGGAGATATATTAAGAGGATTTCAATATCCATTCTGTCATGATGAAGAATACAACTATTACGCAGAGATTATTTTTGTGAATTGTTCTTTTATGACTTATACACACAAAAATCCATCATCTTGTGTTAGAGGAATATCTGATGGGAATACAGAATTGATGGAGTGTTGGGTAAGTGAGGATTGGGAAGTTATTGGCAACATCTATGACGATCCTGAACTGTTAGAAGATAAGGAGAATAGCAATGGCAAAGATATTTAAAGTAAGCGGATATTTTGTGGATACAAATGGTAATTACTCAACGGAAGCTATCTATAATTTGATTTTTAATGGATGGGCAGAGCTTGAACTACGGCATGGACATACAGAACTGGAAGAAATATCCGATAGCTAAGCAAGTCGCAAGAATCGAATCAATAAGTCAATGTATGATAAGACAAATGTTCCGAATCCATTTCAGGACACATTAAGATATGGAACGCTTGATTTGAAAGATTTATATGTTCGATGTGCTACGGATGTGATGAATTTTGGAGACAAGAAATCAATTGCTATAACACACTGTAATGAATACAAAATTGATGTTAAGGAACTGGAAAATATCTTTGAAGGATGGAATATTTATTATTCTAACGGAGAAACGCACGATGATATGAGGGAGGGTGATATATGGAATTAAATCAGGTAGTGTATGGTCTACGATTCGCAAAGTGCAGAAAGCCGGGAAGCAGATTATTTATGTGTATAAAAATAGAGAATAAATATTGGAGGATAAAAAAATGAAATTATATGTGATGTCAGGAGCAGTTAATGGAATAGATAGTATTGATGGAATGTATTATCTTATAGCAGAAACAGGTGAATGCTTGGCAAGTCATTTTTGTTCCTGTAAATATTTTGCAAAAGGTGATTTATACGAAAGAAGACCAGAAAGAATTGAAGAATTTACAAAAAGATTTGGCGACATCGAAGTGTTATATCTTGGAGAAGATGATATGACCGTTGATAAACTTCTGAATCTTAATAAAAAATGGGCTATAGAAAACGGTCTTTGCGAAGAAGATGGAGAATAATAATTATGAAAAACGAAGAAATTATTGACTATCTAATGTCAACTAGGTTATATGAAAATACAGACGTTGATATGTTTTATGAAAAGAAAATGCTTGACGAAAATAAAACAGTCCCAATCAGAGATTTAATAGAGAGATTTGTTGATGTAGATAAAGAATTTCATGGAGAACCTTGGAACATTAGACAAATTCTAACGAACATAGATATGATTATTCCGGTAGAGGATAGAAATTAAACAGATGAAAGCCGTGTTTCATTAGTGGAGGTGATAGGCGTGGATCAGCTAAATAAAATAGATTACATGATTAAGTCATTATATCTTGCGAAAGATGAGATTAAGTATGCACAAGAATATAACTTGCGAAAAGAAAATGATAAAACAATGGGACGTGATTTCTATTCAAGTTATGTGGATAATCATAGAACTCCGAATGGAACTATTATCAGAGAGTCATTGAGAATGGTATCAAGACTTGCTGCACAGGTTGCAAATGAATGCACGTTGAGTGTGTATTGTGATGAGGTATTCAGAGAAAAGGGTTAAATATGGGTAAATCAGTATTAGTTATTAACACGCCAGATAAATGTATACATTGTCTATTATTAAATAGTGAAGATGAATGTATGGTACAAGATGACGATGCAAATTTCAATGCTAATGATTCGTGGGATGAGTTAATGAAAGGGTGTCCATTAAAAGAAGTTCCAGAAAGAAGAAAATATGGCGAAGAATTTTTCAATGGAGATGTAAAAGGTTGGAATGACTGTTTAAAAACAATTTTAGGAGAATAAAGATGTATAGATATATTGCAGATTTACATATTGGCTGCACAAACTCTTTTGAACATCGTACTTTAGAGTATGATGAGATTCTTATTAAGAACTGGAACTCTGTAGTTAAGAATAATGATACAACATTCATTCTAGGTGATATTGGTAGATGTGGCAATAATAAAGATAATGAATATTTGTGTTCTGTTATTTCAAGACTCAAATCTAAGAAAATTTTAGTGGTCGGAAACCATGATGAAGTTGGTCTAAAAGATTACAGGGTGAAACAACTATTTGAAACTGTGGTTGATTATTTTGAACTTACTGATAATTACAATGGAATCAGTCAAAAACTTGTGCTTTCGCATTATCCTATCTTTTCATGGAATGGTTGTTACAAAGATACAGTTCTTCTCTATGGTCATACACATGGCAACTTCGATGATGTCATCTATCAGGAATCCCTGGAAAAACTCAGATATAAGGTAAGACAATTAAATACGGAGAATAAAGAAGTGAAGAAGTTTAAGAATCTTCCTTATGCTTATAATGTTGGTGCAATGATGGATTGGATTAATTATTGTCCGAGAACGTGGGAAGAGATTAAGGATATTTATATTTTGAGGTAGGAGAATTATGTTTGAGAGAATTATAAAATCAGAACCATTCAAGAGTGCAGCTAGAAAAACTGGTAATGTGGTCAAAGTAACATTATTAGTATATTTTGTTCCTATTATTATATCTGTTGCGCTGATTCCGGTGATACACGAATGGTTCTTTATCTTAGCGATTGTTATGTTGTTTTCGACTTATCCATTTTCGAGATGGTTAATTAAGTTGCTAGAAGATGGGAGATTGTAACGTTCTATGAAAATTGAGAAGTATCATTTTGCTAAAGGTGAAGCTCTAGTTGTTAATGGAAGTATCCATTTTGATTATAATTTTGCATTTTGTGGAAGACCCTATATTCATTTGAATGCTTATTGTGGACGGAAATATCAAATTGGTGTAGGAATTCGTGACAATGATGACTTTGATATTGGTTGTATCTACACAGCAGAAAATGAAGAACAGTTTTTCAATGTTCTACATGAGTTGATCAATTGGATGAATGACTTAGAACATGGTGTATGTTTTTGGGAAGAATTTATAGACGATATTAAAGGATTCTTTCCAGAGTTAGGATGTGAAAAAAGATATCAGTTTGGAGTGAAAAAGAGATGGAAAGGGTAAAGAGTAAAAGCAATTCTCCGGGAAACGTTGTTGGTTATGGTGACAAAGTTCATGATGGCATAGATTTTGATTGGATTAAAAAATTATCAGATAAAATGCAAAAGACAGTTAATGAACTCGCAGAAGCTATCGAATTAGCTAGTAATGGAGAATAAAATATGTTAGTTAGTTTTAGCAAAAACATCTTTTTGCAGTTGTATTGCAGAATTGAAAATAAAATCATAAACATAGACGGTAAAAGATGGAGAAATGGCAGACATAAATGTAGATGTCATGTATGTGGCAAGGTTTTGGATTCTAAGAAAGACAAGTATAGTCCAAAAGAATGCGGTTGGATGAGATTAAAAGACAGGAAAATTTACGATCCGTGGATTTGTCATTCATGTTTGGAACATTACAAACATGGCAAATGGAATGTTTTAGATAATTGTAGTAATGCTGGTGTATATTGTTCTGAATGCGGAAAGAAAGTGTACAGGTCTGATTATGCAAATCAGAAAGTAAAATCAAACTTCTGTCCGAATTGTGGAGCAAAAATGGATGTGAATTGATTGGAGGAATAACGATGGAGATCAAAGAGACAATTAGTCTTCTTAAGGGCATTCAAAAAAGAGCTGCAAGGAATCCCATTAGCTTTAGCTGATAGATAAAGAGCTGTACAAAACAGCGAATATACAAATGAAAGTGAGGTGATAAGTAAATGTTAAAAGCTTACAAATATAGATTACATCCTAATAAACAACAGGAAATTCAAATACAAAAAACTTTCGGATGTTGTAGGTTTGTTTACAATTATATGCTTAATTATAAACAGGAGTTGTATGAAACGAAGAAAGAATTTATGAGTAAGTTTGATTGTAATAATTATGTGAATCGTGTTCTTAAGAAAGAATATGAATGGTTAAAAAATGTAGACAAATTCGCTCTTACAAATGCAATTTATAATATGGATTCAGCTTATCAGAAATTTTTCAAAGAACATACTGGTTATCCAAGATTTAAAAGTAAAAAAGATAATAAAAAGTCTTATAAAACAAATAACAATGTAAATAAGGGAATAGCAACTATTCGTATTGAAAAGAATAGATTAAGACTTCCTAAAATTGGAATGGTAAGAATTGTTTATTCAAGAGAAATAACAGAAAGGATAAAATCTGCAACTATTTCACAAGATCCATCTGGAAAATATTTTGCATCAATATTATTTGAAGCAGAATACGAATATTTACCAAAGAGCAATAATTCAGTCGGTGTTGATTTAGGAATTAAGGATTTACTTATCACTTCGGATGGTGAGAAAATTAAAAACATTCTTACTACAAAGAAATATGAAAATAAATTAACAAAAGAGCAAAGAAAACTTGCTAAGAAACAAAGAGGTAGTGTCAACTATGGGAAACAGAGAATAAAAGTAGCTAAAATATATGAAAAAATTCGTAATATCAGACTATATAATTTACATCAAATTTCTCACAAACTTATAATCGAAAACCAAGTGATAGTGAGTGAGAATTTAAATATAGAAAGTATGCGACAGAATCATAATCTTGCAAAATCTGTATCTGGTTGTAGTTGGTACGAATTAACTAGACAGTTATTTTATAAGGCTGAATGGTATGGAAGAGAATATATAAAAATAGATAGATTTTTTGCAAGTAGTCAGTTATGTAATTGTTGTGGTTATCAAAACAAAGAGGTTAAAGATTTATCTGTTAGAGAATGGATATGTCCGGAATGTGGAACTGTTCATGATAGAGATGTAAACGCTGCGATTAATATTCTTAATGAAGGATTGAGATTGCTAGAAGTAGCTTAAATATAAAACATACGGCAATATCTGTCGGAATTTACGCCTGTGGAGATAGTAGGTTACGAGGTTTATGAAGCAGGAAGGTTTATAAAAACCAGATAAAAACAATATTTCAAGTGGAGAATAAATAATATGTAGCATATATAAAGGGAGGTAGTTTTATGGATAGAAGTGATCTCGCAGAAAGAATGAAAGGCTATGAAAAAAGGAATAGATATTATCTTCAGCGAAGGATGCCAGTAATTTTGAGGCTAGACATGAGAGCTGGACATAGCTTCACAAAAGGATTTGAAAGACCGTTTGATGAAGTTTTTATTAAAGCAATACAAGAAACGGCAAAATATTTATGCGAAAATGTTCAAAATTGTAAGTTATCTTATCAACAAAGTGACGAAATTACATTATTACTTGTTGATTATGAAAAAATAAATACAGATTGTTTCTTTGAATATAGAGTAGATAAACTTTGTAGTATTGCAGCAAGTATGGCTACGATGAAATTTAATCAAGTTTTTAAAGAATTATCTTATAGAGAGTCAGAAAATTTGGAAATTATTTGTAGAAAAAATCCATATTTAGAAAACAGAGATTGTTTAACTAAAATTCCTAATGTACATACCAATTCAGCAGATAAAGGTGCAATGTTCGATTGCAGATGTTTCAATATTCCAAAGGAAGAAGTAACTAATAGCATTTATTGGCGACAACTTGACGCTACACGAAACTCTATTCAGATGGTAGGACAAGCTAATTTTTCGCACAAAGAATTGCAGAACAAGTCTTGCAACGATATTCAGGATATGCTTATGACTCAGAAAGGTATTAATTGGAATGATTTGCCGCTATATCAAAAACGTGGATCTTGTTGTATTAGAAATCATATGATTTCACTACCATATGGCGATTACCTGCTAGATGAAACCGCAGGTGAAAACGAATGGATTATTGATAAAGATATTCCAATCTTCAAAGGTGAAGGTAGAAAATATATTGATAATCTTGTTTTCGTAGGAGAATAAATGTAATGGATATTTTAAGGCGAGAAATTAAAAAGCAAATCGAATATTGCATAAAATTTGACAGATACAAAGCAGGATTTTTTGTTTCAGATGTGTCAAAGATTAACAAGATAAAAGAAATCTTAGACGGAGTAAATAAAATAGTTGGGCAAATGATGCATGTTGTCAAATTAAAAGAGAATGAGTTGTATGTGGAGTTTTGGAATGGTAGTAGTATGAAAGTATTTGTACCTTCTGATAATTGTCGAGGATATAAGATCAATGGTTGTCTTATAGATGAAAATATAGCACAAGATGTAAAAGATTGTATTATATATCCACGGATTATGCAGAGATATGTTGAAGTTGATGGCGTTCTTAAATTTGAAGATAGACTCGAAACAAATAAACGTATCGTGGAAGTAGAAATATAGGGGAATAAACAGATGAGTGTATACGAATTACAACAGCATGACGTTATTTCTTACAAGCCTCCACAGCCACATAAACAAAAGTATAAGATTGGAAAATATATTTCTGTTTACGAATTAGTTGAAGCAACATCTGGTTCACCTGCTTTAAGGTTGGAAAGAGATAAAAATGAAGACAAAATGCTTAGAGTTAATGGAATAAAATATGTAAAATTCCCGTGGTGGAAGTTTTGGAAGAAAAGAAAATATGTTGCTAAATATTATCTAGAGGTTATGTGGGGAAATAGATGAATAAAGAAAATTTAATTCCGAATGTTACATATTCTTCCGAAGATGTTGGAAAAGCATTAAAACTAATTGTAAGAAGACTGAATGAAAGAAAAAATGAAAAAATAAAAATTTCGCACATATGTAGTACGTGTAAACACAGATGTACAGAAACGTATTTGACGCAGGATTGGATGGTTGAAAAAGTTTGGCATAATTGGTGTGGTCTTAATAAAAAATATATGGAAACAGAATATGGTCATGGCAATAACAAACATTTTTTAGAACCTTGCGAATATTGGGAAATGTCAGATTATTATAAAGATAAGGAAGATAGATATGAACAATCGACAGAAAAAGAAATTTATTAATAAAAACATGATTAAGCTGAAAAAGATTCATCCAGATGAAGGCGATGTAGTTATTATTCAGTTTGATCCTGGCAATGAATATATGAGTATTGGTACTGTTCTTGAGTTCTACGAAGCATGGGAAGGTGCTGGGATTTTTGATAACTGTAGAGTTGCTATTGTTCCATGCAATGTAAAAGTTTTGGGCAAAGAAGCTGCACAAAAATGTTGTGATGCTTTGCAAGAAGTAATTAATGAGATGGATGACGATTGATGAAAATGGATGGATAAAAAATGATTAAAGAATATTGTGATATTTGTGGTAAAGAAGTTGTAACAGATAAATATTTTCTTCCGGTTATGAAAGACAGTTATGTAAGAGCAAACATGGCATTCCTATGGTTGCAACAAAAGTAATGTCGTCTGAAAGAAAAGATGTGTGTCAAGACTGTGCAAGAAAAATACAATTTCTAATTGATTGCATTTTACTTGATAAAGATATTTCAATAACATTTGAATCATCAGAAGCAGGTAAGTCATGTCGCATTGAGTATGTAGGAGACAAGTTATGATAATTGACGGTTTAGTGTACGGACTTGTAAGTGCGATGATATTATCAATATTCGGAGTAGATGATATTTTTATAGATTCATTACAACCATTTGTACATGGTATTAAATTAACTTCGGATCATTTCTATCTCGCATTTGCATGTCTTGGGGCGATAGGAGCTATCTTAAAAGAGCTTGTAAGTTTATGAAAGTTTTGTTTCATTAGGAGGATAAAAAAATAAATAATGACTACAAAAGAAAAAGAACTTAAAGAAAAATACGAAAAATTCATACAAACAAAAGAAGGTAAGGAATGGATAAATCATTGGCAGAAAATAATTGGTTCTGATACTGGCGGAGACTTTGGAGATTATTTATATGATTTCTATCCTGAAATGATTTCTTAGAAGGTAAATATTATGAAGAAAACAAAAATTATTAGTGCATTTCCTGCTTGTGGCAAGACATATGCTTTTAAAAAATTAAACGAAAAAGGTTATAAGATTCTCGATAGCGATAGCAGTCAGTTCAGTTGGTGTTATGATTATGATCCAACCAATTCAGATAAAATTGAAAAGTATCGTAATCCAGAATTTCCAAGTAATTATATTCAGCACATTAAGGAGAATATTGGAAAAGCTGATTATATTTTTGTAAGCAGCCACAAAGAAGTAAGAGATGCTTTAATTGAAAATGGAATCTCTTTTACATTGGTTTATCCTGACAGAAGTATGAAAGCTGAGTGGATCGGTAGAATTTTCTTGCGTGGAAGCGGAGAAAAATTCTGTCAGCTCATTGCAAATAATTGGGATAGTTGGATTGATGAGATGGAAGAAATTGAGTGCGACAAATGGATTCTTGGAGATAAAGAATCAATTGACAAATACTATTACATTGGCGAATTGATAGAGAATAAATTGATTTGATAGGATGTGAAGATTATGTATCAAAATTGTTGTAAAAAGTGTGGAGGTGCATCATTACATACAGAAGTAAAAGGAAGTAATACAGGATTATATTGTGATGATTGTGGAGCATGGCAACGTTGGCTTGGGAAAGACGAATTGAGAGCGTTTGAATATTCGATGAGAGAAGCAACAAAAGAAGAAAAAGACTCTGTAAATAAATACATTGAAAGTATTTCTAAGCCAACAGGTGTAAATTTCTATGATAAAGAAGATGACGTTGCAAAAATTATTTATGATAATCTGAACTATATGTACTGTGACAACTGTAGATGTAATAGTGAAATCAAAAAAGACAGTGATGAATGTGGTTGTGAAGATTGCCACAGAAAATATAATGGCTGGGGAATTTCTATGCAGACAAGTAAGCGTATTGCAAAAGAGATTCTTGAGAGTATTGGAGAATAAATATGTGTAAGTTACCTAAGACAAGTTGCGATATTCCGATGCCAGAAGTTGTAACAGTTAGCAAACCAAAAACAATTGCAAGAATTAAACTATGCGGTGGAGCGATGACTCTCACTGTCACAGATTACACGTCATGGGAAAAACCAACGGAAGAACAGATTAAAAATCTGCATGAGATGTTGTGTATTGATGTTGAAATTTTGGAAGATGGAGAATAAGTATTATGCGTATATGTAATATGGGATATGAAGTCGAAGAAGATTTAATACCACCTGAAAGATGTCATTCTGATGGTCGCCCAGATTCTTGCAAAGAATGTCGTAATTATAACAGAGAATATGATCTTATAGAACAAGCTATTGAGTCTGCTAAATGCCGTATATATCGGTTAAAAGCTAATCCTGGCAGTACAGAAGCACATCAAAAGAAAGCAGAAAATCAGCAGGAATTAATGGAGATTACAATTAGAGCGTTGGAGTTTTATAGAGATGAGTACGAATAATATTAAAAAAGATTCGAGAGGACTTAGGGCGGAGTTGAAATTTTACGACGATTTCATGTTTGACAAAGAAGAACTCGACAATGTTATAGAGATATTTGCGAACATACCTGAGAAGTATATTGTACCATGTGAAACATTGTTATATGCGAGTTCTGCATGGAAAGAGGGTGAAGAATAAATGGAAGTATTAGCAAACACGGAGTATCAAGATGTTTATAGAATTGTAGATGGTGTGCTGCTTATTGTAAATAAATTTTTGTATAAGGACTATTCTAAGAAAACAAATCGGACTGTGCATGTTCGTGATAGAGGAAGAGACTATTGTAAAACCTATCATAAAGGCTGTCAAAAATGGTTAAAAGAATTGAAGAAAGATTATCTCGACACATCTGCTACAGTTACAATTCCTAAAGGTACAGTTCTGTATCATGGTTATCCAGTAGAACCTACAAATAAACCAGAGAATTACATTTACGAGATCAAAACCACAGGTGATGCATTTAGTGGTGATTATAATGAAGTAATGGATATGATTAAGAATATCCGTGAAGTTATGGATGGTAATAATTTTGCAGATGATTCTTGTATGAGAGGTGAAAATAATGTCTGATTTATATGTCTACTTAATTCGTTCAAGAAACAAAGACAACAAGGATGTTCCTAATTTCAAAGAACGAGCAAAGACTATCTTAGAATACAAAGAAAATGAAGAAAAAGTATTTGATGAATTTTATAAATTTGCAGCAGATGGAGTTCCTGGCGAACAGACAAGATTGTATCGGTCTGTAAATTCTAGGAATGAAGAAAAGATAAGAGAAGAACTTATTATTAGATTGCTTAGAAATAAACCAAGTATGACAAAGCTGAATCGTATATTGGCTTCAGTTACGCAGCAGGTGGAAAATCGTGATGAGGGTAAATGGTTATTTGATTTTGATGTGGATGATGAGATTATCGCAGATGATTTTATTGATGACATTTTTATCCAAACAGATATGGATTATCCAATAGAAAAAATTAAACGTTATAAAACTCCGCATGGTTATGCAATTGTAGTTCCACATGGATTTGACACTAGAAAACTCATGGAGAAGTGGAAAGATTACGATATCACATTAAAGAAAGATGGATTGTTATTTTTGGATATGATTTAAAGGGTTTTGTCAGAAATTCCATTAACTTTAGCTGATGGGATGAATGACAGAGAATAACTGTATATGAGTAATAATTAGAAATCTAAAAAACAGAGAATATACAAATGAAAGGAAGTGATTGTAGATGTTAGTAGCATATAAATATAGATTATATCCAAACAAAGAACAGCAAGCATACTTTGCGAAGTGTTTTGGATGTGTACGATTCATCTACAATCGTATGCTTTCAGATAAGATTGATTATTATAAAGAAACAAAACAGAAATTAAACAATACACCAGCTCAATATAAGAAAGAATTTGAATGGTTAAAAGAGGTTGACTCTCTTGCATTGGCAAATGCACAGATGAATCTACAGGCAGCTTACAATAATTTTTTCAAAAGACCAGAAGTGGGCTTTCCTAAATTTAAAAGTAAGAAAAGTCATAAATTTTCTTATACAACTAATAATCAAGGTGGAAATATTTATGTATCTGATAGGTATATAAAACTTCCTAAAATTGGTTTGGTTAGAGTAAAGAAACATAGAGATTTTGATGGATTAATTAAGTCTGTTACTGTTTCTCAAAACCCTTCTGGTAAATATTATGTCTCTGTTTTGGTTAGCCAAGAAGACAAAGAAAAACTACCTATTAACAATAACGAAATAGGAATTGATCTTGGTATTAAAGAATTTGCAATTACTTCTGATGGAGAAATGATTGAGAATCCAAAATATCTTAGAAAGTCTGAAAAGAAATTAAGAAAATTACAAAAGAATTTATCTCGTTGCAAAAAAGGAAGTAAAAACAGAGAAAAATGTAGAATTGAAGTTGCAAAACAACATGAAAAGATTACAAATCAAAGAAAAGATTTTTTACATAAATTAGCTACGAGAATTATTCGTGAAAATCAAACAATAGTTCTTGAAGATTTAAAAGTAAAAAATATGATGAGTAACCATAAATTAGCAAAATCAATTGCAGATGTATCTTGGAGTGAATTTGTAAGGCAATTGGAATATAAAGCTGATTGGTATGGACGAGAAATTATAAAAATTGATACTTGGTATCCATCTAGCCAGATATGTTCTAATTGTGGTCACAGAGATGGAAAGAAAGCATTGTCTATAAGAGAATGGACATGTCCTAATTGCGGAACGCATCATGAAAGAGATATTAATGCAGCAATAAATATTCTCAATGAAGGTTTGAGAATGAGAACGGCAGGAACTGTCGAGATAGCCTAAGTAAACTTATCTCATTAGAGATATTGATTAGGAAGCCCAACGAGCTTTAGCTCGTGGGTAGTTCACAGATAATATTCCAAAGATGCTAAAAGTAATTAGAGAATATATAGAAGAGTCTGAGTTATACAGGGAATGCATGGATAGAGTTGATAAGCTTCATTTCGACTCACAGAAAACAGCAATGATAAACGGAGCGCACAGTCATCAAGAAAAAGCAGATGAACTGGCAGAAATTATGAATGATGGAATTAGTCCTTATGCTTGGTATTATCATGATGCTATGCAGTATGGGTATGTTGTGTATTTGGATAATATTTAAGGAGGGAACTAATAATGGCAGAAGTAACAAGATTATGTCCTGTTTGTAGGACAATTATGAAATCAGCAGCTTATAAAGTTGGAAAACAAGATGGTACTGAAAGATTAGAAAATAAGATTTTTACACCTGATGGTATTGGTATTATTGGAAAACTTTTAGTATGCCAGAAATGTGGAAATTTAGCAGTGGTGAAGTAGTTATGGAGAAAGTAATTAAGTATAAATGCGATGAATGTGGAGAATTATTTGACACACCTGAAATGGCATTAGCACATGAAATAAGACACGAAAGAATTGAAAAAGCCAATGAAATGCTTAACGAAGGATGTACATTAAAACAAATAAATGATGAGTGTGAGATTTGGGCTTACGTACCAGAACATTTAGAGAATATAAATAAGGACAACTGTTTCAAAATAAGTTATTGGCAATGTTGTGACAAGCCAGCTTATCAAATTATTCGTATTTATTTCGATGGATATGTAAACGTAAGAGGATGTGGTTCGTGGAGTGGATATTATGGCAATCGGCTTAGAATAGACGATAGTGATTTAAGAAACCCAAGACCAAAAGAAGAGTTATTTGTAGATCCGAGATATGAAGATTTATATAGATTTTAGGAGGAAATAATTATGGAATTAGTTAATATAAATTTATTCGCTGAAGGATATTATTCAGGAAGAACATATGAAGATAATATTTGGATCAAAAAATCTTCATATGAAAAATTAATGGATATATTCCCAGAAGAAATATCATGTGGTGAATTAGATGGAAAACACAGTGAAGTAATGGGAGAAGTTGATGTACAAGATTATTCCTATACAGATGAATATTACGCAAAGAATGCAGATATTGCGCACGATGGAGATTATCTTGAATGGTCTTTACGTGATTTGTACGAATCAAATGGACTTGATTGGGTTGAAGAACAGAATGAAATCAACGAATATTTAAGTCGTCTTGATTTGCATGAAGAAGTAACTGTGTCAGTTCCGCATAGTAAAGTTAAAGAACTGATGAAGTTTGTTGATAATTTATAATTTGAAATTTTTCTTTCATTCAGTAGTCATGAATGCTGCGTGAAAGAAGAAAATAATCAACTACATATGGAGGAAAAGTAAAGTAATTCTAGATAATATGCTTACGTAAGCCTTGAAAATAAGGCAATTTGAGCAATACAAATGAAAGAAAAACTTCTACAGATGGACTTAGAGTGTTAAGTCTCTGTGGTGGTGTAGAAACTGGATTATACGCATTACAGCAATTGGATATTCCGGTGAAAGAGTATCATACATATGAGATTCTGCCTGAAGCTATTGCAGTTTCTCAGTACCATTTTCCGTTTGTGATACATCATGGTGATTTATATGAAGCGGATTTTAATCAATTCAAAGGATTTGACTTGTTATTAGCAGGAACTTGTTGCCAAAGTTTGAGTAAAGTCAGAATAGAAAATAAACAAGTCAACAATGGTTTAGATGGCAAATCAGGTATTTTCTTTAAAGCCATCGAATGTCTTAAGGTAATTCAGCCAAAATATTTCATGTTTGAAAATGTAATACCGAGTAGAGAAGAGGATCTAAATACAATGACAGAATGCATTGGTGTTGACCCCTTGCTTATTGACTCTGCAATTTTTAGCGCACAGTCGAGAGAAAGATATTATTGGACAAACATTCCATTGGGTGAATTACCGGAAGAATCTCCATTAGTTTTAAAAGACGTGATGGAGAATAATGTAAATGAGAAATATTTCTATAAAAAAGATTTTGAAATCATCGACATGAATAAACGTGTTTGTGCAGAGTTAAAGGTTAATACGATGGAGATGGGTAGACGTATCTATAATCCTGAGTTTAAGTGTTGTACATTAACGTGTGTTGGTGGTGGATACAACGAAAAGAAAGTTATGGATCATGACAGACCACGAAAATTAACACCTGTTGAATATGAAAGATTACAGGGACTACCGGATAGATATACGGATGTATTAATAAATGGAAGAAAAATAAGTGATACGAAACGATATTCTATGATGGGTAATGGTTGGAATGAACCGACAGTAGAGTGGATATTAAGTGGATTGAAAAAAGTGTAAGAAATTTTCTTTTTACAGGCGTTTGCAACCGCCTTGAAAGCAAGGAGTTTTTTAAAATCAAGAAAGGTGAAAACAGGTAAATTCTAGAATAAAGAGATTGCGCAATCCCCTATAGATAAAGGATTTAAATAATGATAAAAAGCATAAATTCATTCGGACTAACGGTATTAAGTTTATGTGATGGAATGTCGTGTGGACAGATAGCGTTAGAACAGGCAGGTTTTAAAGTCGATAAATACTTTGCGTCAGAGATTAAAGACATTGCAATTAAAGTAACCAAAGAAAATTATCCAAACACAATTCATATTGGTGATGTAAATAAAATTTTCTATAAAGATGGAATATTACATACTGAAGTCGGAGATTTTGAAACAAATATTGATGTAGTTATGTTTGGAAGTCCTTGTCAAAGTTTCTCGAGAGCAATGATTAAAGAAAGAAAAATTGGTTTGGATGATCCAAAGCGTTCAGGTTTGTTTTATGAATGTAATAGAGTACTAAGAGAAGTAAATCCAAAATATTTTCTCATGGAAAATGTTGTTATGAAAAAAGAAGATGAAGAAGTTATCAGTAAAATGATTGGAGTAAAGCCTATTAGAATCAATTCTTCTCTTGTTGTTGGTCAACTTAGAGATAGGTATTATTGGACTAATATTCCAGAAGTTACAGTACCGGAGGATAAGAAAATAACATTGCAAAGTATTTTAAATGATGGTTATACGCCTGACAAGAAAGCAAAATGTCTTCGTAGAAATGATTCACATGGATTTTACAACGGATGCGGTTGGACTCCGATCAAAAGATTCCATAGGTTTTACTATAAATCTTTTGGAACAATGGTATTTCCATCAAAGGAATATTTTGAAAATTGTTTGGAAGTAACTAAGAAAATATTAAATGGGAGAAAGTCGTCAGCAAAAATGTATGATGATTACAATGGTCATGATTTTGATGATGCAAGATATTTATGGAAAGAAGAAAGAGCAAGGTTGCAGGGAGTTCCTGAAGAATATGTGAAATATATGTCTGAAAAAGACGCTGCTGACGTTCTTGGAGATGGTTGGACAGTACCAGTAATTGCTCATATCTTTAGTTTTATGAAGTTTTAAGGAGAGAATAAACATTATGACAATTAAATTCATCAAAGATGTTATCTTCAAAGACCAAAAAGAAGACAGTGTAAAGATTAAAAAAGGAAAAATTCTTACAGCAAATGTTATAAGAAACGAAGATGGAAAAGAAGAATATGAGATTACTCATAAGAAAAATACGTTCATGATTCCATATTCTATGAAAGATGTAATGTTTGAGATTTTGTAAATTTATTCAGATTCTTTTGGAGAATAAGTAAATGTACAAATAATGATTGAGAGGTATAAACAATGCTTAACGAAAAACAAAAGAATCTGGTAGAAGAAAATTATAATCTAATCTACAAATATGCAAAAGACCACAAGTTAGATATAGAAGAATTCAGTGGATTGCTTTCTATTGGTTTGTGCAAAGCTGCATTAAATTATGATTCAGATAAAACAAAGTTCTCAACATTTGCTTTCAGATGTATGGGAAATGAAGTGAGTAATTATTTGAGGAAGATTAATGCAGGTAAGTATTTAAGACATGATGAAGTGTATTCTATGGAAGCATTAAGCGAAGATAACGATAGACCTATTAGCGAAACTACATTAATGGTTTCTTCAGAGAATATTGAGGGAGAATATATATTTAAGACTAAGTTTCAAAAAGAATATGACAAGCTGAAAGATCAAGTAAAAAATATTATTGCTCTCAAATATCGTGGTTACACAAACAATGAAGTTGCGGAGATTCTGGACATGAAAGCGTCCACTGTAAGTATGGCGTTAAAGAAATTCAAAATGGCTTTGGTATAGTGGAAGTATAGAAGTGGTGGTGACAAATGAACAATCGACAAAGAAAGAAATGGCTGAAGAAACAGAATTCATATGTAAATCCAAAGGAAACATGGTGCTTAGATGTTAATTTAGCCAAATATATCATTCCAAGATTGAAAAAATTCAAGAAGCTTAACAATGGTTATCCTGGCAGAGAAGAAATGGATACACCAGAAAAATGGGATGATGCATTAGATAAGATGATTCAAGCGTTTGAATACGTAATAGATTTTGATGAATATTGGTTAGATGATCCAAGATATGACTATACGGATATTATGTTTGGCGATAACAAAGAACTTTACGAAAGTATAGTAGAGAATAAAAGAATGGAAGATATTCGCAGGCTCGAAGCAATTAATGATGGGTTACAGTTATTTGCTAAGTATTATATGAGTTTGTGGTGGTAAGAGAATAAATGGCGAGTTTCGTTGGAGAATGTTTCTTAGGAGGTAATGAAAATGTGCAAAAAAAAGTAACAAATCAAGATATAAGGGGTTGAGATTTAATTACAAGATAGATGGAAAAGTATTAATGGATAAATATCAAACGATTGATGATTTTCTATCAACAGAATTTCCCAAGAACAATAATCCATTGTCTCCAATAGACGAAACAATATTGTTCAATATTAAGTGGAATAATAATCCAATATTATCGTGTTCTGGTGAACATAAATTAAGTGAAATAAAAAATATTTTAAAGAATTTTGATCCAAACCAACTGGAAAGAAAAGAGATTTATTCAATTGAAGAAGTTGAAGAAAAAGTAAAAGATGTGTTGTTTGAGAAAAAACGTAATTTGTCTAAAGTGGATTTTGATGGAGATATGATTAAGGGCAACAGTCAGAGGTATCAGACATTCTTTACCAAAGGTTGTAGATGTGTAAAGTGTGGAATCGAAGGCAAGTATTTTGTAAAAGAGAAACATTTAAAAGATATAAGTTTCCATCTTAATCTATATGCCATTGATGAAAACGAAAAAGAAATCTTGATGACAAAAGACCATATTATCCCAAAATCAAAGGGTGGAACTAACGATATTAGCAATTATCAGACAATGTGTAAAAAATGCAATGAAGCAAAAGAAAATAGATTAGAAGATTAAAGAAAGGAAAAATAGAAAAGTTCCTATAGGATAAAACGTGCGTTACTTACTACGGTAAGAGGAACTTATGTATTGTGCTTATGTTACAACATTAAAAGGATTAAGAAAACATAGTAATGCAGATAGATTACAGTGTGTTGAAGTTTTTGGACAAAATGTAATTGTTGATTTGAGCTATAAAGATGGACAAAAGGTAGTTTTCTTTCCATCTGACGGACAATTATCAGAAGAGTATGCAAAAGATAATAATCTCGTAAGAATGAAAGATGAAAATGGTAATAATATTGGCGGATATATGGACGCTGAAAAAAGAAATGTTACTGCGATTAGACTCAGAGGTGAAAAATCAGAGGGTTTAGTATTGCCTATAGAATCACTTTCTAAGTATGTGGATGTTACAAAATTAAAAGATGGAGATCAGATTACCGTCATTGGTGGTCATGAAATCTGTAGAAAATATATTCCAAAAAGTAGTAGAAGAAGCAACAACTCAAGAAAAAGTAGTGATAAGAAGAAAAAAGATAACTCGATTTCTTATCCATTCTTCGAAGAACACAAAGATACTGCACAGCTTGCGTATAATATGTCTGCGTTTAAACCCGGTGATACTGTATATATTACCCGTAAGCTTCACGGCACGTCAGCTCGTACCATGAAGACAATTAAAGTAACAAAGAAGAATAATGTATTTAGAAGATTTTTACATATGAAACCTAAATACGAAAAAGAAGTTTCTGTAGTTACAGGAAGTAGACGAGTTGTATTAAAAGATATGAATAGTACAGATGGTTATTATTCAGATAATACATTCAGAAAGAAATATCACGATTTGTTAAAAGACAAACTTCCGGAAGGATTTGAAATTTTCTATGAGATTGTTGGTTATGTAAACGAGACAACACCAATCATGGGAACTGTGTCAAACAGCAAAGTAAAAGATAAAGAATTCAAGAAGAAATTTGGAGATACAACTGTATTTTCTTATGGCTGCAAACCAGGTGAAAACGAAATGTATGTGTATAGAATGACTGCAACAACAGCAGATGGTACAGTTGTGGAAATTCCTTGGGAGAATATAAAAGTATGGTGTGACAAACTTGGTGTAAAACATGTACCAGAATTGGAAAAATTTATCTATACAACGCCTGAAGACTTAAAAGAAAGAGTAAATAAGTATCTTGATGGTATGCCAGTTGATGAGATTGGTAAAACACATATTGCAGAAGGTGTAGTTGTTCGTATTGACAATAGAGATTCATTTACTGCATATAAAGATAAAGTGTTCGAATTCAAGGTATGTGAAGGAATTATTAAAGACAATTCAGACGCACCAGACATGGAAGAAGCAGAAGAATTGCTTAAGGAGATTGTATAATGAATAAGCCAACATTATGGGTTATGGTCGGTTTGTCTGGAAGTGGTAAATCAAGTGTAGCAAAAGAAATCGCAGAGAATAATTCTAACACAATTATCGTATCATTAGACAATATTTGTGAAGAATTGACTGGTAAAGTAGAAGATCAATCTAAAAATGAAGAAGTATCTAAAGTATTTCACAAAAGAATTCGTGAGACATTGGAGAATAATACTAATGTAGTTGCTGATGCGACAAATATTACAATGAGGTCGAGACGAGCAATTATTGAAAATGTCAAAAGTATTGAATGTCATAAAATCGTTTATCTGATTCCAAAACCATTTAGACAATGCAAAATTGATAACCTGAATAGACAACATCCTGTGCCTGAAGAAGTATTAAATGGGCAGCTTAGAAAATTCCAGATTCCGTTCATGGAAGATGGTTTTGATGAAGGAATTATTTATTACATACATAATAAAAATAGATTGGATGCGTTAAAAATGTTTGATAATATGGAAGGTTTTAATCAACAAAATCCGCATCATACTTCAACACTTGCAGACCATTGCAAGAATGCGCATGAATTGTTTTCAAGACATGGTTATCCGTCAAAATATAATTTGGCAGCGTTATTTCATGATTATGGGAAATTGTACTGTAAAGAATTAGATGATGATGGAATTGCACGTTTTTACGGACATGATTCAATTGGTTCATATATGATTTTAGAAAATTTTGCAGAAATATTTTATAAAGATGTTGCCGATATGTGTTTTTTAATTAACTATCACATGATGCCTTTTGATTGGACAACAGAAAAATCTAAGGAACGTTGGAAGAAAAGGTTTGGAGAATATAAATATCAGATGCTTTTGGATTTTCATGAATGCGATAAAGCGAGGTGAGACAAAATGAGATGCAATACAGATTTAGAAACTTGGCTGCATGATTTCGAAGATGATATATTTCGTATCTTAATTTACAGAAAACCTGGTCAATATACTCCATACGAGATAGAGAATAAGTTTAGTGATGAATCATTGTATGTAGATAATGAGTACAAAAAAGTATTTATTGAAGATGTAATAGAACTACCTGACAAAGATGTTCTGATTGGATTCAGAGAAGTTCTTGATGTGAATCAAAACGAAGATGGAGAATATGAATGCGAACTTGCAGATAGCATTGAATATTATAAGTTATCAGAAATCAAACTGGAATGTTTCAAGTGTGATCAAGTGACAGGAGGTGAGTTTTAATATGGTATCAAGTCAAATTATTGATGTGATTAACGAATTATGTAGTAAGTTCGGAATTGCAATCGATTGGTCACAGAAAAACGTGCAGCCTTATTTGGAAAGTCTTGTGATAAAAGCTGTAAATTATGAATTATATACGTCTATTATGTGGATTGTAATCGGAGCAATTCTATTCGGAATAGGTTTATTTTATTTATCAAAAGCCAACGAGTGTAAAAAGAGATATATAAAATATAAAAGAGATTCTATGGTTGACACTGAAAGTGATTATATATGTAAAGATTTATACAGAATATTAGGTTGGTCTTTATTTATAGCTGCTATCCTTCTTATTATATACAATACAAATGATGTTATTAAATGTATTATATTTCCAGATAAAGTTGTGTTTGATATGATTTATAGTTATTTACCAACTAATTAAATGGAGGATGAACATGGAAGTATTTCAAAATATTATGATTATTTTCTTGACTGCACTACTACTAGGAATTTTAATTGCATTTTCAATTCTATTAGAGAAGTTCATGAAGTTATCAGATGAAGTACATAAGAAACTCTTTGAAATGTCAGTAGAGAATAATACAAATGCGGATGACGGATTCATTCTTGGAGATGAGTTCTTGACAGAAGACGAATTGACAAATAAAAGCGATGAAGATTCAAGAGAAGAATTCGGAATTTATTCTGAACGATAAAAGAGTAATAGTATTATGGTTATACGTCAGATATGAGGACAAATTCTTGCCGTAATCGTTCAAGATTAACAATTGGATATTGAAAAATAAAGAACTGAATTTGCTCTTTATACATATCAAATAGTAAGCAATATATGATGTATTTTTAGATTGGTGGTGAGATTTTATGTGGGTGATTTTCTTATTAAGTGCAATCGCATTTGGGCTGGTTGCAATGCTATTCACTTGGTTAGGGAATAAAATTTTTCTTAGTATGAAGAAGGATGAAGAAAAAACAAAAAGAGAATTAGAAAAGGAGAATAACAAATAGTGAAAAAAGGATTATTTATTGGAATCATTGCAGTCGTAGCTGTAGTTGGAGGAATTTTTACAATCAAATCTTGTAAATTGATTGATACAGGAAAGGTTGGAATTGTTTATAGCTACAAAGGTGGAGTAGAAGATAAGGTATTACAGCCAGGATTAAACTTCATTTCACCAATTAAGAAAGTAAAACAGTTCTCAACAAGCAATGAGATTCTGGTTTTATCAAAAGACAAGCGTGATGGAAGTGAGGATGACGATTCATTCAAAGTTGCAACGTCAGATGATGCAAGTATTGCATTGAGTTTTCAGATGTCTTACAGATATGATCCAGATACAGTCATTGACACATACAAGAAATTCCGTGGAATGGACGGAGATGATATTGTAGAAAGTCGTGTAAAAACAGTTCTCAAATCAAAGATTTCTGAAGTCACAACAAATTATTCTATGATGGATATCTATTCCGGTAACAGATCAGCAATCAACAAAGAAATTACGGATGCTCTGAATACAGAATTCCATGAAAAATATGGTATCGAAGTTCTTGATGCTTCTATTATTGATGTTCATCCAGACAAAAAACTGAAAGAATCTATTGATAATCGTGTAAAAGCACTTCAGGAAAAGCAACAGGCAGAAGCAGAACAGCAGAAAATTCAGGTTCAGAAAGAGACTGAAAAGATGCAAGCTGAAGCAGATGCACAGATTGAGATTACGAAAGCAAAGGCTGAAGCTGAGTCGAACAAAATTGTCAGTGAATCAATCACTGATGAGCTTATCAGAATGAAAGAGGCAGAAGCAAGAAACAAATTCGGATGGGTTACTGTTCAGGGAGCAGACACGGTTGTAACAGGCAATAAGTAATCCATACATATAAAATAATATACATTTAACTTTGCGTAGTGTCACAGCTACGCAGAGTATTTTAAAAATATGATTGGAGAATATGTACATGGGAAAGAGGTTTAGATGGATTGATGCAATTAGAACAATGAGTATTGAGGAACTTGCGTCATATCTCATAAAAGAGGACTTTACATTCAAGGACGGAATTTATTGGAAATCCCCAAGTGGAGAAAAATTTGATTATTACGATCTTGCTTTAGAAGATTGTATTAAATGGTTGAATTCTAAATATGACGGGAAGGAGAAATTTAATGGGATGGTATGAGGAATACATGTCGAATACATATATAACAAATCTTGAGTCAGTTATAAAAGGTATTAAAGAAAAAGATAAGCTAATTGATTTTTTACAAGAAGAGAATAAAAAATTGGAAAACGAACATTACAAAGACAATAAACTGAAAAAATTACAATATAAGATTGACCAGTTACAGGGTGATTGTAATAGAGGATTTCCGATTAGTTATAACGAGCAAGAAGTAATTGATGAACTTCGTGAAAAACATAAAAAGGTATGTCCTCGTTGCAGTTTTAAGTATGTGTTCGAACAATTTTCTATTGTGGAATTTGGGTATTTAAAATGCAATGTTTGCGGTGAAGAAATAAAATTTGCAGAACGGTGATGGAGAATAATTAGATGAAGGAACTATTGTTAGAGTATATGGATAGCATTAATGCTGAAGGAATAGACTTTGTTAGTCTTGGTTTTCCGCTTGATGGTATTGTTTATAAGTCATACACAAGAGACGACTTTGAAAAGAATGGAATAATCCTTAAAACAAACAGAGTCATATGGAGAATAATCAATGGTGAGAAACATTATTATTGTGGCGAGAATGATTCGGGACATGTGACGTGGAAAGATTTAGAAGGTTATAGAAAGGAATTTGCGAAATGAGATTTTCTGAAGCAATCGAACATCTTCTTAACGGAGAATATATAAGAAGATCAGAATGGCGTAAAGATTTTTATATCAAACTTGAAGACGATGCAATTGTAGATTGTGATGGATCAGCAGAAGTGTTCTATAGCAAAGACATTTTTGCTAATGATTGGGAGATATATCAGCCTAAATTAGATGTAGGTACAGTTATTCAACATCATGACGGTACAATCGGAATTGTGCTTGATTCATGCAAATCAGATAAGGAATACACTGTTTTGAATGAGAATGGATGTGTAGAAACGCTAAATGAAACTCAGATTTCATTAATCAATATTGACGATGGAAGAGTTAGTTTACATGTAGATTCTGCAAGTAAAAAGCTCAAAAGTTTAGTTTTATCATTACAGATGATTTCAGAGTTAGTAAATGAAGATATTTGGTAACAGAGAATAAACAAGTAAGAGATGTCCACGATGCAAATGACATTAAACTTATTGCACAGTGCTAACAAAAGAATAGAGATGATAGTTGGTAGTGTCTACCATCTCCACTGAATTTCTTTTCCAACAACCGTTATTGCATTCGATTATCTAGTAACCGAAGACGAGATACCAGCTCGTACTTCTTAATACGGTTAAGCACTTTAAGCGGTTTCAGTTCCGCTTGGTACATGTCCTTAGCTGCTTTGCTTCCATTGGGCTGGACGAATTCAAAACTGCTTTCAAAGCAAATTCCTCCTTAGTCCATATAGGGACAGGAAGTATTATAACAGAACAAAGGACATGTATCAATAACTGATAGAGAATATATAAGTATAAAGTTTAAAGATTCAAAGATTAAAGGAGAAAAGATTATGAGTACAATTGAGAAAATGACAGTTCACAAAGCACTGGCAGAGTTAAAGATTATTGATTCTAGAATAGAGAGATCAATTGATGATGCACAGTTCTGTGTGGCAAACAAACATTCTAATGAAAAAATTAATGGTATTCCGGTTGAAGATGCTAAAAGGTTAATGGTTGGAAGTTATGACAAAGCATCTGATCTTATTAAAAGAAGAAACGCAATCAAGAGAGCAGTTGTTCTTTCTAACGCTAAGACAATTGTTGCGATTGCAGACAGAGAATATACAGTTGCAGAAGCTATTGAGATGAAAAATCATGGCATTGACTTTGAGGAACTTCTTTTAAATGAAATGAGATGTCAATACGCAGACGCTAATAGAACTATCTCAGCAGAAAATGGCGAAAAACTGAGCGAAAGAGCAGATAAATTTGTCATTGACATGTATGGATCAAAAGAGGGCAAAACAAATACTGCTGATTTTGAGAAAGCTAAGAAAGATTTTATCACAGCAAATTCTTATGACTTAGTTGATCCGCTTGGTATCAAGAAGAAGATTGATAAGCTAGAAGAATATATCTCAAATTTCAAGACAGAAGTAGATGCTGCATTGAGTGTTAGCAATGCTATTACAGAAATTACTGTAGAGTATTAGAGAATATATAAATAGGAAATTATTTCACTGTTTGCTGAAAACTTAAAACTACAATCATTCAGACTTTTGCAAGTATAGCCTGAATAAAAACAATAAAGAAACTTGCAATATCCTAAAACATAAAAGGTAAGTAGAATATTAAGTAGAATATACAGATGAATGTTTAATGCACATTGTTAAACAGATAGCTGTAAAGAGTAAAGTTCAAATGTCAAGTAGTAAAACTCAAAATTCAAAGATTATGTTTTGTGTAAAGTTTAAATAGTAAATAGTAAAGATATAAAGTTTTATGAAATCTTCGATAACAGTTTTCAGTATGATTGTACTTGACTATAAGTTGTCTGCGAAGCTGGTAAATGGTGAATTAATTATAAATGTCAACCTGCATAATAATATGCATAGTTATCGTGTGGGTTGACAAATAAGCACCCAAGGTGATGCGGTACGTTGCACCTGGCTTATATCCAGCGATTCTCCGTTCGACTCGGAGTGGGTGTACTGTATCTGAATATTCACAGAATGTGTTATTAATTTCCTTTCTTTCTATGAACATTCTAGTTCAGATACAATGTTTTTCATAACTTCCTTTTTGTTGGGTTGGCAACTTACCCTAGAGACAAAAAAGTTGCAAATAAAAATATGGTGGATGACAGCAACGGAACGAAATTTGTTGTGCATGACAAATTCTAGTATGAGTAGGAACGCTGTGGTTGTAAGTGAAGTTGTTAAGAAGATGCACATTCGAGGCAATGAATCTTATAAAGGTGGTTCGAATCCACCATCCATCTTTTAATTTCAAAACCTGTCGTTCAGCCTGTATGGTGAGCAAATTATAAAATTGGAACACAAGCCTTAAATGAACGTAAAACAAAAGGAATCGAAGTACAAGATTCTGGAGTAGACCTAGACACAGTACCGTTATAAGATAGCTCATAAACTGAAAAGATATATGTTTTTGAGTGAAAAAAGTAAGTAAAGAATGAAATACTGAAAATTCTTATGAAACAGAAATAGAAATCGCTCAAATTGCCACGATGTTATGAAAGGTCATTGTGGAAATTCAATGGGCTGTGGTGAATAAGTAAACACATAGAGCTTTGACCTCTACATTAATGGGAGCGTTACCCATCAGCCTAGCTTGTGAGATTTTGGAACATCTCACAAATAAAATTCTTTCATGGTATAAGTTTTTAAAGATGTGCAGAAATGCACATCGAGCTGGCATGGCGGAATGGTAGACGCAATGGACTTAAAATCCATCGGTGGAAACACCATACGAGTTCAAGTCTCGTTGCCAGTATTAGTCATATGAGACATTTTATTCCTTGAGCAAGAATGATGAAGTCGGTACAAGAGATTGCTCATTCTCTGTATTTTTCATTTGTGTGTTATGCGAGCAGCACGAATGACATATGGCATTACCCCCAACATAGGATATTTACATTTTACAAAAATGGTTTGGCTGTTAGCTCAGTTGGAAGAGCATCTATTGCAAGAGAGGGTCACAGGTTCGATTCCTGCACAGTCAACTCGACGCAGAAAACATTTGATTTTTGCATTCATGTTTTGCACGCCTCCTTTCTTAAAGTGCAAAGTAGGTTGTTAGTTTATTGGTAGAATATCTTATTGAAAAATAATGTAATCCTGTTCTTTTCGCTTTCTTAACGATGTGACACATTATAATAAGAAGAAACACGTTCGATCCGTGTACAATCTATCAGTCTTGGTTGACTTTCCCACTTTCAAACGAAGACTCTAAATTCGGTAGTAAAGTGGAGAATATAATCATAGGTGGTGAAAAATTATGAGATGTCCGTATTGTGACAAAGAAATGATTAAGAAGTACAAAATTAAGCACTTCTGTAATTTCGATGATCCAAGAGATTCATGGGAGAAAGAGATACATATCTGTAATAAGTGTGGTATCAAGAAAGTAGTGGTAAATGGAAGATTCTACATAAGTATAGAAGACCATCAACCAATCAGATTCGCAGATGCAAGACTTTGGCTAAGATATATGACATAGATTTTGAGCCACTTCTTGCCAGACAGTGCAAGAGATTCATCACGAGAATGCTTAACAGATTACATAATCAGGATCATTGTTGCGATGAAGAACTCCATATCATTGGAGAGAATAAATAAGAAAAGGAGATAAGCAACATGACAAGAGAAGAAAGAATGCAGAAAAGAAGAGACGCAGGTAAGGTTTACACTTACAAGAAGAATCCTTATGAAAAAGGAACTAAAGAATGGGTTAAGGAAGAATGTGTGAGAGCAGAGAAAAGAAAATCTAAGAAACCACATTACGCTAAGATGACTTCTGTATTTGCTAAGTTGGACAATGAGCTTGCAAAAGCTGAACTTGCTGCAAAGAAGAAGTCCAAGAAAGAGAATAAATAAATGAAAGAACCTTTCTTGAAAATTATTGGTATTATCGGAATCTTCATTGTACTTCTTAGTTGGATTGTTACATGTGGATTTATAAAACTGATTACAATTTGCTTTGGGTGGACATTCAAATGGTCAATTGCAACTGGAATTTGGTTAATATTGTTATTGCTAGAAGCAACATTAAAACCTGAATCAAAATAGGAGAATAAGCCAATGATAGAAATTATAGAAACTAATCTTGCTATAGATGAGAATAAAGATATTAGAGATCATCAGTCGAGAGTAGTTCTTGCAGATGATTGGGAATCTTATTGTGAAGCATACGAAAAGTATGACGGATCAAGGGTGATATTCCCATCAAAGAATCCTGGTGCTAGTATCTATGAAGATAGAAATATAGAGGACTTGGAGCATGATGAGTATCATTTGTATTGCAGAATAGTCAATGAGCATTTTACAGATACGAGACTTGCATACAAAATCAGTTGATGAAAACAAAGTTTCATTTGGAGAATAATATTATGAAAAAGAAAATCGCAATAATTATTGTTGCACTATCAATATGTGTTGGAATGGCAGGATGTTCTGGAAAAGCCAGAGATGGTAATTGTAATTTTACATATGTAGATAATGAGTATATACATTTGATTACTGTTTGTGACAGAGATGATGGAAATATTATAGCTTATGATGAAAATACAAAAGTATTGTACTTATGTGTTTACGGATATTCTACAATGGGAATTACGCCAATTTATAACTCAGACGGTTCTTTAAAACTGTATGAGAAATAATAAAATATGAGAATATCTTGTGTAAAAATGATAAGTGCATTTGCAAAACTGAGCATTAAAAACTGCAATGTAAAAGAAAAATAACAAAGATAAAAATAAGGAGAATAAACAATATGGACGTAATGACAAAAATGATGCTTGAAGAAGTACTCTCAGGAGAATCAGAAGACAATTCATTTGACGATATTATCAAAGGGTATATTAAAAAATATAAACCAACTGTATATATGGCATTCGATGAATTAGTTAAAGTTATGAAGGACTTCGTAAAGTATGATGACTATTACAAAGTAGTCGCAGAGAATAAAAGAAATATGTATGATGCATATGTGAAAATAGGATTCTCAGAAGATCAGGCAATGGCATTAATTCTTAACGACAATCTTCAGCTTATGAAATCTGTTCAGAAGATTAAAACAACAGCCAATTCAAGAAACAAATAAAGGAGATAAAATATGAATTTCGGTAAAGCTATTGAAGCATTAAAAGACGGTAAGAAGGTAACTCGTAAAGGTTGGAATGGGAAAGGAATGTATTTATTCCTGTGTTTTCCTGCATCAATTGAACCAAAAGCCGAGAATGTAGAGATTTATTCTGCCAGACAAAGTATTGCAATTCGAACAGTAGATAGTTCTATTGTTTTTGGGTGGAATCCTTCTCAGGAAGATATGCTTGCGGAAGATTGGGGTATTGTAGAATAAAATAATTTACTTCTGTTTATATAAATAAAAATATCAAAGAACCAAATCGGTTCACAATTCCAAATTAATCAAAATTAAATAGAGAATAAATATTTAGAGGTCGTACAGCGTGCCTTTGGTTTCTTGCACCATGAAATCGCTGTTTCATATAGATTCTTTACATAAATTTATTTTTGTGTTCCGTCCGGTTGGGCGTTTAGATAGATTGTTTTATTAACAATATTTACATAAATTTTTATTTTTAAGGAGGTCAAAATTTTATGAATTTTGAAATGACAGGAAAATTAAGCATCGGTAAAGAGACAGAAAAATTCCATCCTTATACTGAGAAGACTTATCCATCAGGTTGGGTAAGAAAGCAGTTACTCTTTAATGTAACATGCGGAGATAACAGACACATGTTGACTGTTACAGCAGGTGCATTCTCCGATGGACACGGTGATATCTATTCATTTACCAAAGGTGGAGTAGATGAGAATGGTAACAAAGTAAAAGGTGAATCTATTCAGATTCCATTTAAAGAAAGACTTACATCTCCTAAACTTGCCGAAATTGCAGAGTTTAAGAAATTCATCATTGATCTTGAGCAGCCAGGAAGAAGATATAAGCTTCAGAACATGGCGGACAAACTTCATGAGGGTAAAGAACTTACAGATGAAGAACTTAAAGAAGTTAGTCTTGAGTCAAAAGATGATGTTACAGCAGCTCTTGAGAAGAGCAATAAGAAGAGACATGAGTTTATTTCAGAATGGGACTACATCGACTTCATTAAGAAAGTAATTGATTCTGAGAAATATAAAGACAAGTTGTTCTTTATTCGTGGCAATGGTGAATATCAGTATTCAGATAACCAGCAGAAAGTATATGAGTCTTATATTCCTACAAGAATCTATCTTGCAGCAGATGACGCAGAACCGTCTTCAACAGCAACAATTAACATTATCTTCAATAGTGAAAGCCTTGATGAGATGAGCGTAGAGGAAAAAGGTAAGTATTATGTGAATGGTCATATGATGGAATACGATCAGAATCGTAAGGCTAATATCCCTGTTCCAGTTACAATTGTAATTCCTGTTCCAGAAGATGATGAAAAAGGAAAGAAGAAAGCAGAAGCGTTTAAGCACAAATTTATGGTAGATGACGATACTTATAAAGAGTATGGTGCGATTGTTAATATGCTTAATGGAGCGCAGAAAACAGAAATAACAGAGGATATGCTCACTGACGAGCAGCGAAAAGATTTGGATTTAGGGATTATTACAATGGATGATATTCGAGCCGAGATTGGTGGAAACGTATATGGTGATAGAATTCGTGAATATCAGCTTGTTAAACCTGCTCGTGGATTTACTAAAGGAAGACAGGATACGGTTTGGACTGACGAAGATATGATTATTAAACCTATCGAGGAAGCAATCCCAGATTCAGAAGACCTGTTTGAAGATGAAGTTGTCGATGATGATGATGACATTCTGTAAGTATGAGGGCTATATGCCCTTTTACGATTAAATATGACAACAAAAATATAATTTTAAAGGAGAATATCCATATGGCATTTAAAAAACCTACAGTAAACGTAATTAAACCTGATATCAAAAATCTTTCAATCTATCTTAGAAGTACAAAGAAGTTTGGAAAATCAACACTTTTTAGAGATGTTATTCTTGCAAAATATGGAGATCCATCAAGAGGTCTTCTTGTAGGATGCGGCAATGAAATTGGATATAAAATGCTTGATAATCTGAACGTAACTCAGGTTGCTTCATACAAAGACATGGTAGAGCTTGAAAAATGGCTTATTGAAAAGAAAGGAATTGAACATAATATTGAGATTGTTGCATTCGATACAGGAGATGAACTTGCACTTCTTGCAGATGCAGAAACTATCCGTCAATCAAATGTAGAGAATCCACAGAAAAAATGTAAATCAATTAAGGCAGCATTCGGAGGCTATACGGCAGGTGAAAAATATTCAGCAAACGACATTATTAAACCATATATGTCAAAACTTCAGGCTGCTGGATTTGGAGTATGGGTAATCGCACATACCAAATTTAAGACAATCAAAGAAAAAGGTGGGCTTGATGAGGATGGTTATATGCAGTTATCTTCCAATATGGGAGCAGATTATGAAGCTGCTTTTGGAGATATCTTTGATGTAACACTTACTGGTGTTATTGATCGTGATTTAGAGGAAAAGAAAGTCGGAGATAAGACTAAGAAATATGCCACAGATGAAGTCAGAAAGCTTTATTTCCGTGGAACTACACTTATTGATGCAGGTGGAAGATTTGCAGACGGAGCAGTTCCAGAATATATGGTATTTGATAAGCCGGATATGGGAGCAGAGTTTGTAAGAGTTGTAGAGGAAGGTATGGAGAAATCCAAGACAGAACTTAGTAAAAGACCAAAGGCTACAACACCTGTAAACCCACCAACTCCGACTGCACAGGAAGAAGAAGTTCCTTTTGCGGAAGACGATATTGATGACATCGACACGCCTACAACAGAAGAAGCATCTAGTGATTATCCAGAAGATCTTGATGGAGTAATCAGAACAATGTTTAAAGAGTGTAAAGATGCAGACCTCAAAGCAAAGGTTAAGGCTGTAATTGCAGAGTATGGAAAACTTAATGATGTTGACGAAGATGGTCTGAAAAAGATTTATGACATGATGAAATAGGAGAATAAGTATTTATGGCAAGAAAAGTTAAATGCCGTAAATGTGGTTCTCAAATAGATCAAAATACAGCTTTCAAAGTAGTAGTAGGTAAGGTTAATACCTACTACTGCAATGAAAAAGAATATGATTTAGTCCTTGCTGAAAGAAAAGTAAAGGATGATACATATGAATGCATTAATAAGATATTTGGATACATTATAACAAATACGGCTATATATAAAGAAATAAATGCTCTTGTAAAGGTGTACGGTTATGAACTTATCCTGTCATATTTGCAGGAGAATTTTGACTATTTACATAATTTGATGAGTAGGGATTTTGAGAAAGAATACGGAAGAATCAGGTATTTTTCTGTTGTTCTAAGTAATAACCTTGCTGATTATAAGAAAGCTCAAGAAGTCAATGTGGAAGAGTCTGCTATCAGAGAAGTCGTAGTTGATATGCCAGAAATCCATTATAAACGAAAAAATAAGCGCAGAGCATTAGACGAAATAGAATAGGCGGTACGATAGATATGGCAGAATATATATCAGGAGTTAAAGAAAAATATCCATCTCAGTTGTTAAAGAACAGGATCGAAGTTGAGGGAAATGTAATTAGTTGTTTCTTTAAAGATATGTTATTACTTGACGATACATGTTTTGAGAGAAGCGACTTTATAACAAGTGATGGAAGATTTTATTTTGCAATGCTTAATCAGCTTAGGATTAAAGGGTTTTACTCTTTGGATGAAGTAACAATTCTTTCCAATCTTCCAGAAGAAACGATTGAAATTTACGAAGATATGGGTGGTTGGGAAACCATTCAACATCAGATTGATATTATCAATACACAGAATTTTGATACTTATATTGATATTTTGTATCGTGAAAATATTATTCTTAAATTACATGATGATGGTTTTAACCTACTCAAAGAGATTGAAAGCAATGGTAAAAAGATTATTCCTCTAAAGATGTTTAGAAAAATGACATCAGAAGAAGTTACCGATTGGTATGAGGCAAGAATAAGTTCTTATGGAACTGGATATTCTAGCAAGATTCTTGAGGAAGAAGAGATTGACTTTGATGATGAATTCATTGATTCTTGTGCAGACGGAGAAGAAAATGGAGTTCCGTTTGATATTGCCGGATATGATGTGAATGGCGAAGAAATGAATTGTTTTCCTTTTTTGTCACGTCAGGTAATGGGATTACTTGAAGGAACTACAACTATGATGGGTGGTTACAGTTCTGCTGGTAAATCGACATGGTGGGTAACTGTATTAATGGCTCTTTTGCATTACGATAGAAAAATTCTAATCATTTCGAATGAAGAGAATATCAAGAAGTTCAAAATCAAATTTATGGTTTGGTTACTTGGAAAACGTAATAGATATTTTAAGTTGACAAAAAAGAAAATGTCTTCCGGTGATATTAATAAAGAAAACAGACAACAGCTTGCAGACGTGCAGAAGTTTTGGAGAGAAAATTATAAAGGTCGTGTCAAGTTTATCTCTATCGTAGATGCAGATATGACTGTTGTTAAGAAGAAAATCAGAGAAAATGTATTAAGACATGGATACGATGTTGTTTTGTATGACACATTTAAAATCCAGGGCGGTGATGTAGCACAAGCAAGACAAGACCTTTCGTTAGTTATGGACGGTCGAGAACTTGATAAAATGGCAAAGAAATACAATATCATAATGCTTGCATCTGTTCAGTTGGCAGAATATACAAAGGGCAAATTATTCTTGGATGCAAGTGTACTGAGTAATGCCAAGCAGATCAAAGAGCAGCTCGAAAATTTGTTCTTAATGAGAACCGTTTACACAGAAGAACTTGATCCAAAAAGTAAGTATTATTGTCATCCGTTTAGATTAAAAAAGGTTAATGACAAATGGATTGAGGAAGAATATAATCCTGATCCTAATGCGGTTTGGAGGGCAATCTTTACAGAGAAATGCAGATCTGGTGCAAACTCAAGTGATAATGGCGTTGGATATCTTTTACGCTATGATGGTGATCATTGCATCTTTAGAGAAGTAGCACAGGCAAGATTCAAACACGGAGAAATTAGATAATAAAAAAGTAAATGAGGTACTAGGTGATATGCTTGAAGATGTTAAGAAAGAATTATTAAATCACCCTGATAAACTCAAAGAAGTATTAGAGCATTTCGGCTATTGTAATATTGTTATTCGAGACAGATATATGCAATTCGGAAGAGATGAAGTCTCATCAAAGAAATCAATTGTAATCAATTTAAAAGAAAATAGGTTCTTATATGTACATGATTATGCGAGAAATATTCAAGCAGATTTGTTCTCTTATATTATTTCACAGCGTCATGTTGAATTTAAAGAAGTATTAAATGAAGTTAAACATGTTCTTGGAATTACAGATTATTTTGATTTCTTTGGCAAGAGAGGAATCTTTGGAGGGTTTTATGAGAGGGTAAGAAAAAGACGAACAGCAAGTGAGTCTAAGATTTATGATGAATCGATTTTAAATCAGTTTTCTCAATGTGGAAACATGAGATTTCTTAAAGACAACATATCACTTAGAACTCAAAGGTTCTTTGAGATAGGTTATGACGTAGAATCTCAAGGAATAACAATACCAATTAGAAATCAGTTTGGTCAGCTAATGGGTGTAAAAGAAAGATTCAACTACGATGTAGAAGATGGCGAAATAAAGTATTTTTATCAGAGTCCGTGTTTAATGAGCAATACATTATATGGATATTCGCAAAATTATGAATTCTTAACTGGTGGCGAAGTGTTGATATTCGAAGCAGAAAAATCAACAATGCAATGCCATTCGTATGGAATTAGAAATTGTGTTTCTCTTGGTAGTGGAAGTATAAGCAAAAAACAGATACAGATATTGCTTGAGCTTAATCCTAAGAAAGTAATATTCATGCACGATGCAGGATATAAGATGGAATACATTATGAGAAATATTGATTTTTTGAAAGGTTATTCAAGGTTTTCTGAATTACAGATTGGTTATTGGGATTACTTTGATAAAGGATACACTGACAAAGTTTCTCCATCTGATATGGGTAAAGAAAAATTAGAGTACATATTAAACAATGAGATAAAAATGATCGGAGATGATGATGACGAAGAATTATAATATCTTAAATGATTGCAGAGGTATGTATGAGGAAGAAATTTTTAATACAATTCTTGAACAAAGAGGTATTGATGATATTGAAGAGTTTCTTCGTCCTACAGAAAAAAATCTATTACCATTAGATAGCTTGGTTAATATAGACTATGCTGCAAGAAGAGTTGAATTAGCTATCGAAAATAAAGAAAAAGTTGCCGTGTTAGTAGATACAGACACGGACGGAATATCATCAGGGACTATTATAACAAGGTATTTAAACAATTTCCTGTTTACGCCAGCAGTACCATTTATTGATGAGGGTAAGAAGCATGGTCTTAAAGGACAAGATTTAAAGAAATTTATGTCATTTGATTTACTTATTATTGTGGATAGCTTGGATAATAGCGAAAAACAATATAAAGAATTAAGTGATAATGGCGTAGATGTTATCATTCTTGATCACCATGCAATTAACTCAAAGATTCCGTATGATGATTATGTAATCTTGGTATCGTCTCAGAGGTCATATGATAATCCACATCTTTCAGGTTCTGGTGTAGTATGGAAGTTCTGTAAATATCTTGATAGCAAGTTTGGTACTTATTATGCAGACGAATTAATGGACTTAGCAGCGTGCGGTTTGGTATCCGACATGATGGATATGACTGTTATGGAGAATAGATATATTGTATATCAAGGACTACAACAGATTCGTAATCCTGCAATTAAAAAGATTGTAGGAAGTTTTCCATTTAATAGTACAGCAATTTCTTTTAGTATTGCGCCAATTATTAATGCTGCGAATAGAATGGGTAAAAATGAAGTTGCTGTAAAAGCCTTTCTTGCAGACGAAAATAAGACGGTTCTTAAATACATTAAAGAATTAAAAGGCTGTAAAGAAGCTCAGAATGAAGAAGTAGATAGATTACTTCCTGATGTGATTGAGCAATGTGAACAACAATTACATAAAAAAATGATTACAGTTTTAATTGATACTCCATATGGGGTAGCAGGATTACTTGGAAATAAATTACTAGAAAAATACAAACGACCAATCATTGTATTAAAGGATGTTGGTAATAAATATGCTGGTTCTATGAGAGCTATTGGAGTCGATGATTTTAGAAAAATATGCAACGACAGTCACTTAGCCAAAGTTGATGGACATGAACTTGCAGCAGGAATTCAAATTAAGAAAAACGATTTCGAACAATTCTTATCTTATATCGAGAACAATCTTCACGAATTAAAATTTGATACAACGGTTACTGTAGATGTTCAGATTGATGTATCTGACATTACAAGAAAACTAATTGACTACATTAAGCAGATTGACTTGGTGTCTGGCGAAAACTTTAAATCTGTACGATTCTTTGTTGATGGAATTACAGATTATGAGATTGGTCAGATGAGCAATTATAAGCATCTTGTAGTTAAACCGAATGACTATTTACAGATTATTAAGTGGAACTTCAATGGATCTTTTGATGAATATGAAGACCATAGCATGATGAATGATGAGCTAGAAGTTGTTTGCAGCCTGGATTCAGGTTTCCTTGGTAGAAAGTTTGTGTTGAAAGCAGTGTGTGATGAAATTGGAGAGACTTGTTAATGAGAAGAAATAAGTTAATTGAAGAAATAATTCCTACATTAAACTTTAAATTTCCATATGAGATAAATGATTATTGTGAAAATCTATACTTTGAAAACTATCATTGCCATAAGGATTTTAGTAATCCAACTATTGCAGACAGTGGTGAATCTATTGAGAATTACGCTGATAGATGTCATGAGTTGAAAGCAAAATGTTTATTTTCTGGTGAACACGGCAATCAAGGGAATCATTTTCATGTATACACCGTAGCAGAAAAAGAAAAATTAAAATATAGACATTCAACTGAAGCTTATTGGGTTAAAGATAGACATGAAAAAGATAGGACAAACTGTCATATTGTTTTAGTTGCAAAAAATGCAGAAGGAAGACGAGATATCAATTACGCCTTATCTATGGCAAATATTGACGGATATTATTACAGACCACGTATTGACTTGGAATTATTAATGAATATTCCAAAAGATAATGTAATTGTTACGTCTGCATGTATTGCCGGATGGTGGTATGATGACGCTTCTGATGTTTGGCTAAAGATACATGAACATTTTCAAGACAATTTTTTCTTTGAAGTACAAACAAATAATACTGATCCGCAGAAAAGATTGAATGAAAGAATTCTCAGATTGTCTGAAAAAAATGGAATAGATATAATAGCAGGACTAGATAGTCATTATATCAATGATGTCGGAGAAGTAAAAAGAGACCAGATTTTAAAATATAAAAAAGTAACATATCCTGAAGAGCAAGGATGGTTCATGGATTATCCAGATATGTTAACGGGTCTTGAAAGATTCGCAAATCAAAATGTATTGGATGAAAAATTGGCATTAAGAGCGTTTATGAACACTAATGTTTTTGTAAATGAATGCGAAGAAATAGTATTAGATAGAAGTTTTAAAATTCCTAGTATGTATAAGGATAAGACATATAAAGAAAAATGTAAGATTTATATGAATGACCTTAATAAAGCATATTCAAAAGAAAAAATCAAATCAAAAGACAGAGCAGATGGAATTAGATACGAAGCAAAAGAAGTAATGAATTCTGGTGTTGTAGACTATTTCTTGACAAGTAAAAAAATAGTAGAAGATGCGATCAATAATGAGGGTGGTATTCTTACTACAACATCAAGAGGAAGTGCTGCTTCATATATCACTAATAAATTAATCGGTCTTACAACTGTCGATAGATTCAATTCTGATATCCCAATTTATCCTGAAAGATTCCTTACAAAAGAACGTGTAGATGCTGGAATGATGCCAGATATTGACTTAAATATTTCAGACCAAGAACCATTTATTACAGCTACAAAAAAATTACTTGGAGAATATGGTTGTATGCCACTTATGGCAGTAGAAAAACTTAAGAAAAAAGCAGCATGGCAATTATACGCAGGTGCAAATGATGTAGAACCTGCTATGGCAACTCAGATTTCTAAATACATAGATGAGTATGAAGATGCATTGAAATATGCAGAAGAAGAAGAGAAAGAATTTATCAATGTAGAAGATTACATTCCTGAGAAGTATATTGATCTATTTAGAAAGAGTAACGATTATCAAGGAATTACAATTAATTTAAAAGTACATGCTTGTGGAAACTTAATTTTCGATGGAGATATTAGAAGAGAAGTTGGTCTCATAACTGCAATCTCTAAAACCACTGGGAAACGTACACTGTGCGCTTGTGTAGAGGGTGGAGTATTAGATGATTTTGGTTATGTTAAAGAAGATTTTCTTATTGTAGACAGTGTATCTTTGATTCATAAATGTTTTAAAGCAATTGGAAGAGAAGTACCATCTTTCGAAGAACTCAGGGAAATGATTAAAGATGATAAACCGACATGGGATATCTACGAAAAGGGTATTACTTGTTGTGTAAATCAGTGCGAGAAAGCATCTACTACAAATAAAGTTAAAAAATATAAGCCTAAGACATTAGCTGAATTATCTGCATTTATTGCTGCAATTAGACCAGGATTTGCTTCTCTTCTAAACAGATTTCTCAATCGATCCGAATATACAACAGGAGAAGAAAAGATTGATGAGTTATTGAATGATACGGCACATTTCATGTTATATCAGGAATCAATTATGAAAGTTCTTTCGTTTTTAGGAATGAAAATGGGAGATACATATGGTGTTATTAAATCTATTTCTAAGAAGAAATTAAAAGGTGAAAAAAAAGAAAAGCTTCTTATTGAATTGAAAAAAGATTGGGAAAATGAATTTGGTAACTTAGATAATTTTTCAAATGTATGGAGCGTAATTGAGGATTCAGCTCGTTACGCATTTAATTCCCCTCATGCGTATTCGATGGCTGGCGACTCTGCATATATAGCATGGTTTAAAGCACATTATACATCAACATTTTATGAAGTCGCAATAAATCATTATCAACAAAAGAATAAAAAAGATAAGATAAATGCTCTTATTGAAGAGTCCATCAAATTTTATGGATATAAATTAGGTGATTATAAGTTTGGCAATGATAATAGAACTGTTACGGTAGATGAGAAAAATAAATTGATTTATCCAAATTTATCAAGTGTAAAAGGATTTGGAGAGGGTGTTGTAAATACATTGTATGAATTAGGACTAAAGGAATATAGTTCTTTCATTGACGTTTTAATAGCTCTTACTTCCAACTCAATCAATAAAACAATTATCAATAAATTGATCAGAATCAACTATTTTGACAATTATGGAGACGTAAATACTTTATTACAAATTACTACGTATTTTGATTTAATAAATGGAATTAAGCAGATATCAAAAGAAAAAGCAATAAAAAATAATATTCCTTTTGAATGTTTGAAGGAATATGGACACGAAACTGAAAAGCAATTCAATAAAATAGATTCTGTTGGATTATTAAACGAATTAGTTTCAAATATTGAATATAAAGAACTTTCTTTAAAGGAAAAGATTGACAATCAACATGAAATTCTTGGAATTATAAATATTGTAGATCCTGAAACAAACAAACGAATGTATTACGTGTCTGAGCTAGAAGAGTTAAAAACTGTCACAAACATTACTCTTTATGAAATCTATAGCGGTAAAACACGTCAAGTAAAAATGTGGACTAATCAATATAATAAAGAACCTTTTGATGAAACTGATATCTTATACACTATTTCCCTTGAGAAAAAGAATAAAAAAGAACCTACTGGTGAAATTAATCCGGAAACAGGTAAAAAAATCTATGCCGATGTACCAGATAAATTTGAATATTGGCTCAAGAAATTCATAGTAAAGGAAAGTTTAGAAGATGATAGATAATTTTAAGTATACAGATAAAGAAGTTAATGAATTGATTTCTTCTATGGTTATTCTTGTAGACACGAGGGAACAAAAGTGCGACCACATTTTAGATTATTTCGATAAGAAAAAGATTAATTACAAGAAGAAAGCTCTTGATTATGGGGATTACAGTTTTGTTATCCCCAAGAATGAAAATCTGTCAATACCAAGAGACTTGTATTTCAATCGAAAAGTTTGCATTGAAAGAAAAGGAAGTCTTGAAGAAATCAGTGGAAACTTCACAAATGGTAGAGATCGATTCGAAAAAGAGTTGAGTCTTGCACCAAAAACAAAGGTATTACTGATAGAGAATGCTGATTATAGTGATGTTGCATGTGGTAATTACAATACACAGTACAACAAAAAATCATTCATAGGTTCTCTTCATAGCTTTTGGTTTAAATATAACATACCTGTATTTTTCATGAAGGAGAATAAATATTCAGGAGTATTTATCAGAATGTACTTTGAATATTACTTCAAAAATTATTTGAAAGGGAATTAGGTATGAATTACGAGACTCAATATTACAAAGGGATTCCATTAAATCTGATAAAAAGAAAATATGGAAACAGAAATGCGAAACGATTTGTAATTAATCATACAAATCAAAACGTATGGATTCCGAATAAACATCTTGAAGAAGATGGAACAATTAAATTTATGGAAGATATAGATTATGTATTTAGAAAATCGATACGACAATTAGAATTGGCTGGAATTACTCAACCAATTATAGGTATTAAAAGACGAACAATAATGAGAATAAATGAATAAAGTAAAAGTTTTCGAAGAACTTCTAACAAAGTTTGAAACAGAAGAGATTAAGAATTATTGCGAAGATATGATTAATGATATTCCAGATTATATCTTCATGATTCCAAGTAGCACATCACTTAAATATCATAACGCAACACAGTGTAAGACACACGGACAGCTAATGCATATTCTTATGTTTGCTGAGATTATGAATTACATACTTGACTTGGAATATGTTAAAGAAAAGACTAATGAAAGACAGAGAGATTGTCTAAGATGTACACCAATTTTTCACGATGCTATTAAGTGTGGGACAAATGGATCTCAGTATACTGTGCATGATCATCCGTTGCTTGCTGGTAAATGGATCAGAGATACAGTCGTTGAACACGATATTGACAAGGAGACAAAAGAATATATTGCAAGATTATGTGAAAGCCATTCTGGACAGTGGATTTCGAATAAACGAAGCAGTGTTATATTACCTAAACCAGAAAACGATGAGCAGTTTTTGGTTCATCTGTGTGATTACTTATCAAGCAGATCAAATATTGATATGACATATTCCGATGAAGTATATGATGCGCTTGGCGGTATTGAAGTTACAAAAGAAGATCTTCCAGATATTAATGAATACAAATTAACTTTTGGTAAACATGCTGGCATGACATTGCCGGAAATTCAGGATATTGCTCCTGGATATATTAGATGGGCAAAAGAGAATATTACTAGAGAACCTGTAAGAAGTTTATTGGCTCAAATGTAAAAAGTCAAAAACCATGCCCAAAATTTCCCTTAAAAATTGAGATTTTTTGAACGTGATTTTCGGATGAAAGGTCGATTTCATTGGAGGTAATAAAATGTGTAAAAAACAAAATATAGAAGAAAAAACAAATAAAATAAAAGTAACTAGCCTTGATATCATAGTAAACATGCATAGAGATAATCCATACTATGAAATTAAGTACAAAGAGGTAGGAGAGAATTTTTATCATATTGGCTATAGCTCTTATGATTTAAACATTGTACTTGGTTATAAGGAAGAGTGTTTTGAGTTACTTGAATGTGAAAATAATTATGACGTTAATCCGTGGATCATTTGTAAGGAAGGACAAATGCCTGAAGATTTTAATTACAAAAATAATAAAGTTTTAAATGTATTAGTAACAACGGCAACGGGGAAAGTAACAAAAGTTCAAAGAATACTAGAACCTTATGGAACTAAAAGCTTTTGGAGATGGGGAAGAGTTTATGGTAAATGTAAGGCTTGGATGCCGTTACCAGAACCGTATAAAGTTGTTAAATAGCCAAAATAAATGGAGAGATAACAAATGTTTAAAATAATATTAGAATTAATAATTTTTATACTTTCTTTTGTAGGAACAATAACACTTATCTTTGAATTTATAAAAGAATATGAGGATATAAAAAGTAAATTTCTTGATTGGCGAGATAGAGAATGTAAAATCAAATGTTTATGTAATCATTCATATTCCATTAATTATCTATGGTATAGAGATAAAGAAGTATGTTTGAAATGTCCTAAATGTAATAAAGTAAAAAGAATCCAATTAGACGACAAAACATTTGAAACATTCTGTGAAGTATGGAAAGAGGAATGTAAGAATAGATGAGTAACGTAAAAATATACACAGTCGATGATGAAGAACCAAATTGTAACAGATGTGATCATGTATGTGATTCCGATATAGTGTGTCAACAGTATTGTGGAAACGAACATTATTGGAATGGATATTCACGAACTGAATTTATTGAAGATAGGAGAACCAAATGATTAAAATTTCATGTAAAGAATACGCAGCTAATCTAAAAGAAGAATTAAAAGAGTTATGTGAAAAATCACTAAGACAGCGTTGCCTTACAGTAATTCAGATTGGGAATGACGCAGCAAGTAACTCTTATGTAAATGGCAAACGAAAAGATTGTGAGTATGTTGGTGTCAAGTTTAATCATGTACATATTAAAGATTATGAAAACCTTGATGAATCAGATCTATGCCAAATTATTAAAGAACTTGATAATTCAAAGGAAGTTGATGGAATCATTATTCAGCTTCCTATTCCAGACAAATACAACGTAAAAACATTACAGCAATTCATCAGTCCTGAAAAAGATGTTGATGGCTTCAGAAAGGATTCACTTTACAATCCATGCACTCCGCAGGGAATTATGGATTGGCTCGAAGCTAATGACATTGATTTAAGAGGTAAGTTAGTAACTGTATTAGGAAGAAGTGAGATAGTAGGTAAGCCACTTGTAAACATGTTGATTGATAAGGGTGCAACAGTTATTAATTGCAATAGTAAGACACCAAAAGATTATATGGGAAGCTTTATGGCAATGTCAGACATTGTTGTTTCTGCTATTGGAAAGCCTAAGAATTTTGATTATACCTGGTTCGATGATGAGACTATTATCATAGATGTTGGAATCAACAGGGACGAAGATGGAAAACTGTGCGGAGATATAGATAAAGAAGATGTTGATGGTTTTTTCGGTGAATTATGCTACGTAACACCTGTTCCTGGTGGTGTTGGTCTGTTAACAAGGGTTACATTACTGAAAAATGTGATGAGATAAGCAGATGAAAGAATCGTTTCATTAGGAGGAAATATGGAGACACTATGTATTTTAATGATTATTGCCTGCGTTGTTGTTTCAATTCTCTTTGTTGTAGACCTAGTTCTATGCGACACAAAAGAAGTTGTTTGGAAAAGGAAAAGGTTTACAGCAGATAAGGCTAGAAAGATATCTAATGATTATTCTGAAGACATTGACTTTATTGAGAAAGAAATCAGACAGGCTGCTAAACAAAACAAAACTTCTGTAGAACTGACTATTGACAGTGAAAAAAGTAGTAAAACATTTCGAGAACGCTAAATTTGTTGTAACACATGTTGATAAACGTATTTACAACATTGATTGGAACAATGATAAAAAAAATAAAAGATATTAGAGAATATTCAATAGAGAAAATAATTGATCCTATAACATTAGAACTTCGAGTCAGCATTGAAGATTTCAGACGCTGGCTTGGAGTTGATGAAAAGAAGATTTGGTTACACACTGGAGGAAAATAAAAATGGGAACAGTAATAATCACAAAAGACACAACAAAATATCCTATCACAATGATTGGACGATATGCAGGTGTATGTTGGGGAGCAAATACATCTGACAATGAGAAAAATTATAAACGTGGTTTAGATTGTATCGAAAGTGAACACGGAAGAACATGGGAATTTCCAGACGTATATGCAATTATTGATGGATATTCAGCAAAGGTTTTACGTGAATGGTATACACATGTAGGAGGTTTACCAACTAGATTACAAGCATCTACAAGATATATTAATTATTCTAAGGGTGAAGGGTTCAAATATGTAACTCCACCTACAATTGCAAATAATAAGGATGCCTTGGCAGAATGGTCATTGATGATGAGTAATATTAATGACATGATTAGCAAATTTATTAATGTGTATAATATTCCGGTCGAAGATGCGACTATGGCATTACCTATAGCATATCAAAGTAAAATGGTAGAAAAACGTAATTTCAGAAACGTTGTTGATATGTCATTTCAGAGAACTTGCACAAGAGCATATTGGGAATATAGAAATCAGTTAATGAAGGATTATCTTAATGCATTAAGAGAATATTCAGAAGAATGGAAGACATTGATTGATATGACATGCAAGCCAAAATGCGAGAAGACTGGATTCTGTACAGAAAAGAAGACATGTGGAAGAAAACCAAGAAAAGACGAAAAATAGGAGGATATCCATTATGAACAAAAATATCGAAAAAGTAATTTTAAATAATCAGAAAATAATCATGAGGGCATTACGCACAATTGTGTCAGAAAAATACAATAATGACGATAATTCCAAGTTGGATTGTGACCTGCTTGGATACAGAATTGAGAAAACAGGCGAACTTTTAAGAACATTGGAAGGTGAAAATTAATGAGGGATCCGAATAGAACATACCCATTTTGCAGAGAACTAGCAATCATTTGGAGTGATAAATATCCTGATATGAGATTTGGTCAGCTTATGTATAACTTTATTGTTTGGTGTAGCAATACAAAGAAACGTGATATTTTCTTTCCAGAAGAAAAAGAATTTATGGAACTATTTAAAGAGTTTTGTGGAGTGAAAGATGATGAATAAAGTAGATAGAATTAAAGAATTGATTTCAACACTTAACAAAGCGTCAGATGCTTACTATAACAGTGGTGATCCTATTATGACAGACTATGAATGGGATAATTTGTATGATGAGCTTGTAAAATTGGAAGAAGAAACTGGCGTTGTTTATCCTAATAGTCCTACGCAGCAGGTTGGATATACTATAGTAGACAAAATCAACGAAGTAGAACATAACCATCCAATGCTTTCTCTTAATAAAACCAAATCTTCTGGTGAATTAATCAGGTTTGCAGGAAAAAAGGATTGTGTATTATCAGTAAAATGCGATGGTTTAACATGCAGTTTAGGTTATAAAAATGGCAAGCTGATCAGCGCAGAGACAAGAGGAAACGGAGTAAGTGGATGCGATGTATTAATCAATGTTCTCACAATTGCAAACGTGCCACATGAGATTCCGTATAAAGAAGACTTAATTATTGACGGAGAAGTTGTTATTGATTGGAATACATTTAATAAAATCAACGAAAATCTTCCAGAAGATAAGAAGTATAAACATCCTAGAAACCTTGTATCTGGAAGTCTTACATTACTTGATAGCAAAGAGGCATCTAATAGAAATATGAGATTCATTGCTTGGAGAGTAATTAAAGGTTTTTCACATAAATCTATGTTTTTTGATTTAAAAGAAGCCGAGAAGAATGGATTTGAAGTTGTTCCAATGTTTACATATTCAAACAATTCAACTGACAAGGAAAACATTGATGCAATATTAGAAAGAATCAGAGATATGGCTGATGAAGAAAGCATCCCTTATGACGGAGCAGTTATGGCTGTTGATGATTATAGAATTGCTGAATCAATGGGTCGCACAAATAAGTTCTTCAGACATTCCTATGCTTATAAATATGAAGATTCTTTATATGAAACAGTTTTAACTGATATTGAATGGAACACATCTAAGACAGGCTTGATTAATCCTGTAGCAATCTTCCAACCAGTCGATTTGTCAGGTGCTATTACTTCAAGAGCAACGCTTCATAATATTACTTACATTAAGAACATGATGCTTGGTATCGGTGATCGAATTCGTATTTATCGTTCAAATATGGTAATTCCAAAAGTGCATGATAGCATTGATAAGTCTGGTAATTTCACAATCCCGTCAACCTGTCCTATCTGTGGAAAACCTACAAAGATTGTAAAAGATAACAATTCGGAAGTTCTTATGTGTACGAATGATAACTGTGCAGGTAAACTTCTTGGCAAACTTTGTCATGCAGTCTCGAAGAACGCACTGAATATCGAAGGGTTATCAGAAGCAACAATTCAGAAATTCATTGACCTTGGCTGGTTAAAATCAATCAGAGATATCTATTACTTACATCTTCATAAGATGGACATGTATAAACTTGAAGGTTTTGGAAGAAAATCAGTAGACAAGCTGCTCAGTTCTATTGAAGATAGCAGAAATAGTGATTTAGTTAGATACATTTATGCACAGTCAATTCCTTTAATTGGACATACAGCAAGTAAAGCTATCTCAAAAATGTGTGATGGTGACTTAAATACATTTATTGAATATATGTCAAAAGGTGCAAAAGCATTCGGAAAGATTGATGGTGTTGGTTCTGAAATGGTTAAATCTCTTAGTAAATGGTGGGATATCAACTACTTAGAATTTGTAGATACATCAACAGTATTTACATTTAAGAAGAAAGAGACAGTAAATGTATCAGGATTAGACTTGACTGGAAAAGTATTTGTAATTACAGGAAGTCTTACTCAATTCAAGAATCGTGATGAAATGAAAGAAAGAATTGAGAGTCTTGGTGGAAAAGTATCTGGAAGCGTATCTGCTAAGACAACCGCATTGATTAATAATGATATTGAATCTACTAGCAGCAAGAATAAGAAAGCAAAGAGTCTGAACGTTCCTATCCTCACGGAGAATATGTTTGTTGAAAAATATTTACAGTAAGGAGATATAGAGAATGATTTATGTAATTATTGGACGCACAGCTAGTGGAAAAGACACGATTGTATCAAAACTAATCAAATCTGGCTGCAAACGTATTGTAACTTACACAAGCAGACCAATGCGTAAGAAAGAAAAGAATGGTGAGACTTACCACTTTGTAACAAAAGAAGAATTTGAAGCGTTAATTCAGAGTGGATTCTTCGCAGAGTGGAGGTCTTACGACACAGTAGATGGTGTTTGGTATTATGGATCATCAATAGATAGCTATGATACAGACGAAGATAGAATCATCATTTTAAATCCGGATGGATTTTCAAAAATCAAAAATATCTTAGAACCTGAAAAGGTCAAATCAATTTATGTATATTCAAACATAAAAACAATCAGAAACAGATTAAAAAAACGTGGAGATAAGAAAGAAGAAGCTGAAAGACGCATTGAGCATGACTTAATTGACTTCAAAGGGCTTGAAAATGAAGTAGATAAGATTGTGTACAACAACGAAGATAATGACATTGACGATGTAGTTCAGAAAATTCTTTCTTATATAACAGAGAATAAACAAGTGGAGGAATAGTTAATTGGTATCAACGACAGCACAATTGGCTAGAGGCTTGCACAACTTAGGGGATAATTTTGTAATTGCTGTGGATGAAGATGGTGTGGAATACATCATCGATTCCATTGGCAAAGTGTGTAGACATTATGATAACCCATACGAATATTGTTCAGCACTTAAGTTAAAGAGAGCAAGTTCTGGCTGTATTAAAAGATAGGAGAATATAGAAATGTATATTAATTTTGCAACAGTTAATGACGTGGCATTGTTCACAACAACGTGTGATAAGTACGATGAAGATATAGATATTTACTTTGGTCACATGTGTTTTGATGCAAAATCGCTCGGAGCTAATATGAATCTTATTGGCAAAGATGCAAAAGTTGTTATTCATACGGATGATGAGTCTGTGAAGAATAAATTTAAAGAGGATGTAAATTTGTGGATTGTAAAGAAAGGGTGATTAAAAATGTGGATTCTATTAAATGATACCACAGAGTTGGTTGCATTTAGAAATGGTGCAAGATTCTTTGACGGAACAATCGAAGTGCAGCAGGGCAGATATATTATAGATGCCAAGAGTACACTTGCCTGTTTAGTCTTGATCTTTCTAAACCTGTAGATGTGACTATTGCATGTGACAGTGAGAGAGTAAAGGATAATTTCTATGATTATGTCAAGAAGTGGAGTGTAGAAGATGTCATTTAGATATTCTGCATACAATACAACAATTTTCAATTGTCCATGTCCATGCTGTCTAACGTTGAAAGAATGTAAAGCTATACCCCCATCAACATGTCAAAGGACATTAGATAGATATGTCGATTATTACGAAAACAAGAAAAAAGTAACAAATCGAATAAAGTATTCTGAAACAAAGAAATCTAAAGCTATCCGTGAAAAACTTGAGAAAGATTCAAAAGACATTGAGAAGTTAATTCTGCAATTATCAAAAGACGGATGTAAAAACGACAATAATGAACTTGTTTTTCTCACGTCCAGATATTCATACATAAAAGAATTACTTAAAAAATATTGGAAAGATGGTGAGAAAAATGAGTAGACCTAAATTGTTCTTAGATTTTGACAATACAATCGTAGATACAATTGCAGCAGTTGTGTCTCTATACAATGAAGATTACGCATCTCATGAAGATTTTGTTCAGGTTGATCCTAAAGATGTCACAAGCTGGGAATTTATTGAATGTAACCTTGCTACATATGAAGAGATAGACAAGTATTTTGGTGATGAAAGATTCTTCCAAAGAGTTAAGTTGTATCCAAGCACAGGACAAGTTCTCCGTTCATTATCTCACAGGTATGATATTACTATTGTTTCACATGGGTATGCTAATAATTTGAAACTAAAAGAAGAATGGGTAAAAGATAAACTATTCAAAGAAATCTTTGATAACAGTTGTAATGCTGAATTCATTGGTGTTGATTGGGAGACACATAATGACAAATCTCATGTAGACATGTCTAATTCTATTTTCGTAGATGATTCTATCAGAAATCTCGAAACAAGTAGTGCAAAATATAAAATCTTATATGGAGAATATATGGATTGGAACAATACAAATATTGAGTTTATTCGATGCAAGAATTGGCTCGATTTGAATAATCAGATTTGTCTGATTGAAAGGTTTTAAGGAGGTGTGTGAAATGGTAGTAACTAAATTTTTATGTTTTTTAGTTGGTGCAGTTGTTGGAGTTATAATGACATGCTTATGTAATGTTAATTATGACGATTCTCATGAAAGAGAATGGAATGAACTGAAAAGTGACATGGAAGAATTCGAATTGGACGAAGATTTGAAAGAAACAAAGGAGGGCAAATAATAATGGTAAGAGTTATTAAAAGGGATTGCTCTGAAGTTGATTTTGATAAAAATAAAATTTCAACAGCAATCTTAAAGGCTATGAAGAATGGTAGTGGAATTGTCAAACCAAAGATTGCAGAATCTATTGCTGATGAGATTGAAGAAGAGTGTAAAGATCGAGAAGAGATTGATATTTCTGAGATCGAAGCAATGGTATTTGATAAGCTGATTACCAAAAAACAAAGACTTACGGCAAGAGCTTATGAGGGTTATAGAAGTACAAGAGAATTCCAGAGAGAGAATGAGAATACAGTTGACGAGGAAATTCTTGGAATTGTAGAAGCAAACAACGAAGAATGGAAAGATGAAAATGCGAACAAAAACCCAGCATTAAACCCTACAATTCGTGATTATATTGCTGGATCTGTAAGCAAAGACGCAACAAAAAGATTTTTATTATCTCCAGAAATTATTCAGAGTCATTCAGAAGGAATCATTCATTTCCATGATTCTGATTACTTTATTCAGCATATGCATAACTGCGGATTAGTAAATCTTGAAGATATGCTTCAGAATGGTACTGTTATTAGTGAAACAATGATTGAAAAGCCACATAGTTTTTCTACAGCATGTACCGTGACTACTCAGATCATTGCTCAAGTTGCATCTAGTCAGTATGGTGGACAGAGTATTTCACTTGCACACTTAGCACCATTTGTAGATATTTCAAGACAGAAAATTAGAGAAGAAGTAGAACATGCGTTGGTTGATATTGTAGATACCGTTCTTGACGGAACAGAATTAGAAAATGTAATTGATGAGATTACAGAAGAACGCCTTAAGAAAGAGATTACAAAAGGTGTTCAAACAATTCAATATCAGCTAATTACGTTGATGACAACCAACGGACAAGCACCATTTATCACAATTTTCATGTATTTAAATGAAGCAAAGAGTGAGAGAGAAAAAAAAGACTTGGCAATGTTGATCGAAGAAACGCTTCGTCAGAGAAAACTTGGTGTAAAAAATGAAGATGGTGTCTATATTGCACCTGCATTTCCAAAGCTTATTTATGTTCTTGAGGATGATAATTGTGATGAATCAACTGAATATTGGTACTTAACAGAACTTGCTGCGGAATGTACGTCAAAAAGATTAGTTCCGGATTACATCTCTGAAAAAGTAATGAAAAAACTTAAGGGAGATGTGTATACGTGCATGGGATGTGTAGACGGGAAAGAAGTTGTTACATATACATATAACAATAATCTTTATGTTGAATCATTTGAAAGAATGTGGAATAGACTTTCTGATAGATTTGAGATTAAACACCAATATAGTGATAGTAATCCGAATTTATATATGGATTTGAATGATGTAGAAATCTATGATACAGACAAGGGTTTTGTCAACACAGAAAGGATAATTAGAAACATATCATCAAATTGGCTTGATATTAATTTTTCAAATGGTAGAAGATTATTATGTACAGAAGACCATCCGCTTACATTGAGAGATGGAAGAACGGTTCATGCTTCAGAGTTAAAACTAAATGATAAAATCCTTATCAATTCATATCAGTATAACGAAGAAAACATTGTATTTAATGAAGATAAGGCATGGTTATTAGGCTTTATGCTTTGTGATGGATGTTATCAAGGTTCTTTATTTTCTTCAATTGCAGCAGAAAATGAAGATGAAATTGCAGATGAATTTTCAGAAACAATGAAGAAATATTTTGATCTCGATATTGAAAAGAAATTACAACAAAGAGGTAAGAAAGGAACATATTACGATTTGATTGCACATAGTCAGAATGAAAAAATATCTGTGTATTGTAATTATTTCGCTAAAAAATTCGAGGGTCTGAATAAGATTGATAGACATGTTCCTAATGAAGTATTTTCATGGAATTATTCGTCAAAACTTGCTTTTCTAGCTGGAATGATTGATGCAGATGGGTACATTAATAGTTCTCAGAATAAAGGATTTTCTATAGTTCAAATTGGTTCCACAAACAAAGAACTTGCATTACAGCAAATGGCACTTGCACAGTCTTTAGGTATGCCAGCAAAGCTGTACCATAACCATTACAATAAACGTAACCCAGAGTTGATTAGATACAGAGTTGAGTTTTATCCAACAGATGAACTAATTAATTATATTGTATGTAAAAAGAAATATGATAATTATATTGATTCAAATGCATCTAGTTATAATCATGAATCTGAAGTTACTGAAATCAACAAAATTAATAAAAAAATGTTTTCTTACGATGTAACAACAACAAGTGAACATTTTGAAATTAGCGGAATTTATAGTCATAATTGTAGATCATTTTTAACTGTTGATAGATTTTCTGATAAAGTTGGAAACATTTCTAACGCTAAAAACTTTGATGGAAAACATAAATATTACGGAAGATTTAATCAGGGCGTTGTCACAATCAATCTTCCAGATATTGCATTTTCATCTGATGGTGATATGGATAAGTTTTGGGGAATTTTCGAAGAAAGAACAGAATTATGCCATAAGGCTTTAAGGGCTAGACATAATCGTTTACTTGGAACTTCTTCTGATATTGCACCAATTCTATGGCAGAACGGAGCATATGCAAGACTTAAAAAACATGAACCAATTGACAAGCTTTTATTTGATGGATATTCAACAATTTCTCTTGGATATGCAGGACTTTACGAGTGTGTGAAATATATGACAGGAAAATCCCATACAGATGGTGATGTAGGAGAAAAGTTTGGGTTAGAGGTAATGCAAGCATTAAATGATAAATGTAATCAGTGGAAAGAAGCGGAAAATATTGATTATAGTTTGTATGGAAGTCCAATCGAAAGCACTACATATAAGTTTGCAAAGTGTTTAAAGAATAGATTTGGAAATGATATTTTTATTAAACTTGATGGATTTGATAGAAATTATATTACAAACAGCTATCATGTTCCTGTATTTGAAAAAATCACAGCGTTTGATAAATTTAAAATTGAGTCAAAATTTCAAAACCTCAGTCCAGGAGGTGCAATTTCCTATTGCGAAATCCCATCAATTAACGTCAATGTTCATGCGTTATTGGAAGTAATCAAATTTATTTATGACAATATCATGTATGCAGAAATCAATACGAAAGATTGTTATTGTGAAGTGTGTGGATTTGATGGAGATATTCCACTTATTGATGATAATAATGGCAAACTTGTATGGGAATGCCCTAATTGTGGTAACACTGACAATACAAAAATGGATATCGCATTTAGGGTCTGTGGTTATGTTGGTACTGCAAAAAATGGTGGAAATCAAGGAAGATATGGCGACATTCATGATAGAGTTTACCACATCAATGATTTCGAATACGAGGAAAACAAATAATGAATTATTCACAGATTCGCAGCATGGATATTTCCAACGGGGATGGCATAGGCGTTGCCCTCTTCGTACAAGGCTGTAACTTTCATTGTAAAAATTGTTTCAACCAAGATACATGGGATTTTAATGGCGGTACGAAATTCACCAAAGAAACGAAAGAAACATTTCTTGAATTGATGGACAAGCCATATATTACAAGAGTCTCATTTCTTGGCGGAGAATGTCTTGCAGGTAAAAACCTTGAAGGAATCTACGATCTTGTAAAAGACGTAAAAAAAATGCATCCGGACAAAAAGCTCTGGATGCATACAGGGTATAATTGGGAACTAATTTTTTGCCCAATTGTAACACATGATTTTAATCCCGAACGAGATCGACTAATTGAGTTACGCCAAGAAATTGTTAAAATGCTTGATGTTTTAGTTGACGGAAAATACATTCATGAATTAAAAGATATGAATTTGAAATTCCGTGGGAGTAAAAATCAGCGTGTAATTGACGTACAGGAATCACTAAAACGGGACAAAATAGTTCTGTATCTTAATTAAACAAATAATAATAAAGAGAACGTATAAAATTGCGTTCTCTTATTTAGAAGGAGAATCAAAAATGGACGAAGAAAATGTACGAACTAACATTCAGCTAAAACAAAAACAACACCTGTATTACGCACAAATTCTGCCTTCTGTTGGCACTTACAACGTACTTGAAATGACAGTTTCAACGCTTCATACTTTGCTGTCACAGAAAAACGTGATAAACATCGTTATTTGTTTAATTATACCGATATTAATAAAACGATTTTTCTGGATAGAACAAAATGTTTAAAGAAGGTAAAAGACGCAGAAGCTCATGGTAAGAAAGTAAGCAATGAAACTTATTATGAAGAAGATTAGGAGAGATAAACATTGGCAAATAAATTATTAGAATACAAAGGACGCTTCAGATTGCGTGTGCCAATTTGTGAATCAACCCATGATTTTGGACGCAAACTAAATGGGAACCTAGAGGATATTGATGTATTTATCGACTGTTTTTACGGAAATAAAATCTTCTGGTATGGAAGAGGAAAATACGAGGCGTATATTCCGTCTTTGCAAAGAGGGCATAATATCTTAAAACAATTTTATTATGAAAATATCAACCCCAATAACATAAAAGCCGTTGAAAATAAATTAATTAGAGACGATGGAAAGGAACTTGTAAGAATTACTTACAACATCATCGACAACGATTTATACAAAAAACAGTTACGAGATTTCTTTCCGTATATCGTAGACACAGATTCAGAAGTAATCTTTCATTTCTTTCAAAAAGATTTCGAAAAAGTAATCCCACTATTAAAACCGAAAACATCTGGTGCAGGAATTTCGCCATTCAGCACAAAGAATTTGCCAGTACGAGAATATGAAATAAATGCAGACCAATTGATAGAATATAAGGATATAAACGACTCTGTTCCGAAAGAGGATAAATTAAAGCTTTCAAAAATTACGGGCGATTTTATACACAATATTATGGCTAAAAAGAGACAGTATAAATCAATCGACATGTCAAAATTAATGAGAAAACAGATGTTAAAAGGGAAAGAATTTATTCATCAACAAGGATTTTGGAACGAGTATATTAAGTATTTAAAAAAGAGTTTAAACATTTGATAAACTTGATTGGAGAGTGTGAAATATGAAACAATTAAGACTTGATAAAAGATGTACGCCTAAAATTTTGCAAGATTATGGGTTTGTAAAACATGGATTAAATTACAAACTTTCTATTCCATTGTATGCATATAAGAGAACTCCGGTTATCAGTGTAAATTTTCTCGTTTCAGGAACAAATGATTATATTAGATATGATGTAATAGATAATAATTCTGACATGATTTACTCGGCTTATTATGATACAAGTCAAATCAGCGAGAACAAAGTTTTAGACAAAATTAAACGAAAACTTGATGAAGTTTTTGAAGAAATGGTAGAGAAAAATATTTTAGAAGAGGAGAACGAAAATGCAGAAGATTGCTAAATTTGAAAAAGTAAGTTGGGAGCAGTTTTATAAAGATTGGACAGATACATTTCCTTCAATCGGCACACCAGACGAAGCAAAAATTAAACAGATTTATTATGGAATTAATACTCCAAAACGTGCAACGAAAGGATCAGCCGGATATGATTTTTATGCACCAATTGAATTTAGTTTGCAGCCTGGTGAGACGATTAAAATTCCTACTGGAATTCGATGCGAGATGAATGAAGATTGGGTTCTTATGTGTTTTCCACGCAGCGGATTAGGATTTAAGTATCGCATGAAGCTCGATAATTCAGTTGGAATAATTGATAGCGATTACGCTTTCTCTGATAATGAGGGGCATATATTTATTAAGTTTACTAATGAAGGTAATAAAAAATTAGAAGTTTTCGAGGGTAATGGTTTTGCACAAGGAATTTTCCTTCAGTATGGAATCACAGAAGATGATAATTGTGATGTAATTCGTAATGGTGGTTTTGGATCTACAACAAAATAAAGAATAATAAATGGAGTGGTTATATTGACAAATACAAATATTATAAATAATTGTGATGAGATACTTACAGTTAAAGAAGTTTCACAATATTTAAAAGTGAACGTTCACAAAGTTTACGAGTTAATTAATGATGGATTATTACCAGCTTTTAAACTTGGTAGCTTGAAAGTAAGTAGAAAATCATTAGAAGAATTCGTAAAATCATGTGAAAATGATTTTTTCTATCCGATGAATAATATACGTTAATCATGTATAAATATTTACGAAACATAAAAGTTTACGGTTGCCCACATTTTGCCCACCGTGGGCAAACCATGAAAAAACACGTATATGCATAATGTAACATAAAATGGCACGAACCATTTGTGTATAGAATGTATTTTTGTTAGAATTAGACAAAGGAAAGCATAATAAAGCACAGTATGACAAATGCCACACCAATGGGTAACAACCCGATGGTTGGTATGACTGTAGCCGTTGCAGTAGCTGTAGAGGAAGCTGCTAAGGCTGGTAAGTTCTAAAAATAGACAAAAATAGTCAAATATAACCAAAAAAATTAGGAGGTATTCACAAATAATTGTGTTTACCTCCTTTTTTATTCCATTGCCCACAAATCATACACGGTGCTTTGCCCACACTTTGCCCACACAAAAACTAACTTGTGGGCAAAATATAGATGGCTATATTATCATAAATTGATTATTTTTTATAAATATTCATTAATACATCTAGTCCCTCTTTTGACATAGTATCTGTCAGATGATCTGTATATACTTTCGTAGTATCAATCTTTACATGCCCAAGTCTGTCTTTGATATACAAGAAAGGTGCTTTTTGTTCCAACAACATTGTAGCATGAGTATGTCTTAAAGAATGAAAATCAAATTCTTTAAAATCTAATTGTTTGTGAATTACAGAAGAAACATGTTGCATTGTTCTAGGAGAAACATATTCACCAGACTCTCTTCTGTTTACAAAATCTACTTTAAATTCTGTCTCATCTAATCCAATTGGGTTTATTTCCATATCTATATCATGATTTTTTTCTAGTGGATTATAGATGCTATAATAGTTATAATATCTTTTACCATAATATTCTTTTGCTTTAATTTGTTTCTCTTTTTCTTCAATTAAATCAGCCAATAACTCGTCATCTAAATCAATTGTTCTGTAGCTGTCATACTTAGGAGTTGAGAAATACCAATACCCACCGCCAGTTTCTTTCGTGCCATTTTGTTTTAATTTATCTTCTTTTGTTCTGTTCTTATTTGACATCCATTGCACTTGCCTATTTACAGTTAATGTTTTATCTTTAAAGTCTATATCTTCCCAAACAAGTCCAAATGTTTCGCCTAATCTTAAACCACAATGATATGCAATCATCAATGGAATATAAGCAGAAGATCCCTTTGGAAATCTATCAAATATCTTTTCCATCATTTCCTTTGGAATAAAAACATGACTATCAATTCTTGACTTTACTTCTGTTCTTTTTGGAATTTTTAATTTATAAGCAGGAGATGATTTTATTATTTTGTTCATCTCACCCCAATCAAATATAGAGTTAATTAGTCCTTTAACGCTAGTAAGCGTATTCTTTGAAAATCCTTTGTTAGCCATGTCGGTTATTAATTCTTGCAATTGTAATCTTGTAACAGATTTAGCCATATATTTGCCAATTACAGGCTTTATATAGAGTCTTATTTTCTTTTCATATCCATCAATTGTTTGTGCTTGCAAATCAGTTTTTCCATACTCTTCGAGCCATTTATCACATAAATCTGATACTGACATTTCAGATGGAACAACAACTTCTCCACAGTTTTCATATTGTTCAAGTGCTTCACGTCCGGCTTTGAGAGCTTCTGCTTTTGTTTTAAAACCACTCTTTGATTTCTGTTGTCTTTTTCCATTAATCGAAGCAAGAGTTATTCTATATTCCCAACTTGCACCAGATGGTCTTTTTCTTGCACTAACATCTCCCATAAAAATCCCTCCATTTATTTAATTTGTATTATCCAAGTAATCTCAAGGCAGTATTATATAATAACATGTAAAACCATCGGGTTCAACTCTTATTACAAAAATCGTAAAAAAATGGGGAATAGAAGAGTATTAAATCTCAACTATTCCCCATAATATTATTTACAGAAAATTAATTTGGACAAATCTGGAATCTATCCATTGATCTTCCGAAAGCTCCAGCATAACCATCCATGCCATTACCTTTCTCATTATCATACTGCCATGAGTAGTAATCTTTGCCAATTACGGCAACTCTGTATTTAGCTTTCTTATATCCATACTTATTTGCATAAGCAGACGGTGTATTGTAATATACTTCAATCGCATCAATCTCTTTTCCATTTCCTGCATATCCATTATTCCCGTCAGAGACATTATATCCTGTTACATAAGGCAACCATTTTCCACCTTTAATATGAACACGATATTTGACAGACCCTTTGTCAACTCCAATAGCAATATCTGTAATAGCCTTGCCTCTTACACCTGCATAATCTGCGAGGTTGTGCACTTCAGGATACCATTTTCCACCAGCACGAACTTTATATTTAAATGTAATTGTTGGTTTTGAAACAGAAGTGGAATTTGAAGAACCAGAAGATGACTGTGAACCTGAAGACTGAGATGGAGTAGGGGTAGTTGCCACTGTACCACTTACTATATCTTTTTTAAACTGATTCCAAATAGAAGAGTCGCATCCGTTTGCTCCCCATCCGTTCCATCCTGGGCAACATTTAGAACATACATCCCAATGACGAACAACATGGTTTGCATCAATTTCATATTTTTTCATCAAGCTTTTTGTAAGCTCTACAGTATTTCTATATGTAGCGTCTGCAATCTTTCCGCCAGTAGAACACATTTCAATACTAATAGAATTGTTATTTGTGCATTTGCCGAATAAATTATTTGATCCATAATTGCGACCAACAGCCCAAGCTGTATTTTCGTCTTTAACGACCTGTACTACAGTTGTTTCATCTACAAAATAATGGGCAGATGCTCCACGATTTGTATTTTTAAAATAGTTGGCATTACTCGTAGATTTATCGTTCTGATTTCCTGTGTAGTGAATGACAATATATTTTCTTCCGGAATTACCTTTTGAGTAATTAACGGTTGTAAGATTTTGAATAAAATTATATGACATAAAACTCCTCCTTTTAACACATAAAAAATAAAAGCAAGCGTAAATACTCGAAAAAAGTATTAATTAGCTTGCTTTTTGGAACTTATCCTCTTTATTTTTTGTTTGAATTGCTACTTTTGTGAGATTTCTATTTTTCAAATACTCAATCAACAATCCATACAACATTCCCACCAATATAACTTCCAGTAATTGAGGTGGCTACATTTGCACCATAAAAAAGACCAACTTTCCCGGTGCCAGACGAAGTTGGTGTAACTGAAATAAAATAATCTCCTCGTGTTTGTCCTCTAACAAAAGCTGAGGCAAATGTATAATTAGACGGTCTATCTTTCTCTTCGAGGTTTACAATGGTTCCATTGCTAGATGATGATGCATCGACGATATGTAAAATCCTCAACTTTCCCAACCTTTGTAATCTTACACCAGATGCCAAAGTGACAAGTTCTGGCTCACAGCCATCAACATAATCCTGAATAGTTGTACTATTATCTTTTAACATGACATTTTCCGCACTAATAAATATTTTCTGAAATCCATTAGCAATTTTACGAAACAATGGAATAATAATCCCTGTATTAGTTTGAGCCATTAAATCACCACCCTGTCCACAGAAATTTTTTTGAAATTTGGATTATCGATAATTCCATATACAGGAATATCGTTTTCAGAATCGTCAGTTAATGATAATGTCATTGTTTCTGATTCTTGGTTTTTATCAACAATAAACGGTACATTATCCGTTGTTGTTTTATACAACTCTCCGTTGTACACACATTTATATCCTTCGTCTTTTGCAACAAAATTTTGTGTCGCAAGATCAATAAATAAAGGATATATATCTATAAACTTTGTTGCATCATCATCACTTAAATTCTGAGCAAGAGTAGACACTACATCGTATGACAAATCGTATTTATTAGCCTTTTTCGACAACGAATTAATTCTATCATTAATACTGGCGTTCTCAAGAGTAACGGTAATTATTGTCCCATTTTTTGTGATTTTTTCACTTTCTATTTCTGCTGGATGAAAGACCTTCTGAACAACTCTGTTTCCATCTTCGTCTACAATTTCTTCTCCAGTTTCGGCATCTACTAAGTTCTCTTCAGTAAAATAGCCTTCTTTAATAATAGTATTTTTTTTGATTGTTATTGAGCCATTTTCTGATTGAATTGATTTTAATTTCATGTCCAAAGAATAACTTGTTTTTATACTAGTTTCATCGTCATACAGTGTACAGTTTTTAATTATATCGTCCCCAAAGAATACTGCGATTGTAGAATAATCCGAATCAAAAAATTTAAAAATACATGATGTTTTTGTCAGATAAAAATCATAATATTCTATTTGATCTGTGTTGTTTAAACTTAAATATTTCGCCATTTTCTCCCTCCTTTTTAAGACGAACTTAAGTCAATGGTTGCAATAATTGGACACCAAATGCTATTATCTATTAAATTTTCTGGTTCAATTTCTTCACTTTCAGTAAAAGTAATTTTCTCCGAAATTGTTTCCAAGACTTTTCTTTGATTGCTTTCAGAATCGGTTACTATAACATCACTTGCAACTATCAATTTACAATTACTTGACAAATTGTCCTGATTTGGAATTTCCCCGATTAATACAGTACCATTATCACTAACTGTCATTAAAGGGCTTCCTTGACCAACAGAGGTAACATATGTAATACTTTGCATTTTATCTGTTATAACAAATTCAAAATCATATGACTTTTGATTATCCAATGTAATGAATAAGGCGTTGGAATATGAAATTTTAAAATCATTTCCAGAAGTGGAAACTGAAGGAGATATGGCAGTATAGCTTGACCAGCTTCCATTTTGTGTACGATATCTGTATTTTAATGATTGTAATGAATTTCTATTTGAAGAAGTGTAAACTCTAGAAATATATCCATCTACTACAAGACTTGTTTCTTTTTCGAAGTTGTTTATACGGGATAAATTTAAGTCAATTGATGGATTATGATATAAATAAACCTGAAATGATTTTGAAACTAAGTTGCTAATATTCCCTCTTGAATCAACAGCCTCAATATTTATTTTTACAGTTCCAGGTTGTGAAAATGATCCAAAGTCTAAAGATAAAGTAGAAGAGGACTCTTCAATCTTTTTTAATATCGTAGTTTTATCCGGATCTGTCACTGATACATTGTAATAACTAATTGTTGAACTATTTTGTGGAGTAGCTTTCTGTGATTGCGTCAAAGATACTTTTAGGTTTCCATAATAAGTAATCATAGTAGTGCTGTTGCCAAGCATAGAAATAGATTTAGAGTCGGTATTAGCAAACGTAAAAGTTGACAAAACTGGATTACTATTTGTTACAAAAGCCTTTCCTAAATATTCATTTGTATATTCTTTTGAATTTATAGTTGTCCCACATATAATTTTGATTTGACATTCGTTTGAATTTGGCGTATTATCAAACATTGTTGTTTTAAAGTTAGTCAAATCCCATTCATAAGTTTCTTGTTGTATCTCTTTACACTCATCAATTAAATCCCATTCATCGGATAAGTTTTTTTGATATAGTCTAAGAAATGATTTATTGTTTGAATAATTTGTAAAAGAAAGAGATAATTTTTCTCCAATATTACATGATATTGAAGAATTGTTTATCGACGCAATCGGTTTTGTTTTAAACGTTTTGTAGGCACTGTCTTTCCATAACTGACTGTCTTTTCTTTTCACACTAATTTTTATTTTATAATCCTTTCCCGGATCCAACCCGGTTACATCAAAAGACAATCCAGTTAAATATACCCATTGTTTTCCTTCTATCATATATGCCACACTATCACAAGCTGCATCTGCATTCCACGTAATACGGACACTTGTTTGTGTTATATCCGATAAGGTATAAGTAGTTATGTTTGCATAACGTCCAATTTTTGTCAGAGCAAAAGAACCAGAAGCCGCAAAGGAAGCAGGGGATATACCAGTATAAAAACCTCCTGCACAACTAATAGTTTTACTTCCGTCGCTGTTATGTGGTATCTTGAAACTGTAACTTCCTACAGTCCACCAAGTTCCGGCAGGTGTATTATTCCAATTAAATGTCAAAGAATGATTTCCTGATGCCGTTCCATTACAATTTATATACCAATATGCACTAGAGCTATGTCCAATCATTGCATAATTAGTACGTCTTATCTGCATTGTTATTGTTACATTAGAATAGTTTTCTTGTCCTCCGGACACATATGTTTCAGAGCATGTAAGTCTGCTTTCCCAATTTGCCAATTTATCACCTCGTTTCTTTATGAATTTCCAGAGCTAGATATGAATACCAAGCTTCCAATCTTCAAATTCCCAAAAGTATAAGTCATTGGTATTTCTTTTATGGTATAATGATCTACACCATTTTTTACTTTAAGTCGTGTTAAATACATTAAATCTTTTTCAATACTCATTGCGTTCTCATAAGTTCCACGACCATTATCATATTCGATTTTAATCGTATCCCCTGTAAACTGTGTTCGATATCCTTCACTGGCAGATCGAGTAATTGTCATTCCGTCATGCGTTAAAGACATGCTTACTGTCTCTGTTGCATAAGAGTCATCATATGCACCAATGTTTGCCAATGATACACGCCATCCATTTGCATCAAGAATCTCTTGTGCTTGTTTTTCTACCGCACCTTGGATTGAGGTTACTTGTTGAGAAATTTGATCAGAATTTAATTTGATTTCAGATATTTGCTTATTAACCGAATCTGTAAGAGTAGGAATTGTATCATCCTGAATTTCTTGAGTTGTATTTTCCACGCTTTCAACTCGTTGTGTAATAGAATCAACATCTGTTGCTATACTTGCGTAGTTATTCTCTGCATCCTGAACTTTTTGAGTAATAGAATCAAGATTTACTTTAATAAAAGACAAGTTCTTATTAACCAGTCCGTCATTTATAAGGTAAGTCTTTCCATCTGAAGTTTCGTCGTATGTACCATTTTTTTCGCTATTAAATAATTCGTACCAGTTATTTCCATCTAAAGATACTACAAGTTTATGATTATATGATTTTCCTTCTTTATGGTAAATAGTAATATAACCAGTATTTATTGCATTTTCTTCGCCTAGGTCAATCTGGATATAATGCCAGTCAGAATCTGTGGTTGTCACGTTTGTATCCAAATCTTCATCTACAAAATTTTTAATATCTTCTAACTCAATATCCGACGAAAGAGTGGTTGAGGTCAAACATGCAACATTCTGTTCGCCAGATACAATATTTGTATTATTTGTTACAACTTTACACTCGACCCAACAGCTTTCCGTATTATCTGTTGCCAATGCGAGATAATCTCGAATATATCTAATTTTTGCAGGAAGTATATCTTGTTTTGAAGCAACTGACAATTCAATAAAATCTGCTCTTTGCTCAAAATTTGACTGAATAGAATATAGTTTTTGATCAAAATCTTCTGGAGCAGGAGTCCACGCAGTTGCAACCGTACCAGTTTCTAATTTCGCATTGTAAAACCAATATTCTCCCGAATTAAATATTAAATCAATATATAAAGACTCATTATCTTCTACAGAAAATTTTTGAACAAACCTTTTCCATTCAATTTCAGAAGAAAGTTCGAATTCCTGATCTTTAATTTTTAGTGTGATAGAAGATTGATTTTTTGATTTAAGAATAATCTGATAGACATAATCTCCTGTCAACTTTATTGTATTATTCAATCTTAAAGTTGTTGTTTCTGTACATTCAATATGTCCACAAGTTATTTCTTCCCCAGACATTCCGACAATAGAAACTGAATCAAAATTTTTCAAATTATAACCTCCTTCCATTTTATGTAGAGAGGCAAATATACCTCTCTACATGATTTCATATTCTTTAAAATCTAACGTGTTTGAATTCCTTAATAAATTACGTCCTCCAACACTCAATGCAGCCAAAGCATCTTTTGACAGATATTTTTGTGATACCTCTGTTTTAAAAGACGCTGCATCTTGCTTTAAATTCGATATCTCTCCATTTGCAGATTCAACAGATTGTTGAATTTGTTCTGATGTTTGTTGTAATTTAGAGATGTTTCCATTTGCATCCTCTACGCTTTGAGCAATTTTGTCTGCTCTTAATGTCAAGTCAGATTTGATTGTATTAACATTATCTTTGGTTTCGTAAGTTTCGCTTACTTCCAATTTAATCTCTTTTGCACTTTCTGAGATAGCAGAAGATAAGGCACTTTTCATAGAATCATTGGTAACATAATTACTTTCAACTGTCTGTCTAAATCCTTCTGCGGTCTGCTCGTTTTGAGATACTTTTTCTGATAATTTTTGAACAGTCGAACCGTCAGCTTTCTTTTCAAGCGTTGACTGTACGTCAGAAACAGTAGAAGAAATATTTCCAATAATAGACTTTGTTTCAGCCAGCTGATCCCTAACTATCTTTATTTCTGAGTTGTCATATTCTTGAATTTTTGTATTAATATCACTCTGCCAAATTTTACTATCAATACTTTTTTCAACGGCATCAACCTTTGAAGACATACCAGACATTGAGGTTTTTATTTCTTTGATTTCTTCCGAAAGAGAGTTAGAATCAGACAATACGACAACTGTTTGTTCGTCTAATTGATTAGAAACTCCTCCTGACGAACATAAAATACATTGTATTGATTCTACATCGTCAGTAGAAATATTATATACAATACTATCTTCGTCCTCTATTGACATATATTTAGTGGAGTATGTTGATCCATCTGGCGATTCTTTTACAATAAACCTTCCTAAGTATGATTGTTTTTTAGTTGAATTACCTTCTCTATACGATGAAGAAAATGTAATTGTATTTGGAATAAAATCTCCGTTCTTATTCTTCTTTACAACAAGAGAAGATGCATTTAATTCAAAAATCCTTGCAGACGCTCCGGCTTGCCCAGGATCTCCCATTTTTGATTTTGTCCAATTAAAATTTTTAACAATCTCTTTGCCGTTAATTGTAAATGTAATTGGAATTGTTCCTGTTAAGATGTCATCTCCACCAAGATTTGCGTTCTGCGAAATATTTAAAATAACTTTTCCAGACGTAGTATCTGTTGCGTCTTCAATTGTTCCTAACGTCATACCAGTAGGAAGAACCCCAACTGTTGCAGAACATGAAACCTGGGACATGCCAACAAAACCAATAAAAGGAATCTCAATTAACAATGGGAGAGAAGTGAGTCCATTATTATCACAAGGGATATTTTGTGATTCATTTGACATTACAATATTAAAAGATGGTTCAATCCCAGAAATGTCTTTCTTCACAGATTCTATTGATTCACGAATCGATGTGAATTCTACATCAATTCCTTTTCCATTTATTACAACTTTTCCTGCGTCGATATTTCCATTTTCGTCAGGCTCAACAATACTAAAATTTAATTTATCTTTACTAATTGAATTATCAGCAAGCATATCGTTTTTTATCAAACCATCAGAAATAGCAGATTCTTTTACCCCTGTTGAGTCAATTAATACTCCTTGCCCAGTTTCATCATAAAGACAGAATGTAAAATTATTCGTAGCATCCCTGCCTATCTGAATTCTTACAACGTTATTAGAATCTTTAAACTGCATTGTGTTTCCAATAATTTCAACACCGCCATCTTCAGACACAATATGGAATTTATCTGTACTAATATCACTTGCTTTTAACATTGACACTGTGATATTTGCTGCAATAAGATCTCGTATTACAGCTTCGTCAATTTGCACATTTTCTGCTGTAAGCTTAATTACATGAGCAATTTCTGCACTAATATTACCAGCCAACAAGTTATCAATTGCAGCAACCAAAGCAGATAAAGTCTTAAAATCGGCACTTTCCGAAATGATTTTGTCTGCCGTTATAAGCTTTACTTGCAAATATTCAAAGAATCCATTCTCGCCAATAATGTCAGTTACTTGAATCATTTTTGCATTTAAATCAGAAATAGAAATAGATCCACTACCTCCGGCAATAATTCCTGCAAATTCATTATTCACAATTTGAGATACTTTGTTTGAAAAAGCTCCACTAGAAATGAGTTTTTGTATAAGACCAGCAGTTAAAGTTACGCCTTCGTTATTTAAAAAGTTATTGGAATTTCCAGACGCAGATGTTTTTGAACCACCAGTAGAAGAATCTAAAAGAGACATGGTATCACTACGAGAACTTCTGGATTGAATCATATTAGAGAAAGAAATGGACAAGTTATTATCCATAATCATTGGATAATATTCCATTGAAACCACACGAAGTTTTACGATTTTATTTTTCCCCAGACCAAGATGTATATAGTCCCCTACATTTAATTGGTCTGTATAATTCTTGTAATCATATTTTGCAAGAAAATTATCTAAACTTGTTGTGTAAGTGTATTGTGGATGTGCGGAAATGTATAAATCATCTTGTGCGGCATTTAACAGTTTTAACTGTTCGTCTATTGCAGACACCTGATCGTCAGAATCCACAAGAAACATATTCTCATTTGTATAGTCACCGTCTATGTACAACTTTGACAGTTCTAATAGCTCGTCTTCTGTAAATGGAAGAATCTCTTGAGACAAAAGGAATCTGTTTCCTTCTTCGTCTACAATATAATTTCCCTCTTCATCTGTAAGATATTTCTCAGACCCGTCAAGAACATGTTCCCAAGTTTCTTTTTCTACAGACTCGGCAATGGCTTTTCTTGCATCGTCATATTCTTTTTGGATTGCTTTAGCCGAATCAATCTCTACCTGTCTTTGATTATATGCCTCTTTGCATCCATCGACAAAATCTGGATCTAATTGGTTCTTTGCATCGAGATACTTTTCATACATCGCTTCGTGAGTATCTTTTGTATGTGACGACTCATCAGAATATGGTTCACTATATCCATTTTTCTCACAGATGTCTATAATGTTTTGATACTCATCAAGCTTTACTTGTAGTTCGTCCAACCCATATAATTTCCAGTTTGTTTTCCACGTATCAACATAATCCGCTTTGTCATCGTCCGTCGGCAATTCTCGGTTCGCAAATTCGATTTCAATCGACGGAAGGATTACATCCTTTATCTGATAATAATCATTTGCATCTACCGACGCTTTTAATGCATCTTCATCAAAATTTCCATCTTTATCAACATAAAAAGATTCATATCCTTTTAACTGTGCCTTGTAGTTTTCTTGAGCTTCTCGCAATTCGTCATCTGTAAAAGTACTCCAATCTGTAGAACAGTCATCAAGCGGAACTCTGTCATACAATTCGGATATTACACTCATCTGTTTGTTATATAGACGAGTATTTTCTATGTAAGATGGTCTTCGTGCTTCAACGTCATCTTTCCATAAATTATATTTCCAAATAGTTAATGGGCTTAAATATTTTTCATTAAGATAATAAGAAATGTCTTCAATATAATTATGTCCAAAATTAACATAGGTAATCCCAAGATCGTCTTGCCCTTGGACATAATATCTTGTAAATATATTGGAATCATCTACACTTATCTCGTGAGACTGTTGCAGATTGCGGAAACCAATATTTATATTCGTATCTTTCCCTAGATTTTCAGGATGATATACATTAATAACAAATCTTTTAAAATCAAATACGAACACAACTTCGAAAAATTTTGCCATGTCTTGTGTGAAAAATGAATACAAATCTTGGCTTTCAATGTCAAACGATCCAACCTCGTCGGATAGAAGAGTGGTCTTTTCTTTTAACTCACCGTCTTCATAATATTTATAAGTCTTAGGGACTTTATCAATGTGTCCGACCGTCCATCCGTATAATCCAGACGCTTTCATCGCTAAGTCTAAAAGACTAAGTTGTGGATTGTCTGCGTTATAGAATTTAATTTGTTCTTTCGCAAATTCTACATCGTCAATAATTTCTACGTTCCCATCTGCGAGCATTTCCAATGAATCGGTTGTTCCCTGGTTAATTTTAAATGATTTTAGGTCATGTTGCTGAAATTCTATTTCTGCGGACTCGGCAGAGATTGTTTTATACTCTTTATATGCTTCTCCATGTACTACAGGAGGACTCATAATAAACCATCCAATATTTTCAACATACACTCTCATTTTCTGATCGAGCAAAAGGTAGACATAAGATTCAACTTCTTTGGTTCGTCCATTATCTTCATATAAGATGAATTTATTTACATCAAAGGTTAAAGACCATGTGTTGTTAATGTTCGGAGTAAGAACACAAGAATCTTCTACCATTCCGTTAATGGCACACAACACTTTATTATTTGGAGTTCCAAGATATAATTTTGCCGGCTTCGGCTGACGATGGTTGTCAAAATAAATATTCAAATTTATTCACCAACCTTTCGTGATTCTATGTGCTTAAATGTAAAATCTGCATTGCCATACAGAAGGATAGAATTATTCCCATGCAAAAGTTGCAACCAGTACATGTAGTCAACGTCGTTTATACCAAGACGGTCATAAGTAATCATTCTGCCAAGCTCGTCATTAATGGTTAATTTTAAGCAATCCATATATACCGTAAGGTCTTTGTACACTTTCATATATACAAATCCATTTTCAACAATCGAATAAACATGGGTATCCGGCATATAGTATGCGGTGCATTTTGTTTCGACACCGTAAATATCTGTTAGATTAAATTGCACAGCCGTCCCGTCGCATAGACTTACAATGTCATACGCACCTGATCCGGTGTATTCTAATGTGTAATTATTTTTGGATGCGAATTCTTCCACGGTATCAAGAAGAGAATTAAAGTAAGAATTTGAAGTAGAAGAGAGTGTCAGTGTTCCTGTGGCTATGATATTTGCATCATTTAGGTTGCAAATATAAATTTCTCCATTTTCATGAGGGTTAATTACAATTGATGGATAACAACTGGATTCAAGCTCATCACTGTCATTTGATATAAGGATATTCTTGTAATTTGAAACACTGATTTCATCGACAATTTCATTTGTGTATCCAAATGGAGTAGTACACCGGAATGTCATTCTTATTCCATATATTGATCCATATGCAACAAAAGTTTCAATATTAGAAAACCATCCGTAATACCGAACAGCATCATCTGTTTCATTATCATATTCAAAGTTTAACCATTCTGGAAAATGTGATGATGTAAGCCATCTTGTAAGCTCTCTAATATCAGATTTTGTAATTTCCAAATTTTCCTGTGAATCGTATTTGCAAGGATTCTTCATAATATCTAATTCTATTTCAAGGTTGTCTGACCATTTATCGTAAAATGTATTCGCCTCAACTTTGTATCTGTTGGAATCTCCAACTTCCATGTCTCTTGCCATTGAAAGAGATACGTCCCCATCTGCATCGAAATCAACTGAAATATAATCTGCTAATAAATTGCTAAATTTTTCGCTACAAAAAGTAAAATCTTTAAATTTTTTTGCCATTTCTTTCACCTCTTCTCATAAAAAACGAAGACACCATTATCTGATGCCTTCGCTAAAATAAATTATCTGATTTTTTTAAGACCAAGCTTTCTTGCTTCTTGAGTCATTCTTTTATCAATATACTCATATGCATATTCCGCCATTTTTTGTGTTCCAGGGAATGTGTCTTTGTCAACATTTCCTTCAACATTAATCAAGCTTCCATAAGTATTTTGAATTGTCATGTTTCCAGAAGAATCTGCTTTCGTATCATTAATCAATTTTAAAGTATTGATCATACTATCAACTAACTTATTGGCAGTAACAGAGCTATCAATTTGTGTCTTGTATTTCTGTCCACCAAACATAATGTTTCCATCTTCATCCAGATGAGCAGAAAGAGCCATTAATTTCTCTGTTTCATTATTTGGAATTACTCCATCACCACGGTGTAATTTTGTAAGCTTTGCACCATCGCTTTTTCTGACAATAATTTCTCGTTTATTGTCCTCACCAGTCCATGCAAGCTGATCTGCACCAACTCCTAATGTACCGTTTTCATAACCGCTAATCTGTGACAAGCTAACCCATCCAAGGTTCCCATAACGTCCGTCAGCAGATTTAATATGGATTTTTAAATTTCCAGTATTACGTCCAGTTCCGCCATAATCCTTGCTAGAATAACTGTCAATTACAACACCGTTTGGAACACCAGAGTATCTGGTTCCGGCTGGATTCATTCCCCATGAATCGTAGTAATATCTACCAGTAAAGGTTACAACATCACCTACTCGTGGGATGCCATCTCCACCAGTGCTAACAGACGGTTTCTTAGCCGGTTTAGGTGGCTCGGGTTTCTTTGTAACGGTAACGGCAATCGTTTTAGAGATGCCACTGCCATCGGTTGTCGAAACCGTTACAGTACATGATCCAGGCTTAATTGCTTTGATAGTACCGTTTGATGCGGTAGCAACAGCAGTATTGCTTGATTTCCAAGAAAGAGTCTTGTTTTTTGCATCATTTGGTCTTATCGTTGCCTTAATTGCTGTAGATTTCCCTTCCTCAAGGGTCACAGAAGTTTTGTCTATCTTCAGTTCGGCTACCGGACGATTCTCCGTATTCTCTGGAGACATAATATCTTCTGTGATTTTGCCATTTTCAATTGCATTATCTTTAATTGGATCTGTAATTGTGCCACTGGCAGAAGAAGAAGGGTTTTTATTTGCATCGGATTGAGATTGAGAAGCGTTGTCTTTTTGAGACTGTGCTCCTTCTTGGGACGACATTTGATTTTGATTATTGTTAAAATCGGTGCTTCCGACCCATCCAAAATTGGATATAATAGAATTAATCTTATTATAAGCATCTTGATATTTTCCTACAGCCTTATTAAGCATTGAATCGATTATTTCAAGCTGCTTATCTGCATTATGACTAATTTCATATTCCGTATCCTCTAACATCTGTTGGAGGTCATCAGAAAGCTTGTCGTAGCCTTCGCTCTGCATATCATTTGCATGATCACGTTTTGTGTCGGACAACTCATCTTCAGCAGATTTGAGCTGTTCCTTCAGCTTTTTCACTTGTGCTTGAGCACTTAAATTATTTCACTTGTCTTTTCATCCATTCGCTACATGGATGAGAGCATATTAAATACTCCTCATACTTTCATATGAGAATGGGACTATATCTTCTATTTGAATAAAATTATTTTGAATTTTTGTTTGAAATGTTTGAGATATTTTGGACATTATAAAAGAGCAGTAGTGATTTACTGCTCTTGGATATTATATCTTTTCATTTTTAGGTTTATATGACGGACTTCGGTAAATTTCAGTTTTACTCTCAAGTTCCGTTTCAAAATGTGTGATTTTATTTAATAACAACAATGTACTTTTTGAAGTTCCACGGGTATAATCTGTATAATACTTTTTAAAAAATGAACAACCTTTATGTTCATTTTCAAATTTAGGATAAATTCTTTCTTTAACAAGGAATAAATAGAATGTTTCTGCATCTACATATTCCAAAAGATAATCTGCAACTATTTCTGTATATTGCGTGTAAAATCGTGGATTGATTTTATACATAACATCATTATTTTCTATAATATCTTCTAATAAATATAAATTTGCTATACGTTCTTCAACCTTGTATTGTTCATATTTTAAAGATTTTTTTAAATATTCAATTTTCAAATCTCCACTTAATATATCTTTAAATATACGTTCTCTATTTGTAGAAGAAAATTTTAAATCATCTAAATGTTGTATTCCTGCTAAATGAAAGAAGGAATCATATGGAAAGTGAAGCAATAAATTATATTCTTTTCCTTTTCTTCCAAGCTTAATTTCATATGCAACATGTCTTAATTTTGCATATTTTACAGCCGCTTCATACAATATGTCTTGTTGCATTTTATCCCCCGTAAACACAAAAGGCTCTGTTTCAAACAGAGCCCTTTTATGTGATGTTTTCTTTCGGATCTAGCCTAGTCAGATTGTGGACGAACATCAAACCCCATAATGTCAGTATATACCACTTTTCTGACAAAGCGACATATACCATTTGACAACAGACACTCAAGTTGCCTGTTTATAACATTGTAAGAAAGACACATATCTTTCTTAACTATATTATAGCCAATTTAAGAGAAAAATGCTACCCAAAAATACTACAAAAGTACGCATTTTTTATTATGCAAACATTCCAAAACATACGTTCTATTTTACGTGTTATATATATCTTTTCCATTATAATTTGTTTTATTCAAATAGTCTATATTTTTCAAGTCGCCAATCGCTTGCGACCCTACATTAAGGCTTACGCCACCCATAAAGGGTTAGTCTCTGAATGTCTTCCGTATCTGTTGACTTAGGAAGTTCACTGCGTCTGGGAGACTTGCACTCCCGGTTATCCCTAACCTATTTGTTTTTTATGGTTTCTATCTTTCGACTGGTGAGTTTTAAACTCATACCGCATTCACGCTTACCGTTTCCAGTTACGTTGTAGCAAAATAGGGTTATGGGGATGTCCCCGCAATTAAATAGATTTTACAGGTGCAATAATTTCACACCTTCAAGTGCTGCAATCTGAGCTTTTAGGCTGTTAATATCTTTGCTCTGATTTTTGATCTTTTTGTCATAATCGTAATATTCAGCTTTTCTCTGCAAAGCTTCCTTTCTCTTTGAGATGATTTTATCAAGATATTCAACTTCCGTTGACATTGCATTCTTGTATAAATCAATTAAGGAATCTTGGTACGATTTAACATCTTGTGTGCTGTCCTGAATACCCTTTCGATATTCTTGTGACTTTTCATTATACTCGTCTAATGAAATAACACCGTTCTGATATAACTCCTGTAACTTTTGAAGTCCAGTTGTATAATCAGATATCTTTTGTTTCGCATTTCCAAGGCTTTGGGACAGGAGAGCAATTTGTGCCAATCCATCTTCTGTAATTCCGCCTTGTTTATCAAGAAAAGCATCTTCATTAAGGAGTGCTCTAAATCCTGATAATTCGTCTTCAAGATCAGAATAACTTTGAATAGCCTTTTCTATATTTGTCATACGGAGATCATAAATCGAATCCTTAAGATCTTCATTGTCTTTCTGAAGTTTTAGAATCTCTGTATCCGCACTGCTAATTTTATCAGCCAGCTCCTGATATCTTTTTGAATTAACATCATAAACAGATTGCTCCTTAAGATATTGGTTTCTTAAATCATACTGTTTTTTAATATTAGCATTGTTATTATCAATTTGCTCCTGATATACAGTTTCCGGGACTTCTTTATCTTGTGCCTCCAACAAATCAACATATGAACTAAGTTTATCTACTCTACGTGAGAATCCGTCAATAATATTCTGAAGAGTATCATAACTAATCTGTCGTAACTGATCCTGCAACTCAATTAATTCAGACGATGCTTTTGTTATATTGGTTGTAAAGTCCTGAATGTTCTTCATGGTATCATACCATTGCTCAGAACCTTTTTTCATAAGACCGGAATTCAACTGAGAGTTTACTTCTGCTTGGTAGTCAGACAACTTCTTTGTCAAAGAATCGTAAATTTCAGATTGTGTCTGAATCGATTTCTGTATACTGTCTGTATTTTGATGGTTATCAATTGCCGTACCGAGATTTTCAAGAAGAGTGCGGTTTTCTTTAAGACCGTCTTTTATAGACTCTTTCAGATTCTCTATTGCATCATATTCATCTTCAATAATACTAAGCCTTTTCTCTGCTAATTCTGTTAATTTATCTTCTAAAGTAAGTACATTGTCAAGAGCAGATAGATAATTTTCATAATATGTTTTATATTTAGAAATTTTATCATTCAAATCACTGTCTTTAATTGTCTCAATATTTAATGTACCATTACGAACTTTAGATGCATATGTCTCGCTTAATCCAACCGCATTTGCGGCATTCAAATATGCTTGGGCTGCTTGTTGGTTAGTTTTGATTTCAGACTGTACCTTGGAAATAGCATCCGCAGCTTTCACTTGCTTATTCACAAGACCAATCGCCCTGTCAATTGCATCAACTGCTAAATCAGTTATTCTCTTAACTCTTGAAAGTAAAGTTTCAATCCAATCAATAACATTTTCTGATGCGTCTTTTGATGAACTATCCGATGAGGAATTATTATTAGAAGAGGAGTTGTTATTAGAAGATGATTTCTTTTTCTTTGAAGAAGATGTTGCTTTGCTTCCAGAACCACCAGTTCCGAAAGTAACACCGCTAGTACCACCATACCCTGCATGTGCAGTACCATGTGCCAAAGCCGTTCCTCGTGAATTAATAAATCCAGAAGAAAGCAGTTGCTTTGTTTGATTTGCATCAAACACAATAGAACCTTGTGGAATACGTGTAAATTCAGCACCATTGTCACCAACGGTTCGCCATTTACCATTCTTAGGATCAACAACAATTTCTTGTCCTAGTTCACCAACTAAAGAGCCTTCAGATTTTTTTGTTCTCCAACTAGATTTTAACCAACTTGTATCAGATATATTGCCATTTGCGTAAGCACTTCCGTACATTCTTGGATTGATTGTTCCAAATGTATGTGCAGTACCAGAAGCACTTGAAGCTCCTTTTTTTACTGCGGATGCAACTTTACTTGCTACATTGGTTTGAGGCATATTTACAGTTGAAGCATAGTATGTGACTTTTCCTGTTAATGTTGGTGCGGAATTAGGGAATAAAGCCTTTGTATAATTGGCAAGACCATTAATTGTAGGTGCTATCTTAGGATGGTCGCCCATTTCATAACTAACTGTACCATCTTCATTTTTTACTTCATCAAGATAATAATTAACACCATCAACATTTGCGATATAAGCAATTTCTCCACTTTCTGTTTTGACAGCTTCAATCTGAGTTGGTACATTATCGACGTTTGCCGTAAAATATAATTCTTGTCCCGTTTTTAACTGATTGAGCTGTGCTTGAACTTGATCTGTTGTAGCATCAACTTTCATATAAATTGTGTTATCATCTGGACGAGATAAAATACCATCAATTTTTGCATCCGCTTCTGTAGTATCAACGTCAACCTTGATCAGCCCCATATCTGATAATACATCAACAAATTCATTTAAATACGACGGGTCAATATTCATAGATTGCATTAATGTACTTAATGAATCTTCCATTGCAGAAGTCTGGTTATCTGTCAAATCAATTGACTTCAATTGTTGTTCAGAATAATCCTTAAGAGAACTAAGAGATGCTTTTTGTGCTTCGTCCCCAAGATAAAATTGATCCTGTACAAGATGTAGGGCTTCAGCATATCTATTGGCTTGCTCTACAGAATCTTCTCCATAATAAGTTCTTATTTTAAGACCGTCAGTATCTTCTCCACCATTTAAAAGTTCTTGTGCATAACTTTTTAATTCTTCCGGGCTATACACATCTCCATTTGGTAAAATAGGAGTTACGACAATTGTTTTATCCCCTGCTTCATTTGAGAATCCACTTGTATACACAGTTGCAGTAGAATCTTCTGGAACGTCCCAACCGACATCGTTCATATACTTACCAGAAACTTCAGGTCTATTTGTTAAATCAACATTTCCTCTTTCTGTAGTTACTTCAACCGTTGCTTTTTTACCTTCTGTTTTATTGATGGCATTATCAACAGTTGAGTCAAATTTAGATGTATCTGCATCAACCGTCATAGTTCCAGAAGTATTGTCAACTTTCTCTTTAGTTTCTTGAGTCTTCTGATCTACCTCTGTTGTATCGGCTTTGTAATGATAGATTCCATCAAAACTTTTATAAAGTTCTACCTTTTTCCCGTCTTCAAATTCTGCATAGTAATGAATTTCACCATCGATTCTTTGTCCCGAAATTACAGATGACTTAGTTGTTGTTTTCCCGTTCTCGTCAGTAAATTGAACATCGCCATTAAAAGTAATAGTCTGTCCCTCTTTTAGATTGTCTATTTGTGCTTGGATCTGAGAGAAATCTGCATCCGCTTTCATGACAATTAATAAATCATCTGAATATGCAACACCCATCAAATCATTTAATGCTTGTTGCTTTTCAATCTCAAGAGTTGCAATTATCTCTGGATCCATATTCTCAATAGTGCTCAGAACACTTTCTTGACTAGACGGATCAATCCCAAGGTCAGTCAGCATCTGTGGGTCTGCATTTTTAATGGTTTCGTATAAAGTCTTAACTTTATTCTCCGCATCTGTAGTATCAATGTCTATCCCAACGCCTTTTAATGTTTTTTGTCTTTCAAGTTCGTATTTAGCCTGAGAAAATTCTTTAAGGCTATTTAAAAGATTTGCAGAATCGTTCTTGAGATTTGCAAAATTAACTCCACTATATTTACTTTCGGTAAGAGACTGTTTTTGAGCATATAATGCATTAATAGAATTGATCATTGCCTGAGAAGAGCTGTCATTAAATGACTTTCCTTTACCGTTGAGCTTTTGGTTACTTAACAACGCTTTTTGAACAAGGGCAATTTGATCGTCAAGATTTTGTTGATTTGTTGAATCAAAATTGATTGTTGCGTCATTAATTCCATGTGTTTTTGCATAGCCCATAGAATATTTATTAACCAAATTTTGTGTTGTTCTAATAGTTTTTTGTGCTTGCTCTTTAAGTTCATCGGCATTATTTAAGTCCACATCGATACCAATGACTTTATTCGATATTTTATCAAGTTCTTCTTCTGCATTTACAATATTTAAATTAGCATCTAGCTCGATACCATTCTCATTTGCAATTTTCTGAATCTCTGTTTCGAGTGCTTTTGCAACTTCGTCTGTGTCTGTTCCATACGCTTTGGTAGATTTAATTCTATCTCTTTCAGTAAGCAGGGTAGTAATCTGTTCTTTTCCTTGTTTAATCTTTTCAGCATACTCATCTGCGGAGTGTTTTGCTAACTGTTCTGTAGCAGAGCGTGTTTCTGCTAAATCATTCTGTAATGCAGCGATTTCATTTTTCTTTTGTGTAATAGCTGTGTTGTCAGCACCAGTGGCTTGCAACTCAGCTAACTCAGCCTGTGCCTTTGCAATTTTCGAAGATAAGTCTGTAATTCTTTCAGCACCGTCAGCTACAGATCCAACAAAATTATTATGAGCACCATAATCTTCCAATCTGCCAAACATGTCCATGAACCAATCAAAGCTCATACCCATATCTTTAGCAGCGTCAGTTATGTCTCCAATGTTGTATGTCCATTGTTTACTTCCATCAGCGAGTGCTTGAGAAGCTGCGTATCCCTTTTTCTCTAAATCTGTTAAGAAATTCTGAACCCCTGTTGCATCTTCTGTCATATATCTTGCTGCTTTGTTATAATTTTCTGCAAAATTTACAGCATCATCAGCACCAGTAGGAGAGAAGTATGCAGCCCTGGTCTTAAAATCATCTGTGCCAATAAGACCTTTATCAAAGGCTTCTTTTGCTTCTGTCAGATATGTAACACCTTTTACATAATCGTCCCCAGCATTTGCGGATTCGTCAGCAGCATCAATTGCAGAAAAGGCACTGTTGTCTTTTAAGTCAATGGCAGTAGCTCCGGCTGCAATCGTATCTTCTATTTTCTTCTTAAGCTTATCAAAATCATAGCCAACTTCGTCCGCATTGTCACTCATGACAATATCATATGCGGTATTTATCTCTTTGATATTGAGATCGTTTATAGCGTCTCCAAACTTTTCTTTTAAGACTTTTGTTTTGTCAGAAACTTCTTCTGTCAATTGATCTAACCCGAATATTGTCTTGAAAGAATTTTGTGCCTCCTTATCATTCGGGAAGGCATCATCTAAAGCCTTGCTTATTGCGTATTTATAATTTTCAAGATGTAGATTGTCAGGATTGATATTTAATAAATCAGCAATTTTTTCTTGAGCTTCTGGTTTAAGATCATTCATTGGCTCTATAAACTCAGAATATATGAAACTTGTAATATCTCCATCATAATCATCCATGATAGTATCGATATCAAAGTCAAAGTCACCAAAATTAGTTGTGAATGCATTTTGTAATTTGGAATCCAAAGATGTAAATTCTGTTGAAGTTTGTAAATATTTCGATACAGAATCACTCAAAGATTTAAACTGTTCTTTTATTAAAGAATTCTTCTCTTGAACTTTTTTCTTATCTTCGTTAATTTGTTGAGTAAGCTTTTCTTCAGAATTAATTTTGCTCTCCTCTAACACTTTACTGAGTTCCTTCGCAGTATCTTTGTTCATTGGAGTGGAATAGGTTAATAACCCTGTTTTTTCAGAGTATGTTGACGCAGGAGTCAAACCGTGTTTCTTTAATACTTTAAGTAGGTCGTTACCTTTAACAAGTGTTGGATCAAAAGAAACCGATTGTTTCTTAAAAATATTTTTATCATTAGCTCTTTCTGAAATTGCTTTTATTGCATTTTCTTTTTTTTCTATTGAATTTTCAAGATCTGTTCTATCATTAGAATATACTTTAATTTGTTCTTTAATTCCATCAAATGCATCTTGCAAATCTTCTCCAATTTTAATATGGGAAGAGTTTAAAGAAGCGTCATACAATTCGTTTAAAGATTTTGCAGCAGTGGCTGCATTGTTTCCAATATTTAAAATTGCATTTCCCTGTGCGTCATAACCTGCAACTATTTCCGGGAATACATTAGCTAATTGATTCGACGTATCAATATAAGATTGATAATCTTCATCGCTTAACAACTTGTTAGAATTATCTGAGTTTACGCCTTCTTTTAATTCGGCATACTTTTTAGCAACTTCATCAATTGCATCCCCAGTGCTTTTTATTTCTTCTGGATTTTTTGCAAAACTTTTCCCAAGATTTTCTATAGAATTTTTATTTTCAGAAAAAGTCTTGAAAGTAGAGTCAATGGAAGCCTTTGCCTCCTCTCCTTTTTCAATTAGTTTTTCTGACCGATGAATATAATCATCAATTAATTCTATTCCTTTAGTTATTATAGCGGAAGCAGCCATGCTAATTCCAAAACTTGCGATTGAAGAGACAAAAGTTCCTGCAAAATTTTTCACGCCAGTTTTTAATTTTGACATGGTAGAAGAAAATTTGCTTTGAGAACTTGTTGCTTCTTCTGTAGCAACTTGAAATTCACTATAACTGATTTTCCCTTCTTTCAATGCCTTTGCCGAATCGACAAGCTTTTTATCAACATCCCCAAGCGATTTTCCAAGCGCTGCCGTTGTAATATTAAGTGGTTTTTGTTGTAAGTTTTCTAGATTTGTTCCGCCTTCTGTTACAGAAGAAATTAATTTGCCAAAACTGCGATTTGCTTTTATTTGGTTTTCAGATTTTGGCGTAAATAAATTAGAAAAAATAGAACTAAAACCGTTTTCTTTGTCATAGCTTAAAATCGTTTTTTTAATTGATATAATTATATTACTTGCAATAATATATTATTTGAAAATGGAGGAGAGTTTATGAATATCAAATACTGTCCAGAATGTGCGAAATGTAAAAAATCAATAGAAGATCCTGAAGATTTTTATGCTGGATATCAAGTCTATTTTTTTCAAGATAAAATTGGGAAAACATGTCAAATTTGTAACAAGGATACGTTAATAGAAACAAACATAACTGAAGATGAGCTTCATGAAATAGGAGAAGCGTCAAACTATAATCCTTCTTTTCTCAAAGCCATGCGTGAACTCAAAGAAAAAGACATCATAGAATATGAACTTAAAATGTCACAGTTCCGGTCACAAGTCGAACAGAAAAACAAAGCAAGAGAAGAAGCAAATCGTCCGAGGTGTCCGAAGTGTGGTTCTACCTCAATTGCAACGACAACTCGTGGTTACTCATTTTGGACAGGATTTGTCGGCTCTGGTAAACCAATGAACGTGTGTCAAAATTGTGGTCATAAGTGGAAGATATAACACGAATATTTTATCCAAAGCACAAATACGCTCTTGTTTTTTTGCTAACTGCTTTTGATAAATATAAGTTTTCTTCATAAAAATATCACCTACTTTAAAAATATTTATTTTTAGAACGTTTGCAACATTTGTTCCTGTGTTCATTTTCAAGAACCTTACACCTACGGTTGTATTCTTTAACATAAGAAGCAGGGATATAGTTTGTATCTTCTATTGGCTTGCTTAATTCTACCATATAACCTATTAACATTTTTTCAATATTACAAATAAAGACCATCTCCTTTAAGAAAGTGTGATATGTATGGATAAAAATATATTAAAAATCTACGGATTAACTGGTGCGTATTGTAAATTTATGGGAATTACTAAAATGCCAAAATTTAAAGTAAAAACATTTAAAGGTGGAAATGCATCTGCGTATATTTCCTATCAAAATAATTCTCAAATATTTAATATAGAAGAAAACTATATTAATGTTTTAAAACAAAACGCACTACCTCTTATTTATCATGAATTTACTCACATTGTAGATAACGAAAGTTTTCTTCCAGAAGTGAGTGCAAAAACAAAAATTCCATTCATAAAAATGTTATCGGAATATAGAGCTATTCAAGTTCAAATGAAAATAAGCATGAATTTTGAAATCTATAATGAAGATAAAAAGTTTTCATTTGATGATAAAACACATGATTGGTTTGAAGAAAAAACCGTAAAAGAAGATATAGTATATAAAACTGAAGATTTTGTTGCAACGATAAAAAATCTTTTAAGTAAAAAAGAAAATAATTATACTTATTTTTTAGTTCTACATTGTGTGTATTACCAGAGCATGTGTGATTTTTGGAAAGAATATTGTATTAATGAAGTTCAACATCTATTAAAAGAAGATATAATAAATACTTTATTTGGATTAGAATTTGATATTTTCCATCATATGTTATCAAAAATAGATAACAAAGATATAAATTATTTTAAATTACTGTTATCATCTCAGAATAAAATGGTCGGATATTTTGGATTATATGAAGACGAAATCATAAAAACATTAAGCGTATAGAAATAAATTATTCTTAATGTACAGCGAAAAGTGATATCTGTCGGGAAGAAGATCAAAGGATCTATATTGTTTGGTTTATTCAGCAACGATGCTAAAAAACAAATGAGATGCAAGGATTGTGGATATAAATTTTAATCAAATAAATGTGCAATCGTATAGCAAAATAATTTTATCCTTAAAAGTAAAATTGACATTCTTTTCTTTTTTACTTCTTTTGAGTAAACATAATTATCTTTCAAAATAAAATCACCTACGCTTTCTGGAGGAATGAATATGACAAACGAAAATAACAAAAGTATAAAGCAAACTACAGCAGATAAAAACAAGCAAAAAGATACTCGTAAACCATTACCGAAAGCTAATATAATTGGTAAACGCTTAGAGATATTTAACATGGATTTAAATGTTATATACAAGAAGAATAAGAAAAAATAGCATTTTACTTAGTTTTTTATACTTTTGGTTTCTTTCCATGCAGCAAATGCCATTCTACATTTTTTGAATTCTTGATCTGCAATTTTGTCTTGTTTTTTATTAAAATCATCACATATTTTTTGCTGCTTAAAGGAAAGACAGAATATTTCTTGTCGCATTCCTATAATATGTGCTTTTGGCAAAGGAGATTTTTTTAATGAGTTCATATAACGATATCCTTTCTTTTGAAAATGACTACTACAAAGAATTATATTACGATGGTGCAAAACAGAGAGATAGGATAAATAGTAAATTTACACCAACAATAACATTATTAACTGCTGAAACATCTGGAATCATTTGGATTATCTTCAATTTAGTGAAGAAGATGAAGTCGTTTAATTTTATATCAATTACAGCAACAATAATCTTGTGTTTTATAATTTTATTTGGGTTAGTAGCTCTTGTGAATTTTTTATTTTGTTTTTTAAAATATGGCTTTCTATATCCAAAACCAGCCGATGTGAAAAATTTTATTAAAGAAAATAAAACATATATTGGTGAATATACAGAAAAAGAGATTGTTGATAATATTGTAGAACAAATTTCTTCTGAATATATTACAATGGCAATTAAAAATAATAAAGAAATAAATAACAGGTCAAAATATCTGAACAAGTGTTACATAGGAATTGTGTACACGTTGTTATTTATGATTATTGAATTCCTAATATTATTATTTATGTAAAAGTATAATAAAATATAATTGTTTTATTAAGTAAGAACGCTAAAAACAAAATTTGAACGTAAGGATTGTGGATATAAGTGGTAGGAGAACATGGATGTTTTTGAACTACCGATCATACAAACTAATTAAAACTTTTCCAAGTTCAAGAGCAATGGCTTCATCAAAGTCTTCTGCGATTAATTTTGCTAATTCACATGTTGGATGACACAAAACAAAATCTTCATCATCCGATAATTTGCTTTTACCAGTTTTTGGAGCAAGTTCGTTCCAATAATAACTAATAAATTTACCTGTTTTCGAATGATCCATATCATTCACCTGCCTTTCAAAAAATGGAGAAATTATGAGATTAAATCACGATTATATTAGAAACATTCTTCTTTTTATAGAAGAGAACTTAAATTATAAAGAATATACTGATATGCCATCATATCATAAAACACCTTCTTTTGCAGAAGTATTATCTGATGAGTATTTTGTGGACTACAACCAAGAAGAACTTTTGTATGCAATGGAACTTCTAATACGAGAGAAGTATATTCAATGTACAAAAGAGCCATATTTTGTAAATGGTAGTCTTATGAGCGCAGACATTGTTGGATTGACATGGAACGGATATCAATTTCTTGATAATGTAAGAAACGATACTGTTTGGAATGCAGTAAAAGAAAAAGCAAAACAATATGGTCAATTTTCAATCAAGACATTAGCATCCGCAGCAGGTTCTTTATCTGTAGCTTTAATGAACGATACAAACGCTATTCAGAATTTTTTACAAGGTGTTGGTAATATAGTTAAAATTATTTGAAGTGACTTTACTATTGAAACTAATAATGTAATTACTGAAATAATCATTGACAAGTTTTGGTATTTTTCTGAAAGCTTCAATAGTGGCATAAAAATTTTATCATTAATAAAATCAGACATGTTATTACCTCGAAACAAAAGAATGGCATTGTAATAGCTGTGGAAGTGACTTTTAAATCAATAAAAGACACCGATTAAGGTGTCTTTTAATTTAATTAGAATATATAGATAACGGTGCAACAATACTACTTACTTTTGATTCTAATACAACATTACTTTCTATTACTGCATCTTCAGTTGTCACATCTAATAAGTGTGGTTGACTCATCGTTTTAATCACTTCTATAACATCAAGTATTGGAAATTTTGATCTTGAAACTAATTCTTTACAAACCAAACGATCCAAAGGAGAACATAAATTGATTTCCTTTGGCATATTCCCATTTGCGTTGATAAATTGTTTTACAATATTCCAACCTTCATAGAAAATCTCCATAAAAGATTCGTCATATGGAACTGGACATACAATTAAATTTTTTGTTTCATGTTGATAAATTTTATCGGATTTCCCTTGAGCAGAAGGAACTATCCCAAGTCTTAAACCTCTTGCACCTTCTAATTGCTTTGGATTTATTTTAACAGTTGTACCAACCCATTTGTCTACATCTGTATTTCCAACAAATAAATCTGCTTTCCATAAACCATTTATGCTACTAGGAAGTTTTTCTCTCTCTTTTGGTTTTCTGAACGATGAAACAACTCCGTTTATATGTCTTTTTAATTTTATTGGCTTCCCTTTTTTACCTGTTAACAATATAGAATCATCAGTCAGATGTTCTTTTACACTGTCAATAAACTGTATTGTATTTGCTTCTTTTTCTACGCCAAACAAAATAGAAGATGGATCGTTCCCTTTTATGTTGCAGAATTTTGAAAGTGCAGAATCTATTCTGTTCAAAACATTTGGATCTTTTGATATGATTGCATCATGTACCGCATATTCAAAACAAATTCCACAATCTCCATCACCAGGACTGTATAATCTTGTAAATAATTCAAGTGTTATTTTGTCGTATCCACCGATCTGGTTTATTATGTCTTGTTTTATAGTATGCACCAAACCAGTTAAAATAGGATGAATAACAGAGAATAATGCTTCGTATTCAGAATTAACTGCATTTGTTTGAATGCATTTTATTTTTTTAATCATTTTTATTCTCTCCATTTATTTTCTCCTTTTATTATACGACACAATATGACAAAGTACAATTCAAAACATATGTTCTAATATATGCTAACAAGTACAAAAGCATCAGATTTTATATTTGACCCAATTCCATTTTCTTCCTATAATAATACACATCATCTTTTTTACTCGGAGGGTGCAATACATGAATTATTTTTCAGAAAACCTTTTATATTATAGGAAGAAACGTGGAATGACACAAAATGATATTGCCAGAAAAGTATTTGTTAAGCATCAGACAATCTCAAATTATGAAAAGAACACAAGAACCTGTGATTTGAACACACTTGTTTTACTTTCCAATGCTCTTGATATCACACTGGATGAATTGATTAAAAATCCACATCCATAATACTTAGTTGTATGTAGGAATACCAACAAACACAAGACCTTTTACATTATGAGCATCTATACTTTTACCTGCTTCTTCATAACTTGTGAATTTTGTTTCCGATACAACCTTGTGATCAAATTTACCTTCTGTATTTTTCGTTACCTGAATTCCAATGACATCTACACCTATATTTTTCATCATATCTTTCCTCCACTCTCAGAGTTTGAATATATCTTCAACAGACACACCAAGAGCATGGGCAAGTTTGATAGCTGTATAAACATGTGGGTTTTCAAGAGGATTATTTTCTATCAAACTTATTGTAGAATGTGACACATTGCTTTTCATAGCAAGTTGTGTTTGTGACCAATCTTTTTCCCATCTTAATTCCTGCAATCTGTTACGCATATATTCACACACCCTTTTATTTTTAGTATGTGTAAATTGAAGCTTCTTCTTTACAAGAAAATAATACCAATAATTTTTGCATAGAAGTAGAACAGTTTTTTATGGAAATTACGTAACTTTTTCTATATTCAGTTATATACTATATATAGTATATACATTTTCAGATGTGTATGAACTAATGTTCTGTATTTACCATTTTTAGTGAAAATGATATAATATTTTCTGATAGATAGTTATGATGCAAACCTGTACCATCATTGTATGCGCGCACTATCCATCAAAAAAACAGGGAGTACCAGTGTAAGACTGATACGGTTCGAAAAATTAAAGAGTGTCTAAAATTCAGGGTGTTCTGCCCATTTTATTCCCTCGTAATTAACATTCTTACAGAAGGGAGGGTAGAGTTGAATTTACTAGAATTAATAGTAAACAACTTAGACATTAGTATAATTGCAGCTTGCGTAATGTATTTCATTCACGAAGCTTTCAAATTTGCAAGTGTTATTGTGATTTCCAAGTCCGATAATCTTACAGATAAGAAAGCTCAAGCAATTGCAAAGATAATGTCATTTAGATTCGACTTTCGAATCAAAAAATAATTTCTGAATTTTGTCATTTTTCATTTTTAATTTTTCCTTTAATTCAATTATGCTCCGTGGAGTCCATATCTTCACGGAGTTCTTTATATTATATTCTCCAATAGGAGATAATATTTGTTTTATGTTTTTTATACTCATTAAGTTTTTGCAAGTCATCAATGAGTTTGTGTGATTTGTGTCAATAGGGTAGTAGTAGACTACTTGCATATCCCCTACGACTTCCACAGGCTTTCCCCGTGGTCACGGACTGTATGTTTGAACCAATAGTACAATTACGCCTGTACTACGTCATGCCTTGTCAGCCTCTCGCACGATACATGAAACCACACTTTCATTTTTATTGTAACGTGTCGGGACTACCGTTTTCGTATTTCTACTTATTTCTTCGTGAACATAAGATTTAATCTTACGCTTTTATTGCATCACTCCGATACCATATTTGTATGGCTTACGGCTTCCCCCGAAATTCGGCATATTTTGATTTTAGTTAAATCAAGGTGGATAGAAGATATGTATGTTCATATTACTTCATATTCTCTCTACGTTAAACATATGGCATTGTTATATGTCCTTATAGAAATAGGCATTAAAAACTATGACGTTTACCTCCACCTTTACTTTTTAAAGATGCTACAGCAGATATTGTACCTATGATTGCTGGTATTCCACCGAATGTATCAACAATTTGTGTTAATACTTTTAAAAATTCATTTGCACCTTCAACAGCAGTTTTAAAAAGATCAGAGCCTAAGAAGCTTGTTGAAAAATCCTGAAACGTACCTTTGATTTGCTCGATACTATATTCAATACCTTTCTTATAATTTTCCAACTCTTTCTCTGCTGATCCAGATGAATTTTCTGCTGTTTCATAAGCACTCTTAATTACGTCTACATTATTAATAGCGGCTGCGAGTGCGTTTGACTGATTCTTACCAGCCAATGTTTCGAGCAAGTCTGCTCGATTAATATCTGAAAGGCTTGACCACCTTTCACCGATTCCTACAACAATATCATAGATATCTTTATAGGTATCTTTATCCTGCATGATGTCAAAGCCACCTGTCAGTGCTTTGACTTTTGCTTGTAATTTTGAGGTTGAGGTTATAAGACCATCTGTGTCCTCGTTCATCTCACTAAGCTCAGACTCTGAACCTCTAAGTCTGGCACTAACCGTTTTCCACATATTACCGACCTTATCTGGATCCTGTAATGTAGTATTGGTTCCAGTAATCAAAGCAATTGACTTTGATAAACTTGTATGACTCGCATTAAATGACGCAGCACTTCTCTGTAAAGCGTCACCAATTCCATCACTTCCGATTGCGAAATTATTTGCTACCTCATTAAGTTTATCCACAATCGATTCTGCTTGCGAAGCCTGCATATTATAACCCTGAAGGATTGATACAAGACTTTGCGATGCAGTTTCTTGAGTCATGTTATCTCCGACTCGCTGATACAATGTTGTTGCATCAGATGATTTCTTAGCGTCTTCAAGATTATAACCCAATTTTGACCAGTCAGCAGTACTGCTAATTACGTCACTGACTGTCGCACCATATTTTTGTGCACTTGCAGTTGCTTCATCCCAGTAATTTTTCAATTCTGTATCAGAAGCATTGCTTACTTTTCTTAATTCAATCTGTGCAGCATTAACTTCCCTTACTGCACTAACAACTTTGGATGGGAACTGCATCATTGTATTCTGTAATATATAATACATCCCGGTAAACTGAGCAATCTGTCCAAAAGCACGCTTCATATCTGCCCATGTAGAAGACCCTGTTAGACCTTGAGATTTAATCTCTGCTTGCAACTGCTTTGCTTGGCGAGCTGCATCAGCCTGATCCCCTTTTGTCTGAGCATTAGCCTTCGCTTGATAAATGGATTCCATCCGATCTTTGTATTTTGACCATGCTTTAGTATTGCTGTTCATATAAGCTCGGAACTCATTTGCGTCCTTTTGTGCCTCGCCTTTCCCAAGCGTTTTAGACTCCACTTGTTTTACTTCTTGCAAAGCATTCTTATACTTAGTTACTGATTTTTCAAGGTTTTCATAAAGAGAAGAAACATGTGACGTATCTATATTTTCCGCTGTTAATGCACTTGTAATTTCTGTTTGATACGCATTTACTTGCTTTGCCAATGAACGAAGTTTTTCTAAATGGGTGCTCGACTGACCAGTATATTTACTAAGTTCAGTTTCCATCGTTGTTGTTCTAAGACTGAACTCCCCAGACTCTGCCTTGTCTCTAATGGAAGATAGTTTGGTCAACGCTTCTTTGCGTTGCTTTACCTCTACCATAACTGCACTTAGTTCTTTATCTACAGACTCTTTGCCAGATGAAGTTAATCCGTCAGTATATTTCCCCTGAATCTTAGTCAAACTTTCTGACTGAGCCTTTGTCATAAATTCAGAATATTCTTTCTGGAAATTGGCAATCTTTTCCCTTGCTTTATCGAGAGAAGACATATTCAAGGATTTTTCCATGGTAGACTCTACAGTACCCATAGAAGCCTCAAAAGCCTTCGTAGCAGCAGTTAAATTATTAAATTCTCTTTCAATTTCTCCTAGGGAAGCACCTGTAGAAATCAGGCTTTTAAGACGATTTTGCGAATCAAGAATTTTCTGACTCCAATCTTCTGCATTTGTCAAATCAGAAGATGTTTGTCCAGAATAGTTAGAAATACGATTTTCTCTTTTTGCTCTCGATGTAGTTATAGCTTCGTCTGTTACCAAAGCTTTTGCTTTTTCTCTAATGGAAGATAATTTGGTGTTTTCAGCAGCCATCAAAGAGTTCTGTCGTTTTGTGTAAGCATCATGTTCGGCTTTTGCTGACTTGTCCATATCAGCGATCCATTTTTCCTGTTCAGCCTTTTGAGCTTCGTGATATGCTTTTTGTGTAGCAAGACGATTCTTTTCTGCTTGGTTTTCCTTTGCCTGCTGTCGAGCTTCTACACCCATTTCATAATCAGATTTAGCATTTCGATAAATACGTGCTGATCGATTTTCGTATTCGTCGTTATAAAATCCACGATCTTTTGCTTCTTTAAGATATTTTCTTCTGTCGAGAATAGATTTTTCTAAATCAGCCATTCTTGCTTTTGTCTGTTGATATTCTTCTGGCTTAACATTCCCTTTTGATACCTTCGTCTTTAACTGATAATATTCTGTTATTTCTTTATTTAAGGCACCGTATTCTTTTTTTAAATTAATAACTTCTTTCTCAGAAGTAGTTACTCCATTAACAGTCTTTATGTTCTTTCCGTTAGAGTATGTTGTGTCTGTGACAGTTTTATCTCTCCCTTTGGTTATAGTTGTCTTGTCAATATTCTTAGATTGTTTATCTACATTTTTTCCACCTTGATTATTGCCAAAAGCCTTTCCTAAATTAATAGAGTTTACAGATTTCGCTAAATTCAAAAGCTGTGAATTATCAATTTTAATAGGAATAACAATTTCTGTTTTTGCAAATTTTTGTAAATCTTCAATAGCAGATTTTGCACTTTTTGCCTGTTCAATTAACGTTTTCGCAGAACCAGTAATATCTATTTTATAACTAGCCATATTCCACCTCCTTAAAATCCTAATACTTCTTTGACTGAGCTTTTTAGTAATCTGTTAATTTGTCCGTTCAGTCCACTGTTAATGCTTTGTTCCATATATTCGTCTGGTGGGGTAGTAGTAGCTGCAAGAAATTTACCATGACCATGTTCACCATTCATATAAAACATTTCAAAAGCAGACAATCCGTCCAAAGGGTCACCCCAAAATCCAGGATAATCCCACATCTTGTCGCCAGTAACATTAATTGTCACTCCGGTGTCATCCGCAGTTGTTGTTACATTTCGATTATTTATAAAATTATACGTTCTATCATACTCTCCAACATAATCTGTATAATAATTTGCTATTGCCATTTCAGCAGCATTATCAATCGCTGGTTTTATTTTTTTAGAAAATATTTGAATAGTTTTTGGCAAATAATTTTCTAATTCACGTATAATTCCATCGAGATCTAAATCTTGCATAACCACCCTCCCCATTCATTTAATTTTGCATAATATCTACAATATCTTTAAGTTCCATCTCAAGAAGAATTTTAAATTCGTTAAGTTCTCTTTTAGGAATTTCACTTAGAATTAAATCAATTAATCCATTCTCATTTAAAAGATCATATTCTTCATATTTATTTTCAAATTTTATTTTTAAATTGGTGTAGGAATCAATAACAGACAGTGCATAATTAATATATCGATCAATAGAAGAATACAGACACTCATTTGTATCATTATAGATAATAGATTTAATCAAGACTCGTTTTTCTTGAATTTTTATATATGTAGTTTTTATTTTTAAATTGTCTCTAAAACATTTTGCTTTTAATACATCATTCGCCTGTCTTTTAAAACAAATACAAAAATTTTTGACAGGAATCTTATCCTCTGTTTTCTGCATTTTTTGTCTCCATTTCTTTTATAATATCCAAACCGATTTTGGATAAAGCACTTTCATTAATTACATCAAAGGAATCCATTTTCTTTAGAACAGAAGTCATTAAAGAAATATTTTCCGGATTCTGAACCATTGGTTTTGCAGCATTAACAATATTTTTTGCAATTTCAGTAATCGAAGAAGCAATGTCGTTAATATCCTGGTATAAACGTTCTTTTGAATTTGTACAATTTAAAACTTTTTCTTTTTCAAATTCAATTATTGACATAGCGTTTTCTGCGACAAATTCCTGAATGTTAATGTACTCTGCATTCTTTTCCTTATCTTCATCTGCCATTCCTTCTGTAGCAAAAAATTTTCCTACAAGATCTAAAATTTCCTTATCAAGGAATACAGCGTCATAAATACTTTCATTTTCATCAAATTCAATTCCATCAATAAAATGAACAACAATAGATTCAATCAATGTTTTTCTCACAAAAAATGGAGTATATTTTCCATCCGTGAAAGCTGAATTTACAACCATGTCAATTGCTGCAATCTGATCAATAAATGTAATGTTATTTTTAATTCTAATATTTTTCTTTTTCATACAAAATTCTCCTTTTAATACTATTTTTTGACATAAATAAAAGAGCCTATGTTTGCACATAGACTCCTATGAATTTGTTGTTTTCCATTTTTTATTCGCAAAAAAAGATTGTATATTAATTTTCTTCTTTGTCATCATCTGGATTCCTTTTTATAAGCCTCTCTATTTCATCCAATGATTTTCCAGACGCTTCAATCATATTAACAAGTTCTTCAATCCTTTTTCTTTTTTCTATTTCTGCCTTATATTGCTCGTAAACAGCTTTTTCTTTTTGCAATTGCTTAATAAACTTTTTCTGTTCGGAAATAACTTTTTTCTCAGTTTCAATTTTGTGTTTTGCATCATCAATTCGTTTTTCAGCGTCCGAAATTAATTTGTCAAAATCTTTTTCTAAAACTACTTGTTTTCTTCCTCTTGGCATTTTATTACCTCCCAATATTTATTTTATAATTGGATAATAACACCAAATAGAAGAGAAGTAAAGGCATGCTTTTATAAATGCGTATCAAAAATAAATTTTTTTATATTATATTTATAATTTACTTTTTTACATTCTGATTCAACATAAATAGCATTGTATTTTTTTAAGTCATTTTGATTAAATGATTTTTTATTTATCTCCGAAATCATTCGATTAAAATTTGTAATTTCTATAAAATATGTATCATTATTTTTGTTTCTGAAATTAATTAAAAAGCCGGCAACAAGGTTATGTTTCCCCGCATTAGTTAATTCATCAATCTGATTATCTCTAATCATTGAAAGAGGAACTGAAGTAGATTTTGTCGATTTTAGCTCGATTGTATATAATGTTTTTGTACCATCTTCAAACATAATATAATCACACATATTATGACTAGCAAATCTTGTATTGTTGCTTCCACCAAAACTTGCTGCATTGTCTTTTAACCTGTAAATCCACATATTCTCTAATTCTTCAACAGATTTTTTCCAATTCTGCTCAAATCTTTTTCCTTCGTTAATTGCCATAATAAATCACTCCTAAAAAATATTTAAGAGTAGGAGAGTGGCTGTTCAGTCTGGTACCATTCTCCATCAAATACTCTTACCATACGACTGAACATGTATGGTAAAATTACTTGATATGTGTTATAATACAAATGTACTCGCCAACCGGATATCATATCTTTGGTAGAAAGTTCTTGGTGATAGTATGTTTCATATGGAATTTCCGTATATAGTACATGTTCGTGCTTACGACCGTTTCCGCCTTAACCGATGGGAACACGTCCGTGAACACTGGCGTTCTTATCCTAATCGATAAGTTGTTATTAAGTTTTATCCTGTAGCTGAGTATCAAACTCTCGTTAAAAGATTGGTACACATCTATTGTGGTAAAAGCGAGTACATTTTTACAGAGTGATTTCTACAGATGAAACCACTCTTTCTTTGTGAATTATTTTTTATCTGATTTATATAAAGTTGTTACAGGAATTATTGGTAAATTATCTGTTACATAATTATATTTCTTTTCACGATTGTGGTTCCCCATTAATCCTCGATATGCATCATAAACAGAATTAAATTCATCTACTTCATCAGATGGAATCCCACCTAATCGTATATATTTTTCATACTTTTGGTCTATTTTGTCTCCAAGCAACTCTTTTGTTCCTGTCATTAAAGATTCTATTTGTTCAGATCTAGTAGAGTCAGATTTTGCTAGATATTCTATAGATTCTTTTAAATCTTTTTGAATACGAATAGACTGTTCTCTATACGGAGTATAAAAATCAATCATTTTATCATTAAATAAATTATCTGTATTGTTTTCTGCCTTATTGAATTTATTATTAAGTTCTGTTACTTTTTCTACAGTTTCTTCTAGTAATATTTTTTGCTCTTTTTTTTCTCTTTGAAATTTTGTTTCTATTCCTAGAATTTTACAAAATAAATTTTTACAAATAGGTATAAAATAATTTAGTCCAATAATAATTAAACATAATTGTGTAATTAACTTGACATAATCAATTTCTATTAAAGGTCTTATTGCATCCATTCATAAGCACCGTTCCTTTCCCGTTACTTACGATTCGCTTTTATCATCATTCTCTCCAGATTCAATATACTGCTTAAATAACTGGTGCATTCCAGTAGAAGCCAACCCACTAACCAAACCAGATAAAATTACCTCTGGTGTAAGCTGCCATGCGTTAATCCAAAGTGCCAATATAATACCAACAACCGCAACTAATGTTGGAATGTATTTATTGTCTACATCCTTAATCCATTTCTTAATAACATAGCCAAGACATAAACAAATACCTACAACGATCGGCATCATATAAGTGTTTAAAAATTCCATTTCTTTTCCCTCGTTTCTTTAAAAATAACTAACAGTTTTCTTTTATTAATTCGTAACTGATAACAACAGGAACAACTAACAATTCATTATCTGTCATTCCAGTATCTCTATAATAATAATGTATATATTCGCTTGCTAATTGACTTCCCATAAACTTAGTTGCTGCTTCTATATTTTTTACAAAACAATATGAATCTGTGGGCAATCTTTTCAAATAACATCCGTCCATATTTGCAATTACGAATTTTTTAATTCTTCTCTCTATATATTTATCCATTTTACTCCAACTCATAATTACACCATAATCTGTACAATTCTTCAGATTCTTTTCTTGAAAAAATCATTACAATAATATCATTTCCAGTTCTTTGATCAATGCTTGTATAAATATCAATTGGATATACATTATTTTTAATATATAGTAACTGTTGTTTTTGATTCACAATCCTACACACGTCCTTTAAACAATAGTCGTGTGATTTTAAATGTGTGTTTACCTTCATCCTTTTTCTCCTAATGTCAGTGAAAAATCGTAAAAAATAGGGATATAAAAAATGAATAGTTCATTCTCTATATCCCTATTAAAAATCACTATTCACTATTATTTATTCAGATTTTAGAATCTGACTTACTCTGCCTTTTTACGAACATTTCTTGCTTTAGACGGAGTTTTATTATCTTCATCCTTTGCAATATGTTCGTCAATATTTTTTGTTGTATTGTCGTCTTTCAAAATTTCGGAAAGTGCATTTTTAACACTATTTTCAAAATTATCCTTGTCGGACAAATCACATTTTGAAATCATCTTCTTTGCAATTTCCTTAGAATATACGTTTCCAATATAACCCGATGCAATTTTATAAATTTCTCTACAATTATCATCATGGAATATAAACATCCATGTTGGTTTTGAAGAATCATTTGCACAGTTTGGGCAGTAGTAATATTCTTTCCCGCAGACAATACATTTTCTTGCAATTTTTCTACTCATAAAACTCCTTTTAAATAGAGTCCAGTCGAAAAACCAGACTCTATGTTATATTAATATTATCTTACTCGTCCTCTTCTACATCATCTTCTGCCATATAGAATTCATATAAAGATTTGTCAGTAGAGCAGTAGTTGACCTGAAGATCACCTTTGTACTCGATCTGAGACTCTGTTGTTAATTCAAGAGAAATCTCCGGAGATACCTGGAATGACGGAAGAACGATATAACAAGCACGAAGAGTGTCCTGAGTACAAGGGTCTACACAAAGAGCCTTAAGAGTCAGCTTAACAGTCTTAGGGAACTTATCCGCTTTATTCTTAATAACAATTCCGCTTGTTACCTTTCTGTCATATTTAACAACATAAAGTTCAACATCAGTATCTGTAGGTGCTGTAAATTTGTTTCCATCTGTTACATAACCAAATGCTGTTGCAGAAGCAGAAGCTGCCTGAGTATAAGTTTTTCCCATTGTTCCATTGGCACAATACTCACTTACCTGAATAGATCCTTCTACTGCATCCTTCAGAACAAGATCTTTTGTACCCTTGGCAACAGTCATAATCTTAGGCATTACGGAAGGACTTTCTGTACTTGCCTGTTCAACACCACTACCAGCAGCAGCACCAATTACATTAACATTAACCATTGCATTGTTTGCAGTATATGTACCAGTCTTTCCTTTCCAGAAACGTTTTACAAGTGTTCCATCCTTGTCTGTAGCATCCTTGGATTCAGCAGAAATTTCAATTGTTGAATCTGCAAGCTGAGAAAGTGTGTACAGTGGTGTACCACTCAGAGTCTCTGCATAACCCATCTGAATTCTATCAATGATAATATCACCTAATTTGAAACTCATATTGTTTCCTCCTTTAAAAAAATTTAATAAAAAAAGACTAAGAAGAAATATCTCTTAGCCAATTTGTTCTTTCACTTAATTCAGTTTTGCTTAATTTCGATGTATCCATAAAACCAGAATACATCCCACCTAGAAACGCTCGGCATTGTTCATAAATTTGTAGTCTGTTTACACTGTCCATGAATTCAACGATGCCAACATTTCGTAAATCTTTTGTTGAATATTTAAATCCGGGATGATTGACCAATGCGGAAATAAGAGGTAACAAATAAGAAGAAGATCCTTTCTTTTTGTTTCTTTTCTTATTTTCCAAATTCATTTTGTCTTCATCTATGATTGCTTGTTTTGTTAATTTCCCCTTTGCTTTTTCAACTTTTGGATGTCGATCAAACATTTTTTTTAAATATTGAGAAATATAATAATAAGTCATTTCATTTATAACTTCATTTCCTTCAGAATCATACAAAGAAATTTGTTCATCTGCATCTTTGTAAGGAATTAACTTTGAAAAATCATATCCATCAAATACTAATTTAGTTATTTTTGGTGTAAGAGCAGGATAAAACATTAAGAATAATTGATAATCAGATATTTTATTCCAGTCAACACCTACTTCCCATAACTGTAATCTATGTGTAGTTGAATTACTTACAAACGGCATAATGGACGATTCTACATTCATTTCTCCAAAAGTAACAATGTCACCTATGGTTGGCTGTTTTATTGTTAAATAATCAGAGACAACCAAATCTTCCGCAAAATACATTTTTAGCTCATCAAAGTCAAAATGATAATTACTATCGTTTGACATTATTTGTTCACCATTTGGTTAATAACACGAGTCTGTAAATTTGATGAGCGAATATTAGAATTCGGGAGTGTTGCCTGAAAAACCAAAGTTCTTGTAATATATGCGGAATCCATAGTGGCTTCTTTATTCTTTATTAAATGACACTGTAATCCTAAAATATTAGACCAATTAAATTTTTCTCTTATAATAGAAGCTACAAGATCATGACGTGGAATCCCACTTAATTTATCTATAGGATCAGCACCATTTATAAAAATATTAAATGTTAAATAACAATATTTTTCTATTGTATTGTATCTGGGAGAACTGTCAAAAGACATTTGATAACATAAGATGTGATCGACCTCTTCCTGGGCTTGTGGTATATGTAAAAATGGTCTTATATTAGAACTTCTTCCAAAATACAAATCCCAGGCACCATCATAATTGATTGTCCCGTCAGAGCAAAAGAGTTCTGAATCTAAAGAAACATTATGAATGGCGTATAATAATTCAGGACATTTTAAAAGGCTGTCTTTTACCTTATCTTTATAATGAATATTGTCATCGTCGCAGGATGTTTTATATGCCCTGAGTTTATTTAATAATTGTTCTTTTGTTTGCAATTGTTCTTCTTTTAACTTCAAGCCATATCCCTCCTTACGACGTAATTTCCATCAAAAAATTGCATTCATTATTTTGAACTTTACATTTAATATTCAACAATTTTGTGAGATAACTTGAATTGTTACCAAGCTTTATTTTTATTTCATTTATTTTTAATTGTTCTTTCCAAACAACGTAATCATTTGATGTAAAATCAACACCATCAATTTCGCATGACCAAACAGGAGAGAAATCTTCTAAAGTATCTGTTATATCTGTATTTGAACTGTCATAGGCATGAACAGACAGAGTTCTATAACTTCCATTATTTTTTATTTGGTTAGTAGAGCATAGAATTTTGTAGGAAATGTCTGGAATCGTGGATGCAGTGTCTTTTTCTGGAATGATACTCTGAGAATAATAGTCAGCATACATTTCGTGTGTTTCCAAATTAACATAATCCGTCTCTCGGTTAAATACATCCTGGTCTAATGTAATCCTAATAATCCCCAATGGCTTTGTTCTTTCAATTTTACTTACCTGCCAAGCAAGAGGTTCTTCACAAAATACATCCATTAAAATTCTTTGATTGTCTTTTCTTCCATTTTTATATCTTATTTTTTCTGTAATAGGATTAATTGGAAGCCATACTTTCTGAATATCATCAGGTGTTGTAAAGTAATTGTCCGTCCAACGTCCAGACGTATAGTTATTCATTGCACGAGAAACACACCACATTTGCCTTTTAATTCTTGAAGTTCCAGTGTCTTCAATCCACTGCAAAAAATAATCACAAGGAAGAATAAAATACTTAATAAATTGGTTTCCTTTTTCTCTCCAACAAATTAACCATTTTTCATATACACCTTTATCATTTGGAATATCTATCCACATTCCAATTGGGAATTTAACGCCATAACGATTAGCAACATCAGTCTGATAATAATATAAAGAATCACCCTCTAAAAAAGTATCCTTCTGACTTGGACGAAACATCAAGTGGTATGACACTTGGTCTTTAGATATCGAACCATATTCAGACACAATAAATTTTGCGTCGATTGGTGTTTTTGTTGTATTTTCATACATCATATTTGAAGCTAGTTCTGGATGATCATCGTGAAAATAATCATAAATATAACAACGTTTTGACTGCGGATCATTCCACCAAGTTTCTTCCATTGCATAATCTGATATCTCTTTAATTTGTTGTCCGACTGTTCCATAATGTGCATATCTTTTTTTCATATCAGCAAAAGAAGGCATTTAATCAACCTCCTTTATTTTTAATACTTCAGCACCAGCGTCAAGCACTAATTTTCGATATACTTCATATTGAAAACACTGACTGTTATATTGATTTTGAGCAGCCTTTAATAAACACATAACTTCTACAATTTCCTGTGGAAAAAATAGAAGAGTGTTAAATCCGTCAAGTTTGTACAATAAACAATCGAACGCTTTATTTACGTCAACGTTAACATAATCACTTGCCGTGTTTGGATCAACACATAGCAATAAGAAATATATTGATCTGCGTAATTTGTTTTTGGTTTTAATTATTTGTCGTTTGGAAAATTCTCCGTAAAGGTGTTTCATTATTCACCTCCGGATAAATAAGAATTATATTCGTAACCATAATCACGAATATATTTTTTTAGATTAATTTCTAGTGAATCAAGTCGTTCTATATTCGACTTGTAATTTGACTGTATTTTTTTTTCTTCTTTTCCACCAATAATATTTGCAAGATTAATAACATTGTCAATCTGCGGTTTTTGCCATTGGATAACCATTTGTTGGGCAAATACACTCAAAACAAATTCTTTGTCAGAATCTTCATCAATAGAATTTTCTAATTCAAATGTCAATTCTTCCATTTCATCATCCAACGTTATAGAAGAAAAAATCTTTCTAATACATGGAATAGAAATTGCATCATGTATCCAACCACTCATTAAATTATAAGCAAAATCTTCATCCTGCTTATAAAAAGATGGATCAGTCATCAGTCTATAAAAACGACTATATATTTCTTCATAATCGCAGGTCATATTTCACCTCCGATCACTTATTTACATTTTAAGGTCAAAGCGAGTACCGCAAATGTCATCAATGATTTTCGCTTTGTTATACTGTTCAAAAGTTCCGTTTTCAATCTGTGTAGCATACATAGAAATAATTGTCTCTTTCGCAACAGATGGTAGCTGCTGAAATGCAATCCTGAAATCAGAAGTTGAAAGACTCATAATCTTTTTAATATCATTTTCATCAAACATATTCTCATAAAGATTTTTGATCTCATACCAATGTTCATCATTGACTAAATTTTCATCATCAATAATTACATCAGGATTAAAGAGAGAATCAGTATGTTCAAGCATCGCTGCCTTTAAATCCTGATATTCAATATTTCTACGATCACCCGCTCCAACAAATTTATATGTCATTCCGGTATGTTTTCCATAAAAATGAAGAACGCCAGGAAAAACAGAATGACACGGAATCATTTCATCCGGACGATAATCACTATCTTTGCGGATAGATTTCTTTTCTTTTTCTTCCTGCTCTTTTTTAGTTTTTTCTTCGTCAATCTTCAGAATAACATTGTTAATCTGCTCATCTGTTAAATTGGACACTGGTGCAATTTTTTTGTCAGAACCATCATTAAGGATATCTGTAATTACGGAACTTTTTACACCAAGCTCTTTTCCTAACTCATATACTTTCATTTCATTATCCTTTCACTCATAAAAATAGGAGAGCAACAATAAGCTCCCCTATTAACATTAAATTTAATTATGACTGGAATGTCCAAACTCCAAATCTGCGATTTGTAACAGTCTCTACACCCATGCAAGACTTGAACTCGTATTCCTTTGTGTCGTCAGCATTGTCGCCAATCTCTGAACGCTCAACAATTTCGTCTGCACCTTCATAATAGAATTTAACGAACTTATCAATGTTACCCGGCATGATGATAACCTTTGTATCATCTTCAAGGTAGCTTGTCTCGTCGTTGTAATCAAATGGATTTGGAAGTTCAACAATTGTTGTTCCTTCAAACGTTCCAATACGACCAAACTTATATACATCATTCTTTGCTTCCTCAGAAATCCAATTAACATCAGCAAAGCCAGTAAGTTCACCAAGCCCAACTTCTGTTCCCATGATTACAACATCAGATCCATTTGCCCGCTTAACGTCAGAAATCAGACCCTTGAATGATTTCTTGTTTGCTGCATTTGCAAGACCTTTCTGGTTCCATTTGGACTGTACCGGAAGGCTCTTAACCGCACCCATAACCTGATCATGAATCATTCTGTTTACATGAATTGTAAATGCCCGTGAAATTGCATCAATCAGTTCGTTCCAGTCTTCAACACCCTGAAGGAATCTTGTCATCTCCATGTATACAGCAGCACCGTAGTAAGCTGTTGATACAGATCTTTCTGTTCCTTTTCCGAGTCTCTGACGCTCAACATTGTGATGTCCAGCAGAAATCTTAGATACATTAAGGATCAGATTGTCTGCTTTAATATAGAAAGAGTTCTTCTGTCCGAGAACTGCTGTCTTAAAATCAACATACTTATTGAACCAAGGATCATTTGTCCATCCTGTAATAAGTGTCTGGTCAAGTGTCTCCTCAAGAATCTCAAATACAGCTTCTCTAATTGCTGTCTTCTTGAAAGCTTTTTTGATATGACGCTCCGTTGGATTCTCCGGAAGTCCCATTACTTCTTTAATTTTTTCTCTAATTACAGTATTAGCCTGTGCAACAGTCTGTCCCTGAAGCTGATTTTTATATGTATCAATACATACCTTTCCAAAAGTATGAACATCTTTCAGGTCTTTAAAATGTGCCTGTACACCTTCACTGTATTCACTAAAATATAATTTTCTAGACATAATATATATTACCTCCCCTCTTAGACTGCTTTATTCTGCTTAACGAAAATATCAAAAGTTCCATTTGCATTAACTTTTAAAATATATCCAATAAAACCTGCCTCTGTAGCAGTTGGTGCAGTTGTATCGGTTGTAAGCTTATAAGAATCAGCTTTTACCTTCACATATGCACCTTTCTTTGGCTCTGCATCAGTATCAAAAGCGTCTTTGCTAAGAGAAAATCTATCTCCCTCATAAACTTCATAACATCTCATTACTTCGCCAGCTGCATTATAGAAATTGCTCTCATCCTGCATAAGCTTTGTATATTCTGGATAAATTTTCGGCACTGTAAGAACCAGTACAATCTTATCCTTTACCCCTGCCTTTACAGCTTCGAAATAATCATTCTCTTTCCATTTCTCCGGTGTAGGATTCTGAAGAACACTTCCATTGTCAATGTCTTCTGTGCCTACAACGTTATAAAAATGTCCACCACTTTTTGTAGCCAGCATAAGAGTTGACTCTGCAACACCGTGACCACCGTATTCAAATTTGTCAAAAATACTTGCCATTATTTGATTCCTCCTTAAAAAAATTTAATAAAAAAAAGAACCTATATTCAGGTTCTAAATCTGTTTGTTTTTATTAATGCGTTGATTTAAAATAATCACCATAAATGCTATCTTCAGCAGAGTCAGCATCGGTAAAGATTGCTACAGAATTTTTACGTTTCTTTGTAACATTTACATTGTTGTCTGCCGCAAAAGTAGTCTTCTTCTTTGCCTTACAGATACGTCCAAAAGCTGCATCAGCCTTTTCTTTCAATTCTTCCTTGGAATATTTCTTGAGAGTTTCTTTAGACATAAGAGATTTAAATTCTTCTGTCTCCAGACAGTCTGCATAATCTTCATCATCAAATATTGTAATTTTATCTGCAAGTTCCTCTGCCTCTTCGTATTTTGCCAGTTTTTCTGTAATAGAAGAGTAGTTGACTCTCATTGTCTGAAGTTCCGCATATTCTTCCTCTGTCAAATATTCTTTGACGAGAACATATCTTTCTCCGTCGAATGTAACTACGTTATCATTATCTACAGTATATTTCTGACCGTAGATTTTTCCGCCATCCCAATTTTCATAAACAAAATAAGAATCATATACATTTGTAATGTAATACCAGTCATTATCATTTTCTTCAACTGCTGACAAAAGATTGTATAAAGCGTATTTGATGTCTTCATGACTAACTTCAAAAGTTCTCACCATATTTTCAAACTGTTCTGTTACGTCACCGTCTGTATCACCATCTTCACTGGATTTAGGTTCAGAATTATCAGTGGAGGATTCCTCAACTGTTTCCTCGGACTCTTCTTCTGGATTAGTTACTTCCTCTTCAGACTCTTCTGTGTCAGTTACCTCCTCAGTAGTAACTTCCTCTTCAAAGTTTTCTTTATTCAATTCGGTTCCTCCTTTCATATAATTTTCTTTTTCTATATTGAAACAAGTTGCCTCTAATTTTTTGAGCCTTTCTTGCATTTCAATTAATTGTTCTGAATAATCAATAGTTTCTCGCTTGCTAAAATCTGCTATATCAAGTCTGCTTCCAAGCATTCCTTCCCCTATAGCTTCTCCTAACAAAGTAATTCCTGTGAACGAAAAATCATTAATAACAAGAACTTTGTCTTTTGCAGACCATGCCATATCATAGATTTCAAGCTCTACAGAAACTTTTGTCCCATTTTTTCTTTTAATTATGTCAGAAGTTTCATTTCCGTAATAATTAAAAATATATCCGTCAACGATTGTATATGTCTTATCTTGATCTTCGTCATATTCTAAATGGATGTTATTTGTTTCAGGAATAATTCCAACTGGCTTTTCTATATAATGAGTGTATTCTTCTCCATTTTCATCTGATTCGAGAGTAAACGAATGACTGCCAAAATCTTTCTCTCCATTTTCACCATCAATAATTTCCGCCAGAATTGGTTTATTTGAAAATGTTGGGAATGCTTTTTTCATTACTTCTTCTGTAATTTTCGAATTATTTCTATTAACTCCACAATGACATGCTTTTAAAGTAACAGACATAAGAGATGGATCAGAATTCTCAGAATAAGAGATATTTCCGAATGTATTTACAACAATTGGTTTTCCAGTTTCTTTTGAACTAAAATGTGATAATTTATTTTTTTTACAATAATCAATAAGACTATCTATAGTTAATATTCGATTGTCCATTTTTGTATATCAGTACCTCCCTTCTTTACAAAATAAAACATCCAATGTTTAAAACATCGGATGTTATCTACAATAATTTTTATCATTTATAGTATTTATAAGAAGATATATGTAACCCTCATACATACCTGTTTCTTTATTAAAACTCACGAATTCCTCCTTTTATGGAGGTAGAGATAGGAGAGTGTGAAAACCGTCCTATATAACTCTTTATCAGATTGTCCATCTGACCTTATTTCTATATTCTCTAAATTTTGGTATAAAAATAAGCATAAGAAAAGAGTTGCATATTAATTTGCAACCCTTAGATAAACAATATATTGCTATACTGAATATTTTTTAAATCAATTTCATCTGAGAATTTGATCTTATTTGTATTTAGAAAAGTAAAAAAACCATTTGTGTCATCAACCAGTTGAAAGCCCAATTTCATGAGCGTTTCAGCAGTCTTTTTATCTATGACTTTTATAAATCTCTTGTTCATAAAATCAGTCCTTTCTACATATCATTTTTCCCATTTTCTCTACTCGAACTTCCTTCGTCTGTCAATTCAGTAGCATCTTTTGTTGGTGCTCCACCGTCAGAAGAAGATGACGACTGAGTATAACTTGTATTTAAAGGTGTCATTAACTCGTTAATTCCTAAAGCCGATTCTAGATATAATGACGAAATAAACTCCAACTGACTTTCTCCGTCAAGAATCGCAATCTTCATTTTATTCATCCCGTTCTGTGCGGATTCAAGGTATTCTTTTCTTTTGGATTTTCTGGTGTACGGACATACACCTTTAAGATATTTAATTCGAGCATGATCATTTCCAATGGTGTAATCGAAATACAAATTGAGATATCTATTTAACTGGGGAACGATTGTTCCATGAGCCAGTTCCATATCTGCAATGATTTGAGCTTCGTAGATGGTCGATCCGGTTTTATCATTATCAAGGATAACTCCACCAACCCGTTTAAAAAGATTAGACAATGAACTTGAAATCATATCTGTATCATCTGTTGTGTTCAAATCTTTAAATTCTACAGCTTCGATAGGAATAGGAGATAAACATGCATTTACACATTCCGGAAGTGCAGCTACGAATTTATTATAATATTTAAGTGCAGTCTGCGGATCAACTTCGAAATCATCTGGGGATTTTGCTCCTGTTAATGGCTTTAATCTTGCAACAAGCAGTTTATAAGCACTCAGTTCATCTTTCGCAGTCTTAATTGATTGAAGGTCTATATTTGAAATAATTGACTCAAATAAGCTTGCAAACGGTGGATAGTCCATTGTTGCATCGTCTGCATTTACTTTTAAACATATTTGTCTTTCAGGATCAAGTTCCTGCCATCTAAGAGACGAATCATTCTCATAAGCTTCATATTTCTCTTTGAATTCACTATCCCAATAGTCCAAATATGTACTATGTGATCTGAAATAACTAAAATCGAATGCAAACCGAAAAACACCTTCTTCAATTGAAGATACTCTGCAATAATCTCCATCAAGAATCTGATAAAAACATGTTCCGCCTTCCTGATCGGAATCATCATACACATACCCATATACTGTATCTTCACGCCACGCAACTATTAGCAGTTTTGTAAGCTCATTTTCAAAATTCATTCTCTGCCATTTTGAAAGTGTTGTATACCAATTTTTTATTAATTTATTTTCATTAATCTTTTTTGTCGGATCAACTAACGGGACTATATTAAAAACATCCCCACATACCATAGTTGCATAAAAATAGCAGATTCTTTTATATTCGTAACATAAACGATATAAATATCTGCTTAAATTTCTAATCTGTGATTCATAGTTTTTGGGAGATTTAAGATATGTACGAAGTGTATCTCTCGAATAAGTTTGGAATGTTCTACTTTCTGTTTTTGAAAGGTCAACAAGTTGCAATGCATCAATCATTGCCTGTGTTGTGGCGAACATTTCATTCACTTGTTCTTGTTTTGTAAGATATTCTGAAACCTGTTTTACTGTTTTGTCTCCAGACGGAGTTGAAATGGATGGTTTTACGTTATTTTTTTTCTTTCCATTTAATAAAAGCTTATCTACTTTATCCATTTTTTTTGACTTGGATAAATTTGTGACAGTAGATTGAGCAGGTGTACCGTCCAACACCTTTGGTTTATTTTTGCTACCTTTAGGTCTACCCAATTTTTGCGTACACCTGCCTTTCTATGATTAATTTTATAATTTTAAGATGTTTGTGATTTCTATGATTTTTTGAAATAAGAATATTAATTAAGAACATTCAGAAAAAATGCTAGGAAAAATAAGAATGTCTGGTTGCAGATTTAATTGGAAGCATATCAACTAGAGAAGAAGAGGAGTAGGTTTTTTGTTTTTTGTTTCTTACATGTTCTAGCCTCTTTTCCGATGTGTACCAGCCAAGCATGGCGAGCACATACGCTCTATCGTCGTGCATCGTCGCTTCAGAATTTCCAGTGTCTGCATCTTTGTGTGCTGGAAGTTTGAAGCTATCTTTTCCACCTTCTCTTTTTGTTCTACAAATATTTACGATTTCTTCCTTCATTGCATCTATTTGAATTAAAGCAACTTCTTCATCCAATGATAATTTATACATTGTAGTTTTTGCCGATTCTATTTCTGATAATCGCTCTTCAAGTTTCTCTTCATATTCGCTAATATCAAGATCCATTTTATCTAATTCAGATCTAATTTTTTCTTCTGAATCTTTCATAAGATTGTTATCAACTTCAAGGATATTTAAGTATCCTTTTCCATCATATTTTTCTGTAAAATGTATTTTATCAGCTTCAACCATTTTTATTAATGCTTCAAACATTTCAGCTTTATATTTACTTGGCTCAATCAGTTTCAACTTATCTATTGCATCTGGATATCGTCTAGCATAAACATCTCCATTTGCATATTCCTTATCAATTAGACCATGGTGAATTTTTCCAGTTTTGTCTGTCCATTCTTCGATAAGACTATCTCGAACCCATGAATTTCCGCCACCGCCTGAACCTGCATCTGCTAAGACAATTTCAATATTTTCATAATCTAAAGCATCTCCATTATAATCTAACAACGCTTGTCTTAATTCACGTATTTGATCTTGGGTCATCATAGGAGTTTTCCTCCTCAAACCCAAGTCTGCGAAAGATATTACATTCACAATATCCATCGTATAGCCGTCCTGTTCATTATATAATAATTCTCCGATTCCAAGAATACTATTATCTGTTGATCTTGCCGGGTCATAAGCCAATACAAATTTCCTTGTATTTGTATCATTATAAAGGACAGGTGGTTTATTAAATGAATTTCTAACGATTAATGCACGTTTTATAATTTGTCCAACGCCACCGTCTTGTGTAAATTGATTATAGTATTCTCGCATTGCTTTTTCTGGATTATTTCTGATTTCATTTTCAATGGTTTCTCTATTAAGAAGAGAAGCAGGATATGGTTTCCCATGAAAAGTTGTGTTGATTACGATGTCACAATTTAAATCTGCGACAAAGTATCTTGGGTCGCCCAGCAACATTTTTTTAGAAAAATCACGATATTTTTGATAAAATGCGGTGTCAATAGATGAGGCAGAAGATGCATATAATAATTGATGTGGAAATTCTTTTGGAACAGTTGCAACGTCAATATTTCCACCAAGTTTAAAGTCTGCACTCTGAGTTGTAAATGCTCCGATAACATTGAATTCTTCTTCTGATAACCAGCCTCCTTCATCGAAATACACGGCTTCTGCACGTTTTCCTCTTTTTGCGTTAATATTGCTATTTAAAGTTTTTACAAAGCTACCGTTGTAAAGCTTATATGTAAATCCCATGGGATTATGGATAAAACCAGACGAATTCGCTTGGGAAACTTCAACTTCATTTCTAAAAACATCAGTTAATCCCGTCATAGATTCGATGTTTTTCATTGCAATATCTTCAATTTTTCTAAAGGTCTCTTGAGATTGATCTGCCGTACCAGAACAAATATAAATACGATAATTATTATGTAGAAGTCCTCGAAGCATAGCATATAACGCTAATTTGGTTGTCTTTCCTGCATTTCGACTTTCCAACCATAAAACATATGGTCTTGTCCAACTCATCATAAAAGTATATTCCTGAGAATCAAGCAAATCAACACCAACAAATTGAGACAAAAATTTAGTAGGATATCTTAATCCCCATTGCTTTATTTCTGCTAATTTTTGATAACTTTCTAATTTTCTTTGTGAAATTTCTCGTTCTGTTGGTTTGACATAAACTTCATAATTTTGTGGAAGAAAAATTCCAGAGGATGTCTTAATCATTTGCATCACCTGTCAAGTCAATATTGTTGTCTTTTAAAAGGGCTTTTAAATCATAATTTTCCTTTAAAAGAATTCTTGATTTTTCTTCGTTTTCATCAGATTTTTTCTTGTATTTGTTTATTAGCTCACGTTGCTGTATAATCATGTCGTTATAATCATTTTCATCTAATCTAATTTGCTTAATAATTGCAGCATCACTGATTTCAGCAACTTGTTTTAGTCCATCTGAGTATTCAATGTCATACAAATTTGTTTCAGCCTCTGCCAAATTCATTTCTTTCATTTTTCGTACTTTCCCCGTCCATGTATTTTCTCCCTTAGATGCGTTTACAGAGTGTTTCAAACTAATTCCGTTATCTTTTGCTAAATTTAATACAGATGCAGTAATCTTATTCTTTGTTACTTCAAGGTTTTTTATAGTTGCAATATTCTTTTCCATATTTTGAACATCGGACATTAATGTAGTGATAACATTGTTAATTTTTTCTATATGATTAAAACTTTTTACAATTTCTATAGATGACGAAGTTTTTAATCTATCTTCGTTTGCATCTTCGCTGGAATCTAAATATCCTATTAAACTGGCATATAGGTAAGGTTGATCAGACGGCTGTTCTTTTTCGAACGGATCATACCCAAGTAAACGAATAGTATCTTTTTTATTTTGCTTAAATGTTTCTAAGATTTCATCATTTACAGTAGAAGAAGTTGTTTTGTCGTTTTCGTTGCTTATTTTTATAGAATTATTTTTTTGAAAATAAAAATCACTGTCAGAAAAAGTTTTACAGTTATATTGTCCCATGGCTACGTTTTTGATATATGCAGCCCATGGATTTGATTTTATTCTTCCAGACGCTAAATTATCTGATTCTGAGACGCTGGAATCCCATAAATCATTTAAAAAAGGCTTATCCAAATATTTAAGAGCCAATATAACAGACTCTTTGTCGGGTTCGTGTTCTACTTTGTCTTTCCCAACTTTAAGAGCTATTTTTTTTGCACATTCCTTGCATATTGGTGTAATTCCACTTTTATTTAATGGGTCAGTACTTACATAAAATTTATCTCTTGTTTTGTGTGTATTACAAAGATAGCACCACGCTCCATCTTTCAATGCGTTTACCTTGTCTTCGAGTCTGGAAATTTTTGCTTTCATTTGTGCAGCCGTCAATTTAGCTGTTCCATCCGTAGCCAATTAGCAGCCACCTCCTTTAAATCCAATAACAGATTAAGCACTCTCTGCAATAGCAACGAGAGTGCTTTCTAAATACTCTATGTAATCGTAGTTAATATTAATTTGTAAATTATTTGTTGTGAACCATTCAGTAAATTCACCATTGTCAATTCTATCTATAAAATCTAAAAAATTATATGGAGAAAATCCAGTATATCCATAATTATCATGAAATAGTTTATGCACTTCTTTATTAATACAAGCTCCATACCCATAGATTGTATGCAATTCTTTAAGTTTACATCTGAGCAGCATGAAGTCATTCTTTTCATAATCACATACTTGCTGTTTTACCTCAATTCCAGTCAACTCAAAAACTTCATCCACAATATCTCTAAAAGCAGTTGTATGATGTATATTATGAAAACCACCACCAGTAATTACACATTTGTAATTGCAAAATTTCATCGAATCATTAGTCCAGTCTTTTGTATCAGAACGAAGCTCTTTATATGTAGAGAGAATTCCACCTTTCCAACGCCCATTAAGTTCGCCATATAAAGGATTGATGTGCCTTGGGTTATTATCACTAGACCACTCGCCTTTTATTCCTTTACATTGTTCGGGACTTCTTTTCCTACCTTTCCACCAACCGTCATGAGTCTTATAATATTCTTTACGAGCTATAGAAATTTTACGACATGTTTCTGGTGATATAATTCTACCTTTTAACTTTTCACTATTTTTTAAACGTCTTGAGACATTGGCTCTGTGTTTTGCTTCGCAATTTTTACCTACTAATCCAAGAATGCCAGCACGACATTCTATTGATCTAATTGTTCTATTAGGAAAGAATAGATTGTGTAATTCTTCTCCGGTAAAATTTTTATAGTTTTCATACATTAACTTATCTTCGTGTTCTGACCATTTTTCAAATACTGTATAGTTAGGGTCTAAGAACCCAGCTTCTTTTTTATTGCACTCTCTACAAACGCTCCTCAGTCCGTCTTTACATGATAAATCAATTGAAAAATACAATTTATTATTTGGTAAATCACGCCCACAATTTTTACAATGTCGAGTACCCGGATAGAACAAATCTTTCCCTTTATTTTTTTCGATTGTTTTTAAACGTTTCTCTTTACTTATTTTAGCTTGACATGTTTTACATACAGAACTTAATCTGCCTAGTTTTTTGTTAGCATAAGTAAAATATTCATTAGTATTTGGATATTCTTTATTGCATTTTGTGCAAGTTCTTATTTTAGAATCTATACTTGTCCCCATGTGTATATCCCATTATCTCCAACCTCCTTATATAACCTAGCGAACAATAATTTAAAAGAGCAGAAGAGTGGCGAGGTTAGAATAACCACATACAAACTGGTAGCTACTCCAAGTTTGCTTCTACTCTTGAATAGTCACGTCCCACCGACAGAACAACAAACGCCAAATCGTTTATGACTACATTTATTTATTCTCTAAATTCTAAAAATCCACTTGTAAAAATTGAGAGTCTTTGTATTACTTTTAACTCTTTTATAAAACGCTGTGGCAAGTTTTATCTTTATAGTTCTTCTTTATTTGTGGATCGAAGCAAATCCTTACATCCTTATTATTCTCCATATATCGCAAACACTGGACGAATACCGTATGTGCTCGTGGCGGCATCATTACTTGCATCTCCATATTGTGAAACTAAAGCATATGTTTGCGAACTTGATACGTTTCGCAACCAGTAGTTCGTACCGATTACCTTCAACTCAGGCACAAGCCGGAACAGTGCCAACTGCTGCGTATCAGATGTCTGCCTATTATTGTTGTCGGTACAAATATATGTACCATGCACCATTACTTCATTCATGAGATCCACGGACGCATTTATCCAAGCTCCATCGGAAAACATTCTATGTGATATCAGTATATTTTTAAATGCGTCCGGCAGCGAGTTAGCTATTTGATTTAACCGTGCATTTTTCATCGTCGAACTGTTGTAGCCGCCTGATGTACTGTTGCTTGTATGCATCTGTCCGCTCCCTAATATAGTATCCGGGACTATTAATATATGGGGTTTTTGTACTGATTCTGGATAACCTACATTTCGCCAGTAATTAATGTCTGCTATCCGGTATCGCACCCCATTTATCTCCCAGTAGTCACCGACGTATAAATCGTCAAAGCTTCCATCACGGATTGCAGCTAATTGTTCTTCTGTGATTGACTCTCCCAAGGATTTTCCCCGGAAGATGTTCCGATGCATATAAGGATTGTCAAGTAGTGACTTAAGTATTGCTCCGATTGGTATTGTGTTGTCACCATAGTGCACTGTTACATCACCTGCATACTCAGCGTTGCCGTCCCAATCGACTGTATGTATGTTTTTTCGGTTATTAGCGTCTGTGCCTCCACCTACAATATGGGCATACTTGCCATCTGCATCCTCCACATTGTACTTGCCCTGTACGTGCTGGTATTTACATGATGCAATTGTACCACCACCCTCTGCGTGAGTGGCTGTCTGATTTGCGACCGTAGCAAACCCCTCGGCATGAGAGCATTGACCGTTAGCTTGCGTTCCATAATTCTGAGCATTAGCCATGCTTGCGGTAGCTTTTGAGTTGTACCCAGATGCATGGGAGTAGCTGCCTGTCGCATATGTATTATACCCCTCGCTATGTGCTGCTTGACCACTGGCTGTAGTGCCGTAGCCTTCTCCATGAGCATATTTGTTCGACGCAATTGTTCCCGCACCACCCTCGGCATGAGAGCCACGTCCTGTTGCTTTTGTCAGTTCTCCCTCTGCGAAACTGTACTGTCCAGATGCTTCTACGTCATACCCAAAAGCTATACTTTTCTCTCCAACTGTTGTGACTGTTTTTCTTCCAAAACTAACAGACCAGTCTGCTGATAGATACTTACTGTCATTCTCAAGCTGACCTACTTTTGTCGGGATAGAAGATTGTACATTTTGTAAATTTTCTTGTAATGATTCTATATTAGTTTTATTGGAATTAATTTGACTCTTATGTGATTCATAATCGGTAACGAAATCATCAGTAGAAAATGACTTTATATCTGCAAAAGAAGTTTTTTTTACTTTTTGTTCTTCATTGTCCCAAAGAGGTATAACGTCATTTTCATTAATCGTCTCTTTCATTGGATAATCATTAAAGGTCTTTCCAATCATTTTTATCATTTCAGAACCTGCACTATTAACCTCACTGATTGCTGATTCTTTGGCGGAAGAAAGAACTTTTATGCTCTCATCATTTTGATTTTTTATAGATTGTAGCGATTCGTTTTTGGACGATGTGATTTCGGAAATAGAGTTATTTTTTAATTCATTAATAGAAGACAAACATTCATTGCCTGCCTGCGTCAGAACTGTCTTGTGCGAATTAAAATCGGAAGTGTATTGATTTGTGAAATTAGAAATATCAGATGCTATAGATTCAGATTTTGATTCAACTTCATTTTTAATCAAATTAATTGATTCATATTTCTCGGCTATATCTGATGCCTTTTGTGTAATATCTGTTGCAAGATCTTCAACTTGCTGTTTGTTGCTTTCTATTTTGGAATTTATATCTTCGATTGAAGAGAAATTGTCTTTGACTGTTTCTTGAATATTTTGTAATTCTTCGAAAATATTATCTATTGATTGTTTTACATTATCTACATGTTCTCTGTCAGCAGAAGCAGAGCTTGCATTTTCATCTGCGACAATTGCAGCGTTTTCTAGTCTGTCTTGAGCAATCCTTAATGCTTCCAACATTTCATCAATTGCTGGGCTTTCAACTTTTTCAATTTCAGATTCATCTAAAAAATTATCTCTAACAATTATTCTTCCAAAAGTGTTACTAACATATGTAACCTTACTTTGGTCAATATTGTTGTCTTCAATTTCATAATCGTCATCAGTGGCAATCAAAAGCAATTTCCATTTTCCTGGATAGGCACTGATCTTTGATGTAATAACAACTTCACTATTTATAATTGGTTCAATGTAATACTTTTTTGTTACCGGATTGAGTAGAGCAATATACTTTCTTCCAGTAATCCCCTCATCAAGAGAAAAAATTAATTTAGATATCTTATTGTCGTATTTATTAACGACTATTTTCCCATTATCATTATCACATGACAATTCTTTTCCAATCTGTGTAATTGTATTTGTTATATATTCCATTTTTATTTATCACCGTCCTTTTAGTTTCCAAAATGATTAGAACCGACAAAAGCCGGTAATTTCTTATTTCTACGCAACAAAAAAGAGCCAATATCATTGACTCTTTTGATTCGTTATTTATTTGAATACCTCATTTGAGATTCGAACTCAGATACCGAAAACCGATATCAGTAATTACAAAAATTACTCCTCCACAAGGATTAATGAGGTGCAGCAGGAGAGTAGTACTACCCTCCACAGAAGTAGCGAAACTTCTTTTTAATGGTTCACATTTTATGGCAGTGAAGTACCAGACCGCACAGCAGTCACATTCAAATTCAGACTTGGTACAAGTACCATTTATAATAAAAATCTATGATGATTTTTGTTCTTTAGATATTAGATACCAAACATTGAATTAATTGTATCTTCTGAGTGATCTTTCAAATAACTCTGTGTGGTACTCACATCAGAATGATGTGCAAACACTTGGATTTGTTCAAGAGGATACTTTCTTGGTTGACCATTTTCGTCAAGCAATCTTTCATCAGTGCCTTGCGCAAGACATTCTAATCTTGAATGTCTCATTGTGTGAGTAAATATATTACACTGCTCACCACGTACTTCAGATAAAATCTTTGAAATACTTACTATTCTTCCGTATAGTACGTTAGGATCAGAAATAGGCTCTTTATTTTCTCCAGAACCTTTAATCCATAATGAATCAATATTGTCTTCTCCACGCCATTCAAGATACTTTCTTATAAGCTCTTTTGTGTCATCTAAGTAAACAAGCGGAAACTTTTTACCTCTTTTACCAATGACAACATTAGTCTTATTCCCATCAAGAAGCCCATGCTTTTCAACTTGAAATAATTCATTTTTTCTTCCTGCTGAATCAAATCCCAAGCTCCATAATACAGCTAATTGCCATTTTTCTTTTTCTACTAATATATCCCTTACTTTTATAAACTCTTCATATGTAAAGAAAAAGTCATCCTCATCATCCTTTACACGAGATTTTGGTATTCCTTTAACTTTCTTTGCATAGTTGATTTCATATTCATAATCATCATCTTCTTCGCAAAATGTAAGAAGACTATTTATTGCGCTTTTAAGTCTATTTGTTCTAGCAGCAGACATTTCACATTCTTCTGTAAAATATAAACTAAGACCTCTAAAATCTTTTTTCTTCAAATCTAAAACACAACGATTGTCTAGCTCTAAAAGTATATATATCATAATAATTCTAAGGTCATTATAATATCCTGCAATAGTTCCCTTGCTCTTTTTTCTCTGTTTATATTCTGCTAAAAAATCATCAAGGATTCTTTTGTTTTCTTTATTTACCTGTTCCCATAATTCAGGAGTGTAAAAATTATGGTAGATTCTACCTCTTTCCGCCAATTCGTCACTTCCTTTCAAAAATAAAAAAGAAGCTAGATAGTAGTACAACTAAGCAACTTCTTTCAAATAACTTATATAACTTAACAATACTTATTTATTCTCCACACAACAATGCAGAAAAATATAAAGCAGACCGTTTAGGACTCGAACCTAAATAAACAGTTTTGGAGACTGTCATGTTAGCCAATTACATTAACGATCTATACGCAGCACATTGCACTCGAAGAAAATACGAATTAACGTACACATTACTTAGCAGGTAAGTTCCAGACCTTCTGGATTTATGCTGCAAAAATGGATAGCGTAGGAATCGAACCTACAATCTGACCAAACCTACCCACATAAAAAGAGCCTGTAAGCATATTCACCTACAAGCCCTTCCCTCGTAATTAAATTTATACGCCAAAGATATCTAAAAGTCTTTTCAACGTATATACATCAATAGTATCTGTAGAATAATAGCTGTAACTAGAACAGCCATGATCATCACTCTGAGTTACTGTAAAACCATGCATACCGTCATCTTCATGAGCAATAGAAATGTTCATATCATCTTTATCATCCATATGACAGTTTTCACAATCTCCATTGCATTCTACTTCATCCTCATCATCTTCGATATGGACTTCGTACATTACCGTATCTTTATCATAAGCAGATGTAGCTTTGTGATTTACATTATCCATGAAATAAGCAATGGTAGCACCTGAGCCTGGATACTTTCCATTAACTTTTGCTCTTTCGCAATAAATCTCATTGCCAATAACAGCAATGCTAAACTCACCATTATATCCGTCAAATGCTGGATCAACAAGTTCTACCTGTGCAATTTCATAACCATAGAAGACAAGCTCTCTAATAATCACTCTTGCCTCATCATAATTAGCAACAATTTCTGCATATGTATAAGTATCTCTAAGGTCATTCACAATATCATTATAGATTTCACAGAATTCTTCTACGCAACACACATCAATTTTCTTCAATAAAAGCACATCCCTTCAAATTATGAATTCTTAATTGCTTCTTTGAATGCTTTGCCTGCTTTAAATTTTGGAATCTTAGAAGCTGGAATGCTAATTTCCTCGCCTGTCTGTGGGTTTCTACCGACACGAGCAGCTCTTTCTGTCGTCTCAAAACTACCAAATCCAACAAAAGATACCTTCTCTCCTGCGACGAGTGCGTCTGTCAGAACTTTCTGTGCCGCATCAAGAATTTCTGCAACTTCTTTCTGTGTATAATTCTCTACATTCTTTGTAATTTCTCTAATAAAACTTGTCTTATTCATTTTAAAAATCTCCTTTTTCTCATATAATTTCATAACAAAAGAGGGTAGCAGCTACGAAGAGTCTACTCCCTCATTTTCGGCTTCGTCAGCCAAATAATACATGTCCCGTCCTGAGATCATGTTCCTTTGTCTTTATATATAGCTGCCCACTCCAATAATCGTACACGATCGAGAGTTTGATGGGGTAGAAGTGAGCAGTTAGTTGCTTAATCTAAAATTTTATGGTACTATATAAATCGTAGGAATTCTCCTACATTCAGGTCATCAGTTTTTCCAAAGATTTTAAATCTACCGGAAAGGCAGGTGATTACATATGGCTAGTTTTTACTCTCTGACACTCCAACGGCTAAAGATCGTTGGGTTCTCATATACATGAACTTCCAAATATACTCGAAAGCATATAAGACTAATTCATTTCTATGAGACTTTCATTATCAATCACTCCAATGAGTGAATTAGCGATAGCATACGGCTCATGTCAAAACCGTTTTATAAAATTTTAAATTCCCATACTACTTAAAGTATCTATACTGCTTAATCTCTGTATCTCTATATCATGCAGCTTTTTAAAGTTATCAAATCTATCATTGCATTTTTTTATATCGAAACTCTTTAAATCATCTGAAATATTCATTATTAGAAAAGCACTATATAAATCTCTTTGAATCTTTACATCGTTTAAATCATTCCATCTCTGTGACAGGGATTTCTTGTGATATTCTCCTGTCATATGATTGAATTGACTCGCTTTTGCACTAAATGTATCAATCTCGATGAGCTTTTCTCCAAAATAACCTAACTTCCTATTTATAATAGTTAACAACATGCTTGGCGCTTTATTTGCTAAAGATTTACCAAAACGTTTCTTTCTTTTAAATCTTCCTTTATCATTTTTCTCGGTATTTTTAGCACGTTTTTGAAGTCCCGCAAAATTCATTTTTTCAACATATATTTTGTTTCCAAGGGATACAATATAATTTGACAGACATTCGTGTTGATATTTCCGTACATCTGCTTGTTTTCTATATAATTCCTTCAGTTGATTTTGATATTTTACATAATGATTTGATTTATTCCAAAAAACTTTTTTACTTCCTTGTTTTCTGACTGTTCCATCTTCATTATAATTTTCCAAATTGGTAGCTCGTCTACTGCGATCCATTTTTCTCAATAAACGATGCTTTTCATCTTCAATATTCTGCACTTTATCAGCAAGAATAAGAAGTTTAACATCTGTATTGCTAGAAATTGCAATGGTGGAAGTGCCAATGTCTAAACCAACATCACCTTCACCTAAAAAGTGTTTGATTTTGCCGGTTTCTTTATTAAATTTTATTGGTTGAGTTCCCTTAAAAACTACTTGGACATAGAATTTATATTTGTTACGAACAAATTTTCTAACGATGCGACAATAAGAAATTTCAGATTGCATTGCCTGGTATTCATACGGATTGTTCCAGTCAATAACAACTGGAATATTTAATCCGTTCCATATCAGATGTTCATTTACAAAACGAATACCAGTATAATTAGATTTTCCTTCTAATGAATTCATATCTCCGTATTTCTTATAATAAACTCGTTTACCATTTCCATAAAATAGCTTATCATAAGACTTCCAGAGAGTAGTAGCAATCTTCTGAGCAGTAAAAGAATCAATATTTTTCTTAAAATGTTTTTGCATTTCTTTTACATCGGCGTGAAGTGAATATTCGGTCAAACCGTATTCTTTTCGCATCTGACCAATATGTTTCCAAATCGGTTTATCAGATTTTTTATTTCCAGTTAACATTGACATTAGACTTCTATATTTCTTCGTTTTAATCATTTCTTTGTATCTCTTTTGAGAAACGGTCACTAAAGAATTATAAATTTTTCTTCCAATTTCAAAACGTTTATTCAAAATATCTTCTTGATATTTTTCTGTTCTTAATGGAAACTGAACTACGAAATTTGCCATAATATTCACCTTTCTGTTTGACATCTTTTCTTTTTATTCTCCACATTCTCCTTGATTGTTTCGCTACAAATATTACCAGCAGTTGAAACAAAATATCAATATGTACATTTATTTAATTATTTTTTTTGTTATCTATCTCACACCTAAAGGAGTGGCTTTTCGCTTTATTTGTTATAAAAACACCTGTGTACGTTCATGCGTACTGGCGTTTCCGTCTTGGTAGATGGGAACATGTCCGGGCGCATTGGAGAGCACTCCCACGCTGCTAAAAGCAAATGTGCTCCTTGCAACGCCCAGATGGGATCAACTCTCGTTGAATTTCAATTCTAGGTAACTGATGACCATTATCATTTAAATAATATCAAGAGGAATATTATATGTTGCCTCTCTTCCATAAACATCATTAAAAATCATAAGTGTTTGTCCTGGACGAGAATATAATCTTCCGTTATTTGAATACTCATCTGCTCCACACAATGAACGGACAAGAATACTTTCAATATCAAATTTTTCAAATTCTTCTAGGTGGTGCTTATCACCAGAAATTGTGTAATCTATAGTTTCACCAAATTTTCTGCTGAATAATGTATTAATTGTTACACCAATGTTCTTAAAATCTCTCTCAAGATCACCATGTACACAACAAATATTTTTCCCAAGCACATTTAATTTTGTAAATTCTTTGTATTCAGAATACGCTACTTCAATTTTTTTATTGTTCTGCAATCTCTGTTCAATCCACCAAGGAACGATACGCTCCATATTATCTGAATGAATCGATTCGTTTTTGTTCTGAATTGTTTTCATATGATTTCCATAACAGGAATATAAAGTAATGTGATTCACGACTTTCGATAAGTCATTTAATGCCTCTGCCATAATTTCAGACACATGCATTAACTGATCACATGTATTTTCTTCAGATTGTACTCTACATGTAGAATGAATCGATCCGTGTGCGGAATCTCCAAGCATTACAACATCAAGTACATCAATATTATTTAATTTAATAAATTCTTTTGATATTTCAACAAAAGTCTTTACCCTTTTTTTGCATATTTCAGTATTAAATTTATTCCAAATGTTATCTGTAATCATTCCATAATGCCAATCAGACCAAAACATAACAGCTTCTTTATGTATGTTCGATGGAAACCATTTTTCATTAAATATCAAAGGTTTTTCCTGATTTAATCTATTCGCAGATTCAACTAACTTATCCATTAAATGTTCTGATCTAGCATTAAAAGTAAGTTCTCTATTGTACAATCTTCTTTGATCGGACAGGAGTTTTCTTTCTTTAAAAATTTCTTCCTTTTCTAAACGAAGAGCATTTAAGTAGTCATCTTCGTTATTTGTTTGACTTTCTTTCCATTTATAATATTCTGATACAAACACTGATCCAATTAAAGGCGGTTGCGTTCCTTTTCTGATTGTATCAGGATTAAATTTTAATCCGTATCTATCACAAATTTCAGACCAATCATCATCAGAAATTTTCTGAATCTTATTTGAACAATCCTTCAAAAGCTGTTCATATCTTTCTTGAGTTAGATTATATTTTGCTAATTCTTCTTCGAAATTAAACAATCATTCACCAACTCTCTAATTACTCTTCAGAATCCGGAAGATCAAGTTCCTCATCAGTCTTAAGAGCAACAGTAAAATCAATTACCTGATTCTTAAATGCTGCTAACAAGTCACATACTTTTACTTCCTGTTCAACATCATTCTTGTCTGTATATGTAATAGTAAGACAATCTTCAGAAAGAACTCCACTCTTTACCGTAAGTTTGTCAGTTGTTGTTCTCATAAAATTTAATTTAGATTTTGCCATTTCCTTTTTTCTCCTTCTATATCAACTAATTTTCCGTATAAAAATAGGAGAGTAGTGTATACTCTCCTTAAATAATTTCGTCTAAATCACAATCTTCTCCGACAATATAATCACAGATAGAATGTTCTTTTGCCTCATGTGGTAGCATGTACCATTCTACTCTGTATTTATCATCATAGAATTTATCATCAATAGATGTACAACTAAGTACAAACTGCTTGGTATGTTGTTCAAGCTGACCTGTTTCATACTCAATTCTATCTCTAAGTTTTGACGCACTTTCAAATCCGATTCCATTTGATCCGTCGTGCATGAGGAAGGTTGAGTGCAACATGCTAAACCTCTTGTTTCCAGCTAAGAAAATTAAGAATGCCATTGATGCACACATTCCCTGATTTACTGTATAAATAGGTGTTTTGCTACACTGCATAGCTGAAATCAAAGCGTATCCAGAATAAACAGAGCCACCCGGACTATTTATATAAAGAATAATCGGTTTTCTGTCTTTTGCATCAATTCCTTTATCTTCTCTGTTATAATTCATAATGTGAAATACAATTGTATCAATTACTTCATCATCAATTTCACTATTGATATAAAGTCTTCTTTCTTTAAGCTCATTAATTTCATACATTTCACTATAATGCATGTTAATTGTGCTTTTAATATCTTTTAAATTCATCATGGGCGTTACCCCTTGCTTTCATAATATTTTTCTCTTGTGAGAAATTAAACTTTATTATATTTGATAATATAAGATGAAAATTCTAAATCATTAATTATATCATCGTCAAAAATTAATCTATAATCTAATAGATCAGCCATTTTTTGAGTCTCAGTTCTTGAGTCTTCCATACTGTTCCATTTCATCATACCCAATGATTTTTGATATTTTCTTTCTAAATAAATAGTTTTATTTTTATAAATATAATTATGGAAAACTTCTGCTGATTTTTTTGAAAACGTTTTTAATTCAAAACATTTTTTATGATCAAATGAAACAATTTTATAAGATGGAATATTTGCTTCTTTTGCAATAAATTCTAATATCTCTTTCGTTCCTAAGATACTATAGCTATATGTGTAATTATGTGGATAAAAACAAACACATCCATCACCATCAAAATATCCACGAATAAAATGACTAAGTAATTCTTTTGGAATTGTCGTTGGTGGTTGTAATATTAATGATTTGTTTTCAAAACATCCGTGAGATATCAAATCATTAACCATTTTTATTGATGATACATATGCTCGATATGCATAGTATTCTTTTTCATTTAACTTAACAACTTTATTCGAAATTGGAGCAGTTGATTCTATATCATCTAAAAAATTTTGAATATGATATTTGTCTCTTTCTTGCAAACACAACTCAACCGATCCGCCTTTTTCATGTCCACTTTTATCATGTTTTTTGCAAACATAGCCATCTGCATACAAAAAACCTAACCAATAAGCCTTTTCTTCCGTATCAATAATTTTAAAAAAGTTTTCATTAACTTTATTTTTTCTTGACGCAGACAAATAATCATGATTTTTTAATTTGTTATGTGGTCTAACACCATATCCGAGCGTCTTTAAATATTTCGATACTTTATCAGCTTTTGTATTAATTGCTTTTGCAATAACACTATATGTTTCTGCCACTCAAAATGTGTTGAAATATACTCAAACACATCGAGAAATTGAAGTCCTTGCGGATACTTCTTACTGCTTCAATGTGTATGCTTTGGCGATTATAAACAATACGCTACTCACAAGTTCTTGTACACTCCACAGTCGTAAATTCCTGCGATAGCCCGCAGTACATACTTACGTTTGCTTTCATTATGCAACTTCGTAAGTTAAAGCATCTCTTAGATTAAGAGCAGCATTAAAATCCCTATCCTCAACATAGCCACAATCACAACAGTATATTCTATCTGAAAGCTTCAAATCTTTCTTGATAGCACCACAACAGTGACATATTTTGGATGATGGATACCATCTGTCTACGACTCTTAATTCAATACCATTTTCATCACACTTAGCTTTAAGCTTAGTTCTGAATTCATAGAACTTTTGTGATGCAACGGCTTTTGATAGATGTCTGTTCTTCATCATTCCTGATACATTCAAATCTTCAATCGTTATATAAGATGGCTTGGTTTTCACTATCTCGGCTATTGATTTATTGATATAATCAGTACGGATATTATCTATTTTATGATGAAGTCTTTGCACTTTGAGCTTTTGCTTTTGTATATTTTTTTGAGTGGACTCTCCTTTCTTTAAATTCTCATACTTGCGTGAGAGACATCTTTGTTCTCTGCACAATTTCTTTTCCAATTTTTTAACTCTTGCTGACTTATTGATATTTTTATAAGTTTTACCATTAGAAACAATCGCCAAGTCTTTCAACCCCAGATCAATTCCTATACCGTCATTGCTATTATTAGCAATCTTAGCGTCGGGAATTTCCACAAGAACTGACACATAATATCTGCCTGCTTTGATGGATACTGTACCGCTTTTGATATTCCATCCGTCTTTAGTTGTTGGTATATAGCCTTTTTCTTTAATGCGTACCCAGCCTAAAGTGGGTATGTTCAACCTATGTCTCTCGCATCTGCAATCTTTAGGATTATTCTTTACGAAATACATTTTTACATCAGATTTACCTTTCTTTTTGAAATTAGGAAAAGCACTTTGATGTTTAAAAAATCTTGTAAATGCAGTACATCCATCTTCAATAGACTTTTTTACAGCTTTTGAATACGCTTCTTTAATCCATACTTTTTCAGGATTATCAGGAATGTACTCATTATTGAGCCATACGCTAAAACTCTTGCCCGTCATAAACTTTTCACCTTTATCGTATAAAGCTTTGTTGTGATCAAGATAGAAGTTGTAAACATATCTACAAGTGCCGATAGTCTTGTTAATCTTGATTTTTTGCTCGACTGTCGGATTTATTTCCGTTTTGAAGCTCTTTAGCAATTTCCTCATCCCCTTCTATTTGTTTTTTATACTTACGAAGACCGTACAATCTACAAGAAAAAACGTGAAGTATAGATACAATATCCTGTACAAGCTCTTCTTGCGGTGATAGTTCTTCATTATTCACTACCACTATGGTTGTATTAAACTTCATACAGAATTTTTCAAACCAATCATAGCCAAATCTGACAAATCTATCTTTATGTGTAACTATGATAGTTTTGATTTTTTGTTCCATTACTTCATCTAATAATTGATTCCACTTTTTACGATTGTAGTTAAGCCCACTTCCATAATCTTCAATACATTGATCTACAATGATACCTTTCGCATTGCAAAACTGACGTAAAAAAGTTACTTGATTTTGTAAATCATCTTTTTGGTTTCTTGTAGATACTCTGGCATAAATAACAATCTGACGATTATCGTTTTCAGTATTTATGCCCTTAAACTGAAGATATTGGTCATAAGTATAATAACGCCTATCAGTCGGAGTCCGATTTGCTTTCAGAATCCCCTCTCTATCCCAACGTTGTAACGTTTTGACTGAGACGCCCAATAATTCAGCAAAATCTTTTGGTTTGTAATTAGTGATATTAGATGTGTTCATAACAATATCCTCCATGAGTATATTTTAACACATTTAATCACTATCGGCAATGATTTTGATTACTTAAAGTTTCCTCCTTCATTATACATTTTGATCATTAACTCTGTTTCTTCTGACGTATAAATTCTTTTTTGACTCATTTGTTATCCCCTATTATTAATCCTTTCGTATTTCTATTTATTCTCCATATAAAAAGACACCAAAGCTTTAAATAGTTCTGGTGTCTTCGTATACTTATAAGTTGTTACTCCATAAATATCTTTTACAAAACAATACTTAATACCTTTTGACAAAAGATATTTCATCTCTGGAGTATATTGTGTAGAATATTCTTTATCAAATTTTTTTATCACGCTATCTAAATCCTTTTATAATTTATCTACCAATGCAGCAATTTTACTTCTCCATACATTCGGCAAATTAACATAACCAAATTCTTCTTCTCCTTTTAAAATGTCTATAACACGTTTCATGCCATTGCAATCACCATCATAAAGATATGAATCAACTTGGCTGTTATAATCACCTTCGATTACAATTTTACATCCGCTACTTGCACGAGATAGGCATAATTTTAAAAGATCTTTTGTTGTATTTTGACATTCTGTAATGTATAAAATTTCATTGTCTCTGACCTCCATACCTCTAACGTCAGCCATAGAGACAAGTCTAATTTTATCTTGCTGTAACAATAAATCAACAGCAAACTTGTCACCAAATTTGGTTGTTAAAATAGAACCGATTGAATTTTGCATTGCTTTTTCAGTTGCATCTCCACTGTAAAATCCCATATCAGAAGCACCTCTTGCCTTTGTTGGGTTAAACATTACGACAATACGATCATATTCTCCTGATTCAATTAAATTCATCATTGCAACAAGTGATAATAACGATTTTCCGCTTCCTGCTTTTCCGGATAATGTTGTCATTGTATTACTTAAAATAGAATCAATTGCACATGCTTGATACGCATCCTTTGGACGTATTTTATCACCAAAAAGATGAGACCTTAGTGTTTTTGAACAAACTTTTTTATACCCATCATTGCTCCATTTAAGCATATCAACAATTTCACCATCGGATTTGTGAATAATCAAATATTCATTAAGAAGAGAATTGTAAATATTCTCATTTGTATGCAAATAAAAATAACTCATTTCTTCATCAGAAAGAGTTACTTCTTTAAATCCTGTGTATTCGTCAAGATTTTTTACAAGATTGATATCGTTTACACCTTTTGTTGTAAGATTAAAAATCTTTTTTGAAATAAATTTACAATTAATATCGTCTGTACATACAATAATAGGTGCAATATTTTTATTATATAAATACGCTGATGCTAAAATAATATTATCTGGAGTTTCTTCTAATGAAAATTCATTTATAACGTCTTTTACCTTGTCATTGTTTGGAACAACCTCATAATCTTCAAAATATTCATCTAATAAATGTGCTGCTTGACGAGCGTTATATTTTACTTCATTATCCTTGTGTCCAGATGTTTTAATATTTTCAATTTCCTCAAGAGTCTTCTGTGAAATAACAAAAGATTCTTTAAATGCATTCTTCTTTAAATTCAGAAGAGCATTGGTATCTAGGAACAATTTGTATTCCAATAAAAGATACCACCTTTCCTTTATATTTCGCTATCCATTAGGCTATTTAGCGATTTTATTCTTTCGATAATTTGCAAGCTTGTTCATATTATAGGAACTCTCGCATAGATAATATGTTCTCTTTTTACCCGTTGGAACCGTGTGTGACACACCTCCACTACCCATACGGACTCCATGAGCAACGAGATATTCTTTTTCTGCTTTAGTAATTAATACTATAATAATACATTCCTTTCGTCATAAATTTCCCCTCAATAGGAGATAAGTAATTGGAATGACACGACTCGAACGTGCGATCCCGTGAACCCAAATCACGTATTCTACCAAATTGAACTACATTCCAAAATATATATAAAATTATCAATTTATACACTTTCTCATTATCCGTATGCTCTCAGCACGGTGACTAACCGATCTGCACTGAGTTATTTATATCCACAATACAGGATTTATTTTTATTCGGGGGTAGATAATATTACGTCTACCCCTAGTATACATTTTTAAACTTGCAAGCCCTTACTTATTACACGCATATGGCACAAGCGTGAGAGGCTACTAGCACAACTCTGTACGTTCTCCCTCCATATAACACCCATTGTGCATGTCCAAAAAATCCCTATTTTACAGACTTTTTCGGCATTGTGAACAAAATAATCGTGCATTTTTAGTGCATTATTCACAGATGAAGTTGGCTAAAAACCTATCTTTATCAACTTTATATAGTAAATTTAATATTTTTCTTGTGTATTTTTCGGGATTGTATGTGCGTTTTTTTGAAGCCCCCGTTTCCGAGCTGATACCAAGAGCAAGTTCAATTAATCGATTAATTGTGACAATATTTCTAATTTTTATCTTAGATAATTCATTTAATACATTTTCGTTTTCTTTTTTTAGAAATTCAGCGAATTCATCATTATTCATTGTATTCTTTATTTTTGCTTCTTTAATACTGGAATCGTATTCCTCAATAACTCTCATAATCTTTGTCATTTGTCTACGATTAGTTTCGCCCTTCATTTTAATAAAGAATTTCGATGTATCCACAGTTTCAGAAGTAGAAGCATTTTGAATTTTGTCTAACCAATCTTCCAACCAATTCATTGGACAAATCAATTCAGGATTTATACGACTCTTTAATTTATCTTTCTTTTCAGAAATTTCTTCTTGAGGTAGCTCTTTGCCATCTTTTGTATATTTTATTTCTCTGGTGTACTTCATAAATTCAGGAAAATCATATTTTATTTTTTTATCTTTCCCATTTTTTGTCGTGCCACAAATCTTTGTGATTTTCATAGATGGCAATTTACTAATACGATCAATTTCTTTATTCCCATCAATTTCATACTCACGTTTACACCCATCTATAATTACTTGAGCAAGAACAGATAAAATAATAAAATTATCATAAAGTTCTTTTAGTTTGTACATATTCGGATTATCTTTTTTTAACTCTGTCCAATAGTATGTCATTGCTAATTGAGCCAAATTGCTAGAATAGCCAATCCCCATTCTAGATTTGGAAAATTTATTATCCATTGCAGCATAGTCTTTTTTCGTATTACTGTAAGTAATTCCAGATTCTTTTAATGCATTTACAATTGTAAAAAATTCTCTATAACAACGTTTTGCACATTTTACCATTGTTTTCTGATTGGTTACTAACATAAAATCCGAATCCTCATCCATCCCATTGGCACGATCCTGGATATCTGTATGAATACAATTTATTGCAATTATATTTTTACTAAATGGAAAATATTCTTTCATTTCTTTTGAATATACATTATGTAGATAACAAATATTATTCGGAGAATTATGTGGATTTCTGAAGGCTGCTAAGTACTCACCATCTTCAAAACGTTCCGTATAACATTGAATTGCATCAGATTCTTGAGAAAAAGTTGGATCATTTTCATAATTTTCTCCAACTGAATATAATAGAAGAGCATACGGATTTCCGCAAACTGTAAGGTTATCACCGTTTACGATTATCTTTCCTTTTCTCATTCGAAATACATATTGCTTTATAATTTCCTTTTTTTCATTTCTAAAAAATTTACTGTCTGCAAATTTCTTATTTTGCGAGTATAAATCCGCAAGCATTTCATAATGATTAACTTCATTTGCATTTTTTCTAAGAAATTTTTCAAATTCGTCGTTATCTACTTTTAATAATTCTATATAGTCTATAGTTGTTTGAGCAATCTCTTTTACATCTTCTGAAGAACATGGAAGAGTGTTAATCATTTGATAGCTTAATTGTTGATAATTACCTAATTTACTAGGGTGATCTGTTTTAACTATTCCCCATATATTATTATCAGCACGAATACGATCACACCAATAGTCATAAGCTTCAGATAAAGTATTTCCCATTAAATTAGAGAATTTCTTCCATTTAATAGCATTGTCTGTAGTGATCATCTTTATATTTTTTACATAATGCCAATTTCCAAACATATCTTGAATTTGATATGTCTCATAGTCATATCCATTAATTTTACACCAATTTTTGAAAAATTTTTGGATATAACTTTTAAATGCACAAGTTTTAAACATATGGTTTCTTAATAATACCATTCCGTTAATATAATCGGGAAGTGCAAGATATGATTGGTCAGCTTCAATTAAAGCCATTCCATCCCATAATGTATTTTTTACTTCCCTTTTTTCTTCAACAACAACACATTTTTTTCGTGGCTCTTTTATCTTAACTCTTTTCCCCGTTACTTCATCCTTCTTTTTAACTTCAACAATATATTCTTCTGCTTTAACAACTTTTGTCATCGTTTCAAAAAAAGAATCTTGATCTTTCAGAATTAAAATATTTTCAACCGGAATATTAATTGTTCCAACTATAGTAGAAGTAGTAAGCGGAGCGTAAGCAGACATCTCAACAATTTTAGCATTGTCATGTTCCATTTTTTTACCAAGTCCAATTGTTAGCCAATCATAAGCAATATCATATAATTTACTATTTATAAACATTACTTGTCCAAGTTTTGCTTTTGCACTTGTCCGGAAAAGCATTTCATAATGAATTGTTTCCTGTTTTTTAATGTCTCCATTTTTATTTTTCCATTTATAAGTTACGTCTACACCGTTCTCATAAAAAAATTCTCTAATTTCATCACGATTTCTTTCATAATATAATTCTTTATTATTTTCTACTTTCTCCAGAACATTGATAAGTACTTCTTTTTCTGAATCAGAAGTGGCTTCTTTTAATAATTTTTCTATACGCTCTTTTTCATTTTCATATGATCTACTGCCAAACTCATAGTCTAAACATATTATATCTCTAGTACTTTCATTCTTTGTTCCTTTTTTGTAAACATTCAATCCATTTTTTTGAAGAAAAAAACTGAACAAGCTATTATTTAACATGGCTTCTTTATAAGTGAAATAATCTCTTGTACCTAAGTTTACATCGTACAACATCCCTGCATTTATATTTTTTACCTTAATTCCAAATTCGCTCATTAAATACCTCTCACCAGTTTTTTAAATTTTAAATAAGCTCCAAAATCTCCATAGTTTTTTTGTTAAAATATTCGTAAGTTCAATCGTATTCATTTCCTATTCCTCCACAATTCTATATTTCCTGTCACCATTCCAGATGATCAACCCGTAGCAATGCAATTCCATTGCGTCAAACATTCTTCCGATGTCTTGTAAATATTCCAGTGGTTTCTTTAGTCCAATCGGAATCAATTCGTCTTCACACCTGGCAACTCCAAGCAACTTATTATTTCCATCTAAAGCAAACACTGCACAATATTCACAGCCATTTTCTAAAACTAAATCTGAGCAAAAATTGATTACATCATCTGCATTATCTAACAAGACGCTAACTTCTCCACCGCATCCACATTCGGGTGACTGTAGAAAATTTAATTCAGGATCTAAACCACAATCCCTAAGTGAAATAGAAGAGCAGCGTTGAAAATCAGATCCAAATAATCCCATAATCCTGGGACGATTTCTCCAATGTTTTGTTTTCATATTTTCTCCCACAATATATTTATATAATTACAAATTACTTCTTTGGAATTTTTTATTTCTGAAATCAGATTGAATTCTACGAGCAATGAATGATCCCTGATAATCAGGAAGTGTGATATGATAATATGTATCAAAGTCCGTCAAGTATACAGTCCCACCATAATGTCTATGGAATTCTTCTTTACTTGGAATACGAAGTGTGTCATGGTTTTCTGTTTGTGTATTTGTTTCTTCTGTCATAAATTGTCTCCTTTGTTTTAAATAAGTAGTTCATCTCTGATCATCCTTTCTTGATGTGAGATAAGTTGATTGGTTTCTTATATGTTCTTTATTCTCTACCTGATGTGTGATATAATCTATATGATGTGTATACACTGTGTAACCCGTTAACCAATATCACAGCTGATTATATCAGGCACGGAGGAATCGTGATTATGCACATTTTTATTACTTATAGCTTGTCCATTATTTATCCTATTGTTATGTATTTTTCGACGAAAGGAGAGATAGTTGACTTGCTGAGTAAAATTCTGACACCTGCTGTGTTACTAGGAATTTTAGATCTTATGAAATGCTGCATCAAATGTTATACTCAATATCAAGAACTAAAATTGCTCGTCACATCAGGTAAAGAACGTGTCGCCGTTACGAAAAACGGCATATCATATGAAGATCAAACAAGTAGGAACGACTAAATCTATTCTGTTTTCTCATCGTATGAATTTTCTATAGAGAGGTGTTCACACTTACATCTCTCTATATATTCTTTATTCTCCATCAAAATCATCTGGTTTGTTGATTTTAATTGTGTCTTTTATTGATTTGATAAAAGGACTTTGTTTTAAAAGTTTATTATTATTTGATAGAATAGAAGACAAGTATAATTCTTTTTTCGCTCGTGTTATTCCAACATAAAAAAGTTTTTTTTCATCATCCATACTTTCATTCTTTTTATGAGGAAGAATATCATTACTACATCCAATAATAAAAACAACAGGGTATTCTAATCCTTTAGATTTATGTATTGTAAGTAACTGTACTTTGTTTTTATTCTCTATATCTAAATCTCTTGTAATATCATTCAAATGCAAGATAAATTTATTTAAATCTGTATATCTTTTAGCAATTGATTCAAATGCATTCATATTTTCTATCTGTTCACAGAAACTTCCATCATCAGCTTGTTTACCTTTTGTAACAAAATCATCAATATCCAATCTGACTCTCAAATAAGAAATTATATCACCGATAGATGAGAATTTTTTATTCTGAAGATAATTAATTACTTCGTAAATTTCGTCAATTCCATTTTTAAATCTCCAATTTCTTCTATCAATTGACATCATGGAATTATAAAACGAAGTATTTCTTCTTTTACTATTATTCTCTACTTCCTGTAAAAATTTTTTATCAAGCCAGCGATTTGGTTTGTTATACAAATACTTAAATGATTCATTATCATTCTCATACAATGCTAATTTAAGATAAGAGATTAGCAATTTTATTTCCGGAAGAGTTGTGAACAAGCTTCCATTTACAATATTATATGGAATAAGTCTCTCATGAAAAATAGATTGTAGTTTTGTGAGCTGTGCATTTGTTCTGGCAAGAATTGCAATGTCATTATATCTATATTTAGAAATAAGCTTGTTTATATTATCTGCAATCTCAGCAGCTTCTTCCCATTCATCAGAATAAATAGTAAATTCAGGTTTCTTAAACAAAGGATTGCTTGCAAGGCTTTCTCTATAATTCTTATGTTTAGAATCTGGAATAGTTTCTGCGAATGTATTGGCTACTTTAATGATATCTTCACTGCATCTGTAATTCGTATTCAAATGCATAATCTTTGCATTATTATAATCTTTCTCAAAATCAAGAATGTATTTGCTATTGCCACCACGGAATGAATAAATTGCCTGAAGTGGATCGCCAACAATCATCGTATTTTCTGTATTCAATTTCTTTAATAAAAGGGATTGTGACTTGGAAATATCTTGGAATTCATCAGACAAAACATATTCAAAACATTTGGTATAATATTTGCTTGTATCTTCATCAGTATCAAGAACTCTGTTTGCTAGATTTAAAAAATCATCAAATTCTAAGTAGTTATTTTCTGATTTATATTTTTCGAAAGACATATAAATTTCTTTCATTTTTTCATATTTAAAAGGGTCATCATCTGTATAAATAAGAGTATCTGTCGGATTCAACATTGCATTTTTTTGGTTAGATATAAAACTCATTATTTTATTATATGGAAGATCATCTGGACTACATAATCCCATTCTATTGCAGCATATATCCTTCATGACCTTTTCTTTTTCCCATTGTACAGTCCAAATCTTGAAATAATTTTGACCATACTTCTTTGCAATTATTTTTAGAGCAAGAGAATGAAAGGTTTCAATATTCACTCCAAATACTTTTAAATCAATTAATTTGTTCTGAATATTTTCTTTAGCCTTTTTACTAAAAGTGACAGCTAAAATAGAAGATGGATTTATAGAATGGTTGTTAACCATATTTTCTATTCGTTTAGTTAATACAGTTGTCTTTCCAGAACCTGCCGAGGCGATTACCCCGACATTTCCATCAATAGTATCAATAATATTTAATTGGGCTTCACTTAATTTCATTTGTATTAATCCTTTCTTTTTGCGTTTACTTGAAGACTGTAGTTGTCTTCAATTGATTTTTCTTTTATTCTGTTTCCAAGATATTCCGTATTATTATCAACGGTTATTTCGCATAGATTTTCAAAAGAGAGTAAATAGTCATCCTTGCTCAATAAATATTTAGTAATGTTTTTATCAAATCTATTCTCTGCATTCTCTAAAATCATACGTGTAAATTCTTTATTGAAATTCTCTACAATATCTTTGATAGAATATTCTTCAAAACAATTTAATAAAAACTTACATTTATCTAAATGCACATAATAAGCTTCATAAGTTTTGTAAAAATATTTTATTTTCTTTTTGTACAATTCTTTCTTAAGAACTTCTTGGAAGTATTTTGCTTTTGTACTATAATATCTTTCACCTGCATTTTCGATATTTGCTGCTTTATCCGCAATTGCAATGCATTGAGCGTAATAATCCATATCCTCTTTTGTTGCTTGTTTTGAAGAAAGCGTTACATTAACTTCAACATGTCCATCTTGATCAATGGTAGATTTACCATCAGATTCTTCAATATTAACCCGATTAACTTGTCTCCATATAATAAGCCCAGCTGCTTGTAAATAATTCAAAGCGTTTTCTATGTACCAATTAATCATATGGTCTGTCTTATCATAAAATTCATTAATCTCATTCGTATTGATCTGAAATTCCTTACTTGTGTCTTCTCTGTTGTACTTTACCAGATCATAATTACAATTAACCATATTAATTTCTCTTGCCCATTTACCAACTGTAATATCTATACTATTATTCTCATCATGTCCATTAATTAATGAGTTAAGAATCAACGGAACAATGTATTGATACAAAGACTTGTTCATCTTATTAAAATTTGATGGAAGAGGATACTGGTAAATTTCTGTGATTTCATATGTACGTTTACCATCTAACTTTTCACATTCTTTTAAAACACAATATTTGTTTACTTTTTTCAATAGAGCACTTTTGTATGAACCTATAAAACGTCCTTTTTCTTTATAAGATTTTTTTTGAGAATCACTTCCAAATAAATCTACAAGTTCTTGCTCTGTTATTTTTCCTAATTTAATTTTTTCTGTGTCCATTTCTTTTCCTCCATAAGTGTAATTTAAACTGAACTAATTACTATTAGCTCTCTATATATATTCTTTTGTAAATAAAATGAAAATTAAAACGATTTATTTTGATAATGATATTAAGAAGTTGTAAAATGAAATTTTGAAAAATACTGCATACTCTCACTATAATATATATTATATAGTGATACTTTGCAGTATTTTTATTTGAGAGTATTTTAAACCTTGAAATTACTGCATTTGTTGATGGTTTTAAAAATCATGCAGTTTCTCACTATAATATAATATATATAGTGAGGGTTTGCATGATTTTTGGAATTATATTCATTTTCTATTGAGTTTATGGGCTTTTGGCAATAATTATTTTACTTAAATAAAACTCTATCAAAATTAATGTTTACATCTTTGAAATGTTGAGTGACAACGAAACATTGCAAAGATAAAATGTTTGCAAACCTACTGGATTTGCGAACATTTTGAACGCCATAGGCGATTACATTACTCTTCAGTATTTTATAATTTTATCTTTCTTCATTCTCTTTTCTATAGAAATTACATGGTACAGTTCCAAAAGTTTCTGTTGTAATAAGTTTAAATTTCATAATTTTCATTTCTCTTTTATTTTTAATCTTTGCTATGGTTAGAGGATAGTTATGCAAGATGAATAATTCGTTAGACAATATATTATTCTCATGTTTTTCAAAACAATTTATTAAACTTATTATGAAATTTATTTTTGATTTTTCTTTCAATATACAAAGCGTTACAGTAAAATCTTTGTCTGGTTTAAAAGTACCCCGGTATGACATATGTGGACTGTTTCTGATATGGCAATCTGATGGGCTATGATAAAGAAATGGATGCTAAAATTAATTTTATAGTGGGTGGTGTAAAGTTGTTAGGGTAGAAGAGTAAGTTCTAAAATTGAGTGGATTTTTATTGATTTAAGCAAGTGGTTGACTAAAACACATAATTTTATCATAAAAATAAGACAGGATTAATTTCCTGCCTTATAAAATATTTTATTTATTGTTATTTTCCTACTTCAGTAGGTTCTTCCAAAAAATCTTGATTGTCAGATAAATTGCCAATTATATGATCTGCCATTAACCAATTAGATTCAGGTCTTGCGATTAATCTTGCATCTATATAAGCCATTTCCATTGAAAGACATGTGGTTGCTAAATAATTTCCATTTTTTAATTGATCTAAAACAAGTGCAACACTTGGAGTCTCATCTTTCCCAAAACATAATGGAACAAGTAATTGGATTTTATTTTTATAATAATGCGGCACTGCTAATTTATAATTTGCTTTTATTTTTTCTATGGCTTTGTCAATAACGCCATTTAATGTTTCTAATGGAGTGTCACTGTTTTTTATAGAATCTGGTAGTCTTTTACTCGTATTCAAATCATCTAAAATATGTTCATTATTAACAATTACTTTATTATGCCAGTTAAAAATTAATCTGTTTGGATCTGAAAAATAATCAGCTCTTTCTGGTGGATTGGTTTCTAAGTCAAGTTTTTCCAATTCATATTCATCTTTAAAGCCTTTAAAGAACCATTTCTGAACAATATCTTCATCAGAAGCTTTTAAATTAATTTCGCCATATACATAGATTGGTTTATAATAATGCGAAAATAAACCAGTATTAAATACACAATATTTATCTGTCTCAATTACCTTATTTTCTTCTTGTAATTTTTTAAAAGTATAATTTAAATAATTTTTTAGAATAAAATAATTATCTTTTTTCTTAAAATTCCATTTTTCTGGCAATGCCTTTTCAGCCAAGCTTTTCATTTGTGCATTATAATCTCCCCAATACATATAATCATAAATACTCATAGTTTTATCCTCCTTTTGAATAAGATCGTTTGTTGTATCTATTTTATCATTGTTACACATTTGAGTAAATGATTCTTTTGGAAGATATTCTTCATAACTATTATAATTATAATCTATATGCCATTTTTCTTCTTTTGGCATTTCAATAGACCATCCATCTTTATCTAAAAGGACATTATGTGATCCAATAGCGATTAGCATTGCCTGGTATCTATCTTCAGCTTCAATAACTGCAAGATGATGTTTTTCTTTGTGATTTTTATAATTCCACATTGGTACTAAATATTTTCCCATAACTGATTCTCCTCTGATTTTTATTTGGTGTATATTTACTTATTCTCATATGCCGTTTGTTATACTTTTTGATATTAATTTTGAGCTAGAATCCATTTTTATATGCTCAGTGGTAAATTGTGTATCTGAGATACTATAAGCTGAAATTGAGTCGATTTTTATGTCATAAGTAAGCTAATCCAGAAAATGCTTATAAGTCAAAGGTTTTCTGCATGATGTAGTTATATGGTTCTTCATAATACAAATCTCTTGCAGTCTGCATGAATTTTTGAACGGCACATCCATAGTCTTCCATGGGATTGGATAATATCTTTTTAATAACATCTGCATCCATTTCTTCTGTGAATAAATGATTCGCAGGAGATCCCTGCCCATCTTCATTACAAAATCCTTTTACTTTGCCGGTACCTTTGAGATCCAAGATAGTTAGTGCCTTGAATCCATACATGAGATTTATAATGATTGAAATTGATTTTCCTCTGTAAGGAACGTTAATTGATCCGTGCATAAGTTTGTGAGTGTCATGATGAATGAAGATATATCCCGCAATTGTTTTATAAATGTCATAAGACCCATTTACCATATAAATGAAAGCATTGATATAGCATACATTTGATGATGTTCTGGAAAGTGTTTGAAAGAACTCATAATCCTTTTCTGTATATGTTTTGTCTGGAATGTCTCCGTAGCGGACTTTTACTATGTCTTTTGGATGATTTGCCCAGGAAGGAAATTCTGTTAATATCTGTTCTTTTGTCAAACGCATTTTATAACTCCTTTTGTTTTATATTTGATTTATTTAACTAATAAAAATTGACGGTGGAAGATTGGCAGTTGGAATAGACAATATTATTATTCTCCAGAATAGAAACATAAAGATTGTATGTTTTGAATTGGCATCAGTAGAGTTTAAATAATTATTTTGAAGGTAGATTTGATTTTTATGAATGGTATGAGGATTTATTTGTTTAATTACTAAAATGCGAAATTGGTGTGATTTTTGATGATTTGGATTTGTTATTGAGTGACTGGGTGTAGATTTGTTACACAATTTATACGATGAAAATCCGGTCGATTTTTGAAAATTTTGCATGAAAAATATGGTATCGAAAAAATGTGTTTTATATATAAGAAAATTTTAAATCAAAGTAGAGTTTCTGATAATTCTGATGTTCTAAATTTGGATTTTACAGGGTTAATTTTTGGCGTAGTTAAAGGGATTTTACGATAAGGGGTACGATAAGGAATTTTGGTTAGGTGATGGTTGATTTTTGGCTTGGTTGTGGGATTTTTTAAGGATTGATATTGAGGAGGAAATTTGATGAATTTTTTTGGATTGGAGGAGATGGGAGAGGAAAGAGGGAAGAGGGTGATCATGAATTTGTTAGGGGTGATTTTGAACTTAGTGTGTGATTTGAACAGCTATAGGGCTGTGAATGAAAAAATGTTACTTCCTAGTTTTTTCCTCCCCCGCATTTTTTATTGCACGTCAAAAAACCCGTACTTTTGTTATTTTTGCGGATTTTTAGTAGTACTTTGAAAAATGTTAAAATGAATTGAATCAGATGAAAAAGAGGAGCTAAAGACGTGTGTATATAAATATGTCTATCTGACTGCTACTGAAGCAGCGACTAAGGATATCAGATTTTTTTCTTTTCCGCATTATATAGAAGAAATGCGATTTTTCACGCCTTGCGTGGCTTGTATCGTGAGGAAATGATTTTTTTGATATCAAAATGATATCAATTATCAATTAATAATAATAATCATTCTCAATTAATAATCATTCTCATTTTTAAACCAATAATAGTAATTATTCCTATTTTACATTTTCTCTATATATAATAGGAAGAAATCCGTTCACGCTCTTAAAAGTCCAGTGGTTCCGGCATGATTCAATGATATCAGAGCCTATATTCTTATTAATTGTATATACAATTCTATAAATATTTCTTTTGAACCATATCTTTTCTTATTAATTGTTTAACATAAGCATTAAAAGATATATTGCTATCTGTTAAAAAGTCATTTATAGCTTTATATTCTGTTATTTCATCAGGTCTGTATTTAATTGTTTTGATAATACACTTTTCATTGTATCTTTTCTGACTCTTTGCACTATATGACATATTATCACCTTTTCTTTTTATATATTTTTAATCAATATTATTGATGTATATTAATAAAAATAATTAAAATTGATGTATTTTAATCAATAAAATATAGGCTATTCGATTAATTTAATCTATACTAATAAACAACTTGCATCCCATAGCAGTACATAAATTATATATTACTGTAATGCTAGGATTTTTAGTTCTATTATTAAGCAAGTTACTAACCGTGGCTTTTGTCCATCCTGTCCGCTCTGCTATGTCTTTTTGAGTAATCCCCTTATCTAACATTATATGTTTAATCATAAGTGTTAATGACTCTATATTTCCGCTATATTCTAATTTCATATAGTAAACCTCCTGTATTTAAAGTATTACAGTATACCATAAAATAAATAGTATGTCAATTAAAATACTATACAAAAATAACAATATTTTTAACAACTTTTTAGGCATTATTATTATATAAAAGTATTTGCAATTAACAATCTAATATGCTATCATTATACCTGTCAAGAGGACAAGGGCTTAAATAAAAGCCACGACCGATTGACAAGTAACCCGTCAACCCAGCACCATTTAAAAAGGGGGGATAAAATGAAAGACTGGGAGGCTATCCACCTCCGGAGACAGCTTAACGAGGCTATAGGCTTGCTAAGAGCTTATAAGTGCCTCCAAGCTCTTAGGGTCTTATTAGACCTTAAGTCATGGCTGGAAGATCGTTAGATCTTTCAACTATGAGTCGGGAGGGCGGTCGGCAGAGTGTGATCTCTGCTGACCGTTTGGATACACCTTATACAGTCAATCAAAAAAACAAAAACGATATTATAACAATTTGTTGTTGACATTCACAACAAGTTATGATAATATCAAAGAAGAAATCCCTTTATTATATCTCAAAATAAACAGTTCTTGCGTGAACTAGGTAAGGTTAAAAGATTCCTTTAAAAAATCTTAAAAAACTTCATAACACCGGATTCTATCCGGAAGACGGTTATTACAACCGTTGCACTTGGAGTTTGCACATTGACAATTTCATAGGTTTTTAAATTTCCCTTTTCAGAAAAAAATTTAAAGTCTATGACTCAAAAGGTTATAGCCGGGCGGCAACGTCCGACGCTAGAAATAGTGGGGCTATGGTAAAAGTCCAATGCGAACCATGGTAAAAGTGGCAAGCAATTCGGATATTGGCATACGCAGCAAGTCTTTTTAGATACTGCTACAAATAATGCTAATAACGATCGGTGATAGGGTGATACCAGTTAGTGCAGAAGTGAAACTCTTCCACAGCCTTAAACGCTCAACCTTTATACATAGTAAAAGGATTGAACAGACCTAAAGCAATGAATCGCACTACAAGTCTGCCTGCTTATAGGCAATAAAAAATATGTGGTAGCTTGCGACATTGTAATAGTTAGGTCTGTTCAATCCTTCATAGTGTGTATAAAGCACACTGTAAAAATCAAAAAAAAAT